CTACGCAGCGATCGCTTCCGGAACGCCAACGTGCCCGCGCAGGTACTTCATGACATCGCTGTACTGCTGGCGGGCCGTCTGCGTGCTGCACTGCAGCATGGCTGAGATCTGAACCCAGTTGAACTCCTTCCGGAAGATCATTTGGAGGAGCCAACGTTCAGCAGTTGTCAAGTTGCGGAACAGCTTGTCGCTGGTCTGTCGGACCCAGCCGTCGGTCATCTCGCTGATGTCGAGCTGGGCCTCCATCAGAGACGTGTCAGCTGCCCAGGCGGTGCCGTGTTGGTCCACGAAGTTGCCGTCCGCATGAGGCAGTGCATCGCTGGAGTGTGCAAAATCCTCGTGAGAGGAGACCTTTCCGATGCAAGTGATGCCCCGATCCAGCTGAAGCACTCCCTCCCTGGACTCGAGTTCGCCCATCGCCGCCACAATATGTTCCGCCAGGTAGTAGCGAAACCACATGGCCGCGAAGTATGTAAACCCAATCGGCCCCGATTCAAAGAATGCTTGCTGAGGTGGCCAAGCCGGCCCCCTTCGATAACCGATAACCTTCCTCTGGTTGCCGACCACCGAGACCAGGTACTGCTTGCGAACCAGCAGCCTAATACACCCAACAGCGTCAAAACCCACAACTGATGAGACGGTGTCGGCTGTGAACTGCTGGCAGAATGTCTTCTCATCCAATACCTCACAGACTTGACGGACCTTATCCGTATAGAGCGGATCGTAACGCCGGCAGGCGCGAAGGAAACACATCACCATCGCGTCGTAGATGTCATCCGTGGTCATGGTCTTGAAGGCCAGATGCAGGGTGTGACAAGTCTTCGACAGGACGGCCTGGTCGGGGTTGGATCCCCGCGGCAGCAACTTCTTCAGCATCTCTGCGGCGTCCTTGCCGACCCGGGATGTCGGGTTCGGCAGCTGACCACGAATCACCATGTTGGTGTACTTGATCAGATAGCCGTGGAAACACTCCACCAGCTTCAGAAAGGCCGCTTCTTTATCGGGCCCGTCTGGCAGCTTGGCGTAACGAATGGCGAGATCGTTGACCTCAGTTCGAACGTTGAAGTTGTCATCATCGGGCACAACCCAGCCCGCTGCATAATGTGTTGCTGACAGAGTATACGATCTCGACACGGATGCCCCTCAAAGTGTCCCCACACGGAGAAAGGCCCGTACTCGATAGTTAGCTGATGCGTTTGTAGTCGAGGAAGACGACGATCTCATCTTCCGAGAAGTCCGCGCCGTAGGCGTCGCGCATGGCGAGCAGGACGCTGGAGTAGCTCTGGCTGCCGGAGTGGTTCCGATCGAGCACGGTGGCCGGAACCTCGTTGAACGGGCCGGTCCAGACCTTTTCCACGCGGCCGTGGCCGACAATCTTGTGATCCGGTCCCTGGGTCAGAAGAAGATCATGTCCCCTGGGAACGTTGGCCCACTTGTCGCCGCGGCGGATGGTGTTGCCCAACTGCCCCGGCTCAAGACGGTTCACTTTGAGGTTGTGCAGCTCGGTCGGCAACGGCGCCGGCGGAGGCATGAATGGAAACTGCATTTGTTCAATTGCGAGTGTTGCCATGGATCTGTTCCTCGTACTTCTGAATTGTTGATGGTGGGTCCGGTACTACCAAAGCTAGGCAGCGATGGGCAGTTCTTCGGCCAACACGACCTTGTCGTCGCCGATGATCTTCATGCCCGGAACGAGCGTCAGAATGGCAATCGTCTTGACGAAGCTGGTGCCCTTCGGATCTTTGTAGAAGCTCACAGTTTGCTCGCCGAGGTTCAGGTCGTCGGCTTCAATGTCAACGTCCTGCGACGGGTCTTCGATGTAAGAGACGTGGTACTTCATGGTGCCTCCGGTTTCGGTTGGGGCCGTGCGAAGACAAGCTGATTGCACTGTGCGCCAATTAGCTTATTCTGCTGCAGCCGGGTGATGTTGGACTCGGTAAGCAGTCAATCCTGCTATCCATGTCATGAACTGTTCGTAAGAACTATTGGACTTAGCCCGATTACACCTCCAACAACAAGAAACCACATTGTTCCAGTTGTATGAAAGCGAGCTATCTATACGATCAATGCCGTTGTAAATGTAGTCTCCATATCCAAATCGGCCTTTACGAACCGATGAAGGAGCACTGCCGCAATAGTGACAGTTTCCTTGAAAGAGAATCGTAACCTGCTCGTAAGTCAGATTGAACTCAATAGCACGGGATCGTGCATTACCAACATAAGAGTTCACGATCTGTCGTCTGGCAGCTTCACCAGAAGGAAGAGCCGTATCAGGCTTAGGATCATTCTTCGTTTCCTTCTGAAGACAGCCGCAACTCTTGATCTTCTTGCCCCAATTACAGCCAAGTATTTCTATCTCTGTCCCGCAATCACAAATGGCCTTCCATTTGGTCGAATGACCATGATTGGGAAACCTTTCGGCTATAACGAGACGGAAATACCTTTGCCCTACCAGATCACGCGCTCGTACGTGTGCCATCAGAATGCTCCTTCATCCAAGTCTTCACGACATCTGATACCACTTCTTTCTGGAAGACCAAAAGCGGTTTGTCGTAGGTATTCGTGATAGCACGGCCAAGCTGAACAAGACCGAACGCATCACAAATGTTGTCATCGAGAAACTTGACTCCCCACCGATCAAGAGTCTCCATGAGCATATGCTCCTTCTTGGCATTGCCGCGGCCCGTGACAAACTTCTTTGCCTGCGTTGGCGGGATCTCGATGAACGGAACATTCAAGTCATACAGCGCCACGCGGGTAACCCCGCCCAGCTCGCCCAGGCTGATGCCGCTCGACCCCTTGGCGCCGAAGGCATAGCCCTCGATCATCACCAGGCACGAGATCCGTTCACCTTCTGTCGGCCGCTCAGGCGCGCCCCACATGGCCAGGTTGGTCACCCGTTCCCGCAGCCAGACCAGACGGCGCATGCCCAGGACCGGGGTCACCTTCTTGGACTTGGTCGGATTGGGCTCCAAGACCCGCTCCTGACGGACTCCAGTCTTGACGTTGTACAGACACCATCCGGTGTGTTCGAGAGACATGTCGAGGCCCAGGATGTAGTCCGGAGGGGTCAGGCGTGTTTCGGTCAGAGCTGTGCTGGCCGGCTTGGGCAGTCCGGCGATCTTCGGGATCTTCAACTTGGGCACTCTAACTTTGGGTGCATTGGGAGTCATGATTTACCTGCGGAGCTGGCTCGGCACATGGCCGAAGTGGTAGTGGTTTCCGGTGACTGGACAGAGGTAGACGTTCAAGTCCTCGCCATCGTAATAGGAGGCACCCATCAGGCTGAGCATCTCGCCTTCCGCCTGATCAAAGGTGTCAAAGGGCTGCTTGTTCAAACAGCACCGCTCAATGCGGAGTCGCTGGGAGCGGCACACCGTGCGACTCACACGCTCCCGCCGGCGCCGTATACAACGCTTGCTGGCCATGGCTATACCTCAAAGAGCTCCTTCCCTTGTTCTTTCTGTCGTTCGGCCAGGGACTCAATCGTCTGCGACTTGCCGGATTTTGCTTCCAGCAAAAGCGTGAGAACCTCTTCGATGTCTGCCTTGTACCAGGCCAAGGTGACCATCCACTCACCAGTGGGCAGCAGGCGCGGCCGGTTCTTCAGGTTCAGATTGATGAAGCGGTGCTTCATGCTTTCATGAAGTTCCTTCATGTCCTTGGTCAGAGAATTCGCCGGCGCCAGGGCTTCGAGAATTGAAACCAGGTGCTGGATCTCCAAAGGCCGGAAGGGAATCCTGTAGGCATAGCGGGTGGGCTTGTCGACCTTGTTGCCCTCTCGGTCAAGCCACTCGCGCGTGGAGAAGATTTCCCCACGCTCGTAGTTGACCCACCAGCGGTGGATCTTTCCCAGCAAATCGTCACAAACGGGTTTGAACCACAGGCCTGCCATGAGAGCTACCTCTGTCTGCCAAGGATCTGGCCGTCAAGCTTTCCGCCGTTCGGACCATACTTGGGGTTGATAACCGTGGGGGTCAGGCCGCCTTCGAAGAGACCGAGCTTTCCAATCCCTTTGACATTGCGTGCAGGTGCCTTAATAGGGGGCACCGGAAAACGGGCTTTCGAGGAGCTCGACGTCTTGCGAGTCGTTTTGGCCATTGGAGGATGATTCCTTTCATTACCAGGTCCTGTCTTCGAATAGATCCTCTTCCGGTACGATCACCGGTTTCGGCTCATCTGCAAATCCGAATACCCGCATCAGCCCCTTGTGCGATTCCGGAGACATCCGCATCGTTCCTCGGATCGTGCCACTGCCAAACTCCCCTGCCTTGAGAGCTATCCGCTCACTCATGGCACGAGCTGGATCGACGTTGAGCATCACATCTCTGACATCGCATTCCACGGTTCGACCGTCAGGCGCCATGAGCACCATGTGGCAGTTGCTGTTGAGCATGGCGATGGTGCCAACCGGAATGCGTGGATCTTGAACTACGTTTCCCGGAAAGCGAAAGCCATGGTAGGTTGTTCCAGTTCGCGGATCGAAGGCCTCGGCCAAGGGAGCACTGTCAGGATTCTGAAGGTCGCCCGAAAGGATATTTCCCATGGCATGAGCACCATAAAGATGCCCGTTGGTGTACGAACTTCCGTATGGAACATCCGTGGCTGTGACCTCCATTCCAACTGACGGGCTCAAATCTTCTGTTGGAGGCATCAGCTCACCCTGTCGTTGTTGAAGGTTTCGCCATAGTCGAGACGCATCCGAAGCTGCCTCTCTTCTTCCCTGAGGTCTTCCGCCGTCTGCGGTGGGATGGTTGAGCGCAAAGGGAACCTCGGTGTCACCCGGTTCTTACCCATTACTGAGGAACTGGGTGACACCTTGTATCCCAGAATGCCCTCAAAGATCTGGTAGCCGCCGCCGTAGTGTGCGGGAAAGTCAATACGGGCAACAAAGCAATCGCTGTTGCCCGTGAAAGTGACTTCGAATCGTGCAACATCGCTGGTGGGCATCCGAAGGTGCGTGAGCACCATCTTCATGGCCGCTGAACGGCGTTCGATACTGACTGGTCCGGCCATGCTTCCCCTTGCTATCGAAGAGTGGCCAGGGCCTTCTCATCGATGACATTGTTCTGAGCCAGGAAGTAGGCCAGGGTGTCGAAGGTTCCGACATCCGCGATATGAGCCAGCCAATCTTCATGGCTCCTCATGATCGACACGCTCTGGGGAGTGCGCGTGACCAGATAGATATGGATCTCCCGCTCAGCCTGCTTGTTGGGTTGCTTCATCAGCCACTCGGGATATTTCTGAAGATCAGTCGAGCGCGCGAGAAACGCATCCATCGTTTCCTTGAAGGCCACGAAGAACTTGTTGGTCGCTTTGTGTCGCACGGTTGCGATGTGCTCGTAGTACACGACCTCATCACCCACGGGAGTCAGGCCCGACAAATGGGTCAGACGGGGATCATAGGCAGTCGGGTTCTGACGACGGCCAACACCACCCGGCAATGGAAAGATCTTCGTACTGACAAGTTCCAGTCCGGTCAGGAACTCAACATTCACTGACCGGGAAGCAAGTTGACGTTTGGGCACGTTACTGGCCCCCTTGACGCTTCATGCGCTCTCTGGCGCCGCCGGTGTAGATGGTGGCGGGTGTGGACGTGATCTCCTTGTGATCGCCCGTGGACTGCACCGCCGCCGCAGCCGACCGGCCGCGTGTGCCTGTGGCAATCAGAGGGGCCGCGCCGAGTTCGCGCATCGTAATGCGTGCCGCAGGCTCAGAGGCCTGCTCCTCTTCGGGAGCTTCCTCTTCGCCACTGGTCGCCAGCTCAACAGGTTCGGGCACTTCGCCTCCGGCCGCCCAGGTATTGAAGCGCGTAGCCAGCTCTTCGAACTGGGCCTTCAACCTGTTGTGCTCGGCCAGACTGACTGTGCCTTGCGCGATCTGATCGAGAGTAGTGCTGTTCCTGCGCGCGATCGCCAGCTTCAGAGACTGGACAAACAGGTCGCGTTCGGAACCCGCCGGCACGCCGGAGCTATAGTTGGACGGGATCATGATCTCGCCGCACGGGCACAGGTACACCTTCTGAGGCGCCTGATTCACATTGCGATAGCCGGCACCGGAGGTGGTGTACATGCCGGCCTGCGCCTCGATAAAGAAGATCGATCCACAAGAAGGGCATTCGATGGGAGCATTGACCGCACTGGTCGCAGCTTGAACGCGCAGCCTACTGGACTGCGGTTGGGTGGGTCTATTCATCTTGTTCCTCGTTGATCTGTTGTTTGCTCTTGTTGCAGACCGTGCAAAGGCTGTGATCGATGGCCCACTCATGCTCATGTGGACGAAGGTCTATCACTTCACCGTCTGTGATGCGGAACCGTTCCTCACCAGAGTCAGGACTGACCACAGTAAGATCGTCATCTCCAATCACCGCGTCGATGACGAGAAAGCCTTCGGCATCCCGAAAGCAGTTGATCGGCTTGCGTTCGCCCTTCATAAAGACGGGCAGCGTTTCAGGCATGAGCGAGACTCCTGCAGGGCTTGCCGACGCAGTCCTCACAGTGAGAACCGGGCACCGGATGGCCGGTATTCCGAACAGCGTCCAGTATGGAAGTGACTGCCTTGCGTACCAAAGGCAGGTCGAAGTTCTTCATCTTCCAGGGTTCGCCGCGGAACAACGGCAGGTGATAAACCCCCGGAACTGTGTAATCGGTTGAGGCCATCAGATGCACATATCGGATCAGCTCGATCGCGCCTGGCTGCTGGCAATATGCCGGCCGCCATTCGTGGGCCTGCAGGATCATCGGTCGCTCGTCTGTGCGCCGGTCATGGCGCCGAAGCACCACGGCGTACTCGCCTTCAATGCAGTCGCCCGCACATTCGACGCTGTACGCCTCGACCGGCTTCAGCACTTCGTAATGCTGAAGGAATAGATACGTCTTCCTGGCGGCCGTATTGCCGGCACGAAGCCCTGCATAGTAAGCCTGCTGATGATCGGGAGCCCATCCTGCCGTGTGCCCGTTCCAGATGCTTTCAAACTTGCCACGCAAGGTGGTTACAGGCACAAGCCTGCCCTTGAAAGCATCCAGGACGGCCCAGCGCAACAGCTTCTGGGCACATTCGAACGGAGCAGGCTGGTGCAGCCCTACGCCGAACATTGGGCATTTCAGATGCAGTTCGATTTCCCGCTCAGTCAGTGTTGTCATGCCGCGTACTTGCGCTTGGACAGCCTTGGCACGTCCTGACTCTCGGTCTCGATCTGAACCGGCTGTTCACCAATCTCGATCACGGTTGGCTCCGGGAATTGGATCGATTCATCCGCCGGGATCTGAACAGTTCCCTCGGCCGCCAGCTCAACTGTCGAATCCGTTGAGGTGTCGATGGCGGGTTCATCATTGCAAAGCAAGCCCTTGGAATCGAACCGAAGGTCTTCAGCAAAGTGAACGATATTGGCCGGGTTGTGCCCGGTGGTCTTTAGGAACGCCGCGGACATGCCGACTTCCTCGACCAACTGTTCGGGAATAAGGGCATGGTTACCGTGTCCCGTATAGGTCCCACCGAAGAAGGTGGGATCGAACTCAACCTTGTAGTTCCGTGTGCTCATTGATGCTCCTCTTCACTTCGTTGTGCCAGGCAGGTCAGGCCGGACCTGCCTAACGGTTAGTAGACTCACAGCTTGGACCTGTACGCAGCCCTGGAGCCTGCCAGAGTGCCTCGTGCCGACTTGTCAGCCTTGTCCCTGGTAGCCGCTGCTTCGACCAGCCTGGTACGGTATTGCTGCTGTTCCCGGTCGGAACATTCGATCATCTGGCCAGACTTGTCCTCCAGCCGGTAGAAGATCGTTCCCTTCGTGCCGGTGATCTTGTTCTTGTCGATGATGACTTCGATGATCGGCTTCCTGATGGCAACCCGAGCTTGAACCCCATCAGGGTTCGTGACCGTTTCCATCCATTCGGAAGACTCCCACCAGACGTCAACGTTGCTGGGAACGTCACACCAGTCCTGAAGCTGGTTGTAGACTCCGCAGTTGGCCTTGGCATCGAAAGAGAGGCCAGCCGATCCCTTCAGGTTCAGATACGTCGGGCGAGAACCCGGGCGCAACTGCTCCTTCGGAATCTCCATCGTGAACAAGGCAGTCGTGCGATTGGCTGCAACGATCTCCTCGTTGATGAAGCGAGACATGGCACGGATATAACCCTCGCCTGTCTCATTGGTGACCAGGCTGTACAGGTGGAAGTTGTCTCCGACCACCAACAGTGCGTGATCGGGAAACTTCTTCCGCAGATCCTGAACCCACGACTTCAGACAGCCCAGATCAGAAGGCAAGATCGAGGGATCGACAACGATCAGGCGCTCATCCTCATGCATCTTGCGATACCAGGCCTTGGCGGCGTGATAGCGTTCGTGGAAGTCCTCAGGTGCAAGCTCCTGGCCCTCCGGGTGGTTCATGTAGTAACCCGGCCGGCGGAAACAGTCGCTTGGCATCCCTGTATAGGCACCCAGCAGGCGGTTGATGCGATCATTCATCGAATCGTCGACCGTGTGCAGAAGCATGATCAGGTCTTCATTGTTCTCAAGCAGCCCGATGATCTGGTTGTCGAGGACAATCGACTTGCCATGGTGAGGCTTGCCCGGATAGCAAAGCATGGAGCCATACCGCGGGATGCCACCGAACATCTTGTCGAAGATCGGGTATCCCGTCCGCAACTCGTACTCAGTGATATTTCGCTCCTTCTGATCGAAGAGAACGTCGATGGTTTTCAGCACCGATTCCGGGTTGTAGCCGATCTTCTTCTTGCTGAGGGTCTCAAGCTGCGCCGTGGCGGCTGCGAGGTGGGCCTCAATGTGAGCCGGGTCCTGGCGGAGCTTCTTGGCAACGGTATCGCCGATCAGCGACCGTTCCTCGTCCAGCCTGGCATCCTCCTTGTCCATCAGACGGAGGACTTCCTTCATCACGAAGTCTTCGTTGGTGTTGGTCCAGTGGGCCAATTGCCGGGCCTGACGCATCCTCAGAATGTTCGACGGCTCATTGATAATCAGCGGGATCGTCGACTCGCAGATGGTAAACGGATCTTCTCCGGCTTCCCGTCTGCACTTCAGGCTCCAGGTAAACATGTCCAGACGTTCCAGTTTGCGCCAGGCGTCAGTTCCTTTCTCCAGGGTTTCGAACCGGCGAATGTACTCATCCGGATCTTTGACGCCATCGGGAGTGGTGATGACCTCCAACCGGGTGCCCACACTGCCACTGACCTCTTCGACCAGCTTGACGACCCGCTCCACACCCTTCTTGCCGGCCTTGTCGTTGTCCATCCCGACAATGATGTGCCGCTTGCCAAGCGACAGCAGAAGCTCCAGGTGCTCGCGGGTGAAGGCCGTGCCGCAGGTGGCGACTGTCCCCAGTTCACCACCGGCATACAGGGTCACACAATCAGGGTTTCCCTCTACCACCGTGATTGGGCCATCGAACTTCTTGGCCAGATCCAGGTTGTAGAGCAGATTCCGCTTATTGAACAGCGTGCCTTCCTCACGGGTGTGGACGTACTTCTTGGCCTCCCGTTTGGTCTTGCCGGCATCGAAGTCGGCCTGGTGCTCAATGAACAGCAGGTCGCGCGCCGAGAAACCAATGGGCGAGCCATTGACATCCCGGATGGTGTAGATCAGGGATTCCGGGCTGAAGATTCGGCTGGCGTTGTGGTGCTCCCGGCTGTCTGCAAGGTCGCAACTTTGCAGCAGATCCAGCGAGTGCTTGTACTGCACCGTCATCCGGTGCAGATAGTCATCGTAGGACTTCACGGTGCCAATGCCCATCTTGTAGCGAAGGCTTTGATCCCAACGCAACTCGTGGACTTTGTTCAGGACGATGGGAGGAAGCTCATTGTCCTTGACATGCCGAACGATTTGGTAGGCGTGCGAGTAGGCGGTGATGACTTCCATCTCCCGCAGCTCTTCCGTCGTCAGATCGGGCGCTTCAAACGGAATGTTGAATCGATCGGCCAGGTACTTGACCGTCTCGGTCACCCAGCCCGGGCCGGACGAAGGACGACCCTCCAACCAGACACAGAGATCGAAGATGTCGAAGGAAGTCTGACACGAGAAGCAGTAGCCCCGGTTGCTGGACCGGATGAGACCTGCTGAAGGGTGCTTATCCGGATGGTCCGGGTTGGGGCAAGAGAACCTCTTGCCGGTGTCGTAACCGCAAGCAGTCAGGTATTCCGTAATGTACATCGGCTCTTTGATCTGCGCGATTACCTGATCGAGGGCCTGTCTACTACTGGTCATGAGTCTTTCTCCGTGAGATAGCCGAGTACGCGAGCGAAATCCGTCTCATCGAAAACCACTACCCCGACGCCATGCTGATTTCTCAGCACCAATCCGCCAATGGACATCTTGGCCCGAGTCGCATCCTGCCTGACCTTCGTCAGTTCAGACAGCAGCACTACCGGGTTTTCTCTTAGGGACTGGAACTTTGTATCGAGGGTGATGAAGCCGGCCGCGACATGATCGCCGTCCTTATTCGAGCGGCCAGAGTTCTTGGTGGCGGTAATGTTGAGATGCTTCCCGGTTGCTTGCTCAGCAGCCTCAGCTCGTTGCAGAACCTTCTTCTTGCCGCGGTCCTTCTTTAGCCGGGTCTGCTGTGCGTCCCGAGACTTCTGCATTCGGGCGAGCGCCTTCTCGTGTTCCAGCACAGGATGGGTGCGCTGCTTGCTGCCGGTAAGGGCAATCCAGTAGCAGCGTTCCAATCCCGAGTCCTCATTACCCGGAGCGAGCCGGCAGAGGCAGCATTTGCCTCGTACCGGCCCAACAAGGGTGTCCGAGTTCTTGCACCGGTTGGCGCCAAACTCACACGACTCAGCAACGGGCATTGACTAGGCCGCCTCAGCTTCTTGGAACTCCTCAGCCTCAGCTACTGCCGCCGCCGCCTCGTCTCCATGCTCGACACCTACTTCAGGTATTACATCCTCGCCATCGATCAGTTGCTTGATTCCGTCGAAGATGGAACGGTGCTCACCAATCAAATCACGATAGGAACCCAGTTCGCCCTGACACTTCCAAGGGGCGCTCTTCTTCCGCTCATCGACATTCTTGCCCTCGCCGAGGATGTAGAACCATCCGCCGAACTTGGTGATGATGCCGACACGAAGCGCCTGCTTGAAATAGTCGTACTCCTTGGAGAACCCTTCACCGAAGATGTAATAGAGATCGGTGTAGCGCCAGTTGGCGCCGAGCCGGTCCTTGACCAACTTCACACGAGTGATGAACCCGTATGGATCTTTGTCGCCCTCCGCCAGCTTGCCGATCACTTCCAATTCGAAGCGCAATGAGCTGTATCGAGGCACTGACTTACCGCCAGATGTCGAGTAGCTCACCATCGTTCCGCCGATGGATTTGTTTGCATGATTCAGCCAGCAAACATGTGAACGGCGGGTGGTGTTCTTGCGGAAAAAGCCCCTCATCTTCTTCGAGATGCCGCCGACCAGATCGTTATCGCTCGTGGTCTTGGCTGCGTCGGCTTCAGAGACCAATGCATCCACCGAATCGACAATCAAGAGATCGAACACGTTGGCTGCCTTGGCAATGAGGTCAAGCACAGCTTCCACATAGACCATCTCGGTCTCGCAGTCTTCCGCCTTGACTTTCACCTGCACCAGACGAACAGCATAAAGGTCCTTGGCTTCGGCTTCGGCCTTGTCGGTGATGAATCCCAGCTGCTTCAGATACGCAGCGGTCATGCTGCCTTCGATGTCGAGGATTCCCACGCGAAGACCCAGCAACTGCCAGGTCACACCGATGGCCAGAGCGAGACTGGTCTTGCCGGCATGCTCCTTCTTCGAATAGATCTCCGAATGGCGGCATTTGGGAAGCCCACAGTTGATGCCACGATCGTCGATCGCATGATCCAGGCCGGGAAATCCGGTCGTGACGCACACGACGTCGTTGTCGTATTCGTCCGCCAGCTTCAAGGCGTCGCCAAGACCCAGCGTAGCAAGCTGGGCCTCGAACGCATCATTGATGCCGACGGGCTCCTTCTCTTCCTTCTTCTTCCGCGGTGGCATAGTGCTCCTAGTTGTTGGTTCCTTCCTCGATCCCGAGGAGTTTCTTGCAGAGGTTGACCCGGCTGTCCACAGACTTGACCAGGCCTTCGAGCCATGTCTCCAGGCCGAGGAAACCAGCCAGGAGACGCTTCTGATAGGCCTCGCGGTCGAAGTCAGAGATGCCCTTCTCGCGCTTGACAATGAAGTGATCGCTCTTGCAGTGCGAGACGAAGCAGGTGGCCAAGCCAAACCAGCGTGTGGTCCGTTCCCTCCAGCGTTCCACCGAAGTCATGTGGTCCAGCAGGTTGGCCACATCATTGGACCGGACATCCAGACGCAGAAGCCGCAACAGCGGGTCTCCTGCCTCATAGATCGCATCCTCAAACTTGGCCATCTCCGCCATCAGTTCGGACTCTTTGGTGAGAGCCAGAATCTGCTGGACCCGACTGACAGGCATGACGGTTGGTTTGGGAAACTCGGCGTTAGCCAATCTCCACCTCCGCGCTGGTGTCCGACAGAAGCCCCTGCAGATCGGTGATCAGATACTGCAACTCTGGGCGCGCTTCTTTAAGGCAATGACCAGCAACCGAACAGTAGCTGCATTGCCAGTCACCGAGGCGCTTGATCTTGTCCTTCTTGTAATCGTTGTACTTGGTCTTGCCGATGGCGCCATGCTCGAACAGCAGCTCGACACGAACCGGCGAATAGGACCATTCGTATTCGGCCGGCGGCCAGAACGAGGAAGGCAAAAGACGGACTTCATCTTCCAGCAGCGTCAGGTAGTTGCTTTCAGCGATCAGGTCTTCCCGCGTCTTCTGAACGAAGCCGTTACCGTCAACCACATCCTGAGCACACAAAACCAGCTTCAGAGACGGCGGCGGAAGGATACCCTTCTGTGCCAGGTTCTGAGCGCCTTGAGCCCGCGCGCGGAACCAGTAGCCCTGCTGGGTCTTGTACCGGGAGTAGACCGATTCCATCGTGAAGATCTTGAACGGCACACCATCCACCTGCGGATAGTGGAAGCCGTCGAAGTCCTGGTAAATCTCGATGGTGAATTCCTTGCGGCTTGCCGAGTCGCGGTCCACGTACAGCAGCTTCCCGCCGATCGGACCATCGCTCATGCTCTTGACCATCTTCTTGTCGACCTCGGAGCGGTTGCGATGCTCGAACACTTCGCCGTTCTTCTTGAAGTCACGGACCTTCTTGTCCAGGACCTTGCGCTCGTCGAGCGACTTCTGGATCATGGCTTTCAGGCGTTTTCCGGTGCGGGCTTCGAGGATATAAAGGCAGATTTGGATCAGATTCTCAAGCTTGGGCTTGTTCATCGTCTCGATCTCCTTCTTCGCGTAGTAGCCGGAGTACGACTTGCACTCCAGAATCCAACCACGCTTGTCTACCGGATCGACGGCGATCACATCGAACTCCAGAGACAAGGTAATGTCCCGGATGAAGTGCTTCACACCGTTGGCCGCATAGATTCCCGCCAGCTTGGCCTGGTCGGTCAGGCCCGACTCAATTGCGCGGCCCATGAGCCACTTCCAGGCGCCGGTGGCATCGGCAGGGTTGGTGACTGAGAAGCCCATCATTCGCATGAAGGATGCACGGTGGCACTTCCCGACGATATTGAAGAGAGTCTTGTCCACACGATCGGCCGAAGCCTCCGACGGCCACACAGCCGGCGTCTTGGAAGCATAGGGATCTCCCATCTCTTCCTTGACCAATGCAGGGTCAAGATACGAAAACACATTGAACGTTCCCATGTTGCCACCTTACTGTTAGTTCGGTTAGGTACCAAAGCAATGCCCTGGCACCCGTCCGGTTACTTGTCCAACCCGCAGACTTCCCTGAGGTTCTTCTTGTCCCTCGCGGCTTCGCGCCATTCAGCCGGCACATAGCGAAGGTTGTCGACGTAGAGCAGCGCCAGATTCGTCATCCGCTCCACCTCATCGGTGTTGGGGATGATGTTGTCGAAGGCTGCATCCCAGTCCGCGAGAAAAACCCGCAGATCATCCTTCTCGTCTGCCTTGCGCTCGGCCCTGATCGTTTCATCGAAGGCTGCCTGAAGGAGCTGCTCCATCTCGGCGCCCGTCCAGATCCGCTTCGGGTCATAGAGCAGCCGGCCAAGGCCAGCTTGCGGGTTATTCTTGGAAGCAATCAGATCATCGGCCAGGACAATCTTGTGCTTGTGGGTCTGCGACTTCAGGATGGCCCAGCGCCCCTTGGCATCCCCCTTGGCAGGCGGAAGCATCGGGATCTTGACGTCCATACGTCCTGCGCGGATCAACGCAGCATCCAGCAGTTCGGGGCGGTTGGTCGCCGCCAGGAACACGACCTTGCCGACGCGGCCGGGGTCCGACAGCCAGGTCATCAATGAGTTGAAGACACGAGCTGAGGTGCCCGAGTCGCCTGCCGACTGTCGTCCGCTGGAGAACACCGAATCCAGTTCGTCGCCGAAGACCACGCACGGGGCGGCAGCTTCGATCGCTTCGATCAGCTTGCGAGTATTGGATTCCGTCTCCCCAACCAGACCACCGAAGACCTTGCCGAAGTCAACAATGATGAAGTTGACGCCTGCCTCTTTGGCCAGAGCCCAGGCAGCCATCGTCTTGCCGGTCCCGGGCGGCCCAGTCATCAGGGCGCCGCGGGCGCAGAGCTTCTTGTTCCCCGACCGAAGCGGCTTGATGATCTTCCACTGGCAAAAGTCCTTGAAATGGTCATGGCCTCCGATCAACTCAAAGCCGAAAGACGGCTCCTTGATGTCGATCATGCCGCCGTACTCGTCCTCAAGCGCGCGCTTCTTGCGTTCCTGAACCAATGGAAAGTCCACCGGCACCTGGTTGCGCCAGGAGTTCAGGATGACGTCCTTGATCTGGCGCCGATTCATTCCCGCCGACTGAAGAGCAAACTCCTGAATGCTGAAATCACAGGCCAGGTCGATCCCGGTTACATTGGTGTTCTCGCCGATGGTCAGCGCACCGTCCTTTACAACCCGGTTCTTGATGTTGGTCTCGAAGTTGTTGAGCCATTCCAACCGGTCCTGCAGGTTAGGCTTCCGGACGATATGGCTGACAGCCAGCTCGCCGCGGATCGACTCATGAATATCGGACAGGTGCCGGGTCATCAAGATGATCCGATTCCGGTCTCCAATCGCTTTGTCCTGGGCCCAGTTCCGGATGTTCACAATGGCGCCACGGTCGCATCCCAGGTTGGCGATGTCGCCGCGCGGGAATAGGCTGTCGGAATCAGTGAACACCAGGGTCAGACACAGCTCCCGCTGCAAAGCCTGGTCCTGTGTGAGCTTGATCTTGTTGTCGGTCAGGATCTTCTTCGAGATAGCGAACCAGTCATTGAGCAGCTTCATTGCCGCTTCCGGACTTTTGGGCTCGAAGTAGGTCTTGCCCATGTCTTCGATCACGTCTTCGCCAAGCACCTGCTTGAAGGTCTCGATCCACATCGTCTTGCTCTTCGGATCGGGAAAATCCAGGCCAGTGGACGTGTTGTAGAAGGCCATAATGCGAGTCTTCTGCGATACACGCCGGACCGACTGAATGCCGGCTTCCTTGTTGTCCGAGACTGCATTCGGATTGAGACTCTTCTGGATGTTGTCGTCGTAACAGGAGGCCAACACCTTCCTGATCGGCAGGTCATTGCCGGCATTATCTACGAAGTCGTAGATGTTGCCGTGCAGGATGAAAACGTGGGAAATCTGCGCCTGGTAGTCATCCGTGATGAGCCTGACAAAGTCAGGCACGCCGCGTTGCACTACCCGAGGGCTTTTAACTGTTGCTTTGGGAGGCATTGTTTATTGCAAACCTTTCTGCAACCTTCTTACAGGTTGAAACAAACTCTTCATAAGACAGATCGCTCTTCATGCGGTTGCATCGAGTACAACACGACACACAGTTATCTCGTTGATACGGACCCGAACTGTCAATTCTGTCGATGCCATTAAATACAAACCCTCCATTGAACTTCTTAGAAGGCTTGCGTTCAACGGCAGCTTCACCGCAGTAATGACAAGGCTGAATACCTACAGCACGAAACTCCTCTTGGGTAAGCATCCACTTGATGCCACGCTTCGTAGCACTTGTTCGATAGTCTTTCCAACGGGCATTAAAATCGGCTTCACCATATTCCAAGGGAGTTCCCCATTGACACTTACAGCTTTGGCGATGACCGCTCGTGAGCTTCTTTCGAGGAAGCCAAAGTTCTGTTCCACAATCACAGATGCATCGCCAGTACATTGCTGTTCTGCCGGATACAGTTCTGTTTTCATGTTCAGGTTGAACAACAAGTTTGCCAAACCGTCTTCCTGAAAGATCAATGACTTGGGATGATGCCATTTACAGTTCCTTGTTGTGGTCGTGAATACAGACTACTGTGAATCGTCCGGGGCCATTCGTTGAAGGAACATCCCGAAGAAACCGATCGCGCGCGACATAGTGCTCGATGTACGCCTGCAGAGCCAAAGCCGAGTCGGGTTCAATCGTGATGCACTGCCGATAAACGGGATCGCTCTCAATACGTTCCATGTCAAGGGACACACGGGCTTCAACGTCGAGAGCGATCTCGAACAGGTCCTCTGGACCTCGAGCCATACAACCTCTCAGTCTTGTTTGGGTGGAACGATCACTTCAAGACGAAGCTTTTTGATCTTCAGCCGGCCGGTGGAGATTCGAGGATCGAGAGCATCCAGAGGAGCAGCCTTCAGTTCCTTCTTGAAGAGCCGAACTGCTTCCTCTGCATTGTCTGCAACCTGATTCTTGAAGGCCGTGAATGGAACCTCGGCCACACCGGAGAATTCAACCCGGTACTCGTGGAATCTACGCTGCTTTGGCATAGAAGTTCCTCCGGGCACGCAGGCTCCGAAGAACTTCCAAAGCGTGCAATGCGCCATTCAGCCCGCCATGAGGCTTCTTCTCTTCCCCGATGCCGAGATGAATAGCAACCGGGTTTTTGCCGATCTTAGGCAGCGGGCCAAGGACGCCCCAGGCGATGCTGGGAATGTCAATCAGATGGCGATCGAATGGACCAAAGCGGTCCTTGTCCCGATCCCCAGTCTTCGGCCAGTAGAGGCGAAGAGCTTCCTCGGTGAAGCTCCAATCGAAGTCATTTCTGTAGGAACAGAACACACCCTGTCGTGCAAAGAAGAAGAACGAGCGCCAGCCGTCAAATTGATCTACGGCGTTCTTCCAAGCTTCAGGGGCATAGCCGTTGACCTCCAACGCTTTTGGATCGGGCTGCTGCTCAATGTGGCATGGCCGAAGCTTGGCACTGAAAGTGGCTTCGATGTCCAGGCTGGCCTGGTCCACACGAACGGCACCGATGTCGATGACTTCGTGTACGAGTGGGTCGAGACCTGTTGTTCCCAGGTCCACGATCACCAGAGAGCGATCAATGAAATCCATAGTTCCTCGTTAGGCGCAGGCCAGCATCTGATCGTCAGGGCCTTCGTCTTTGTGGGAGTAGTCTTCGCACCCTTCTTTGCCGTCGATGGCGGTCAGAGAGTCAGGAAAGCCGGTGATTTGCACCAGCCCTGCTTCCGGGTCAACAACCATCTCGACGATGTTGGCGTGAAGATCCTTGGGGTTATACCGCGAGGACAGGAAGTGAACTTCCTGGTTCCGCGAACCACAAAGCGGTTTGTCGTCGCAACGCTGCAACTGGTTGTAGCGGCCGGCGATGATGAAGTCCATCTGCTTGAGAATGGAGTTGGACAGTTTGGCGTCGCCGGGAATCATAGTGCGGAGTTCCGGGTGCCACCAGTTGAACTTGCCATCCCGCAGCTCCTGCAGGGTGTATCCCGTGAAGGAACCGATAGACAGTTCCGGCCGACGTTCTTTTATGAAGCTGATAAGCAGCTCCAAGGCCGGCGCTTGTTGGAAGGGCTCACCCCCGGAGAACGTCACACCTTCCACATTCTGGTTGAGAATCCAGTCGGCGAGTTCGCTGATGAGCATGTCCTTGTCTTTGACAAAAGGATGGGTCTCGGAGTTCCAGCATCCAGAACATTTCAAGGTGCATCCAGCTGTCCAAACAACACAGCGATCACCAGGTCCATTCGCCTCACTTCGAGCAATTCTCGAGTGAATAAGCATTGTGATTTGTAAACCTTTCTGCGATCAGTTTGCACCATGCAATGAACTCATCGTATGGAAGATCACCTTTGAGACGGTTGCAACGAGAACAGCACGGAACACAATTGTCACTACGGTAAGGACCGGTGCTGTCGATTCTGTCGATGCCGTTAAACACAGACCCACCATTCAAGCAAGAACGGATCTTACGTTCTATTGCGGCGTCGCCACAGTAGTGGCAAGGACCACTTCCGATTGTCTGGAATTCATCCCTGGTCAGAGACCACGCGATCTTCCGTCTACGGGCACCTGCCCGGTAGCTGTTCCATCTTGCATTGAAATCAGCGTTACCATAAGGCAGGGTACTGTCCCAGAGACATTTGCAACTGCGGGTGTGTCCGCTGGTCAAAGTATTTACCTGAGCCCAGATTTCATTCCCGCAATCGCAAAGACATCGCCAGAAGGTTCTCACCCTTCCGGATGCACGGCGGCATTCATATTCTTTCTGGACCACAAGCCTTCCGAATCGTTGTCCCGTCAGATCTACAAACTTAGCCGGCTTTTTCTTTGGCAAACAACCGCAACTCTTGGTGTTGCCCGAATTCAAATCAGCGGCCGCGACCCACAAGGTCTGTCCGCAGTCACAGACGCACTGCCAGAATCGCCGAGTGTGACCGTTCGCAGAACGATGAATCTCATGCATATCGGTTACGACAAGACGTTCGAATCGTTTCTTTGAAAGATCGACAAAGCGATTGTTTGACATTGCTACTCCTGGTGCCAGACCGCGTGAATATGTGAACCATGGCATCGCAGTCAATCAGGCTCCGAAGAGACACAATTGCCACGACCATTTACCCAATCACCCGGTCGCAATACTACCAGGGTTTGCCCAGCCCGAACGGATCGGGACCACCAAGATCGATCACCGCCTGGCGAAGCTGATAAGTTTGCCGCTTTAAAGTCATGACCTCGGTTGTCTTGATCTGTGCGCGCGTCATGCAGTGCAGGCATTCGATGGCTTCAACCTCGAAAGCATGGGACTTCGGATCGGTCTCCGTGAAGGTGACTACTCCGTTTTCCCATGCTTCCGTTCTCCTCACCTGGCTGTTGCCGTAGAGCACAAAGGTTGTTGACTTGCAGTTAGGACACTGAATGTTCCGAGGGTCGATGTCCTCCGCACTTACGTCCTGCTCCATCATCACGATGGAACTTGCCATGTTTAAGCCTCGTCCTCGTCTTCGTCGTCATCGTCGTCGTACTCGACAGGAGTGTTATCCAGCTCGGGAATGTTGGCGATGTCGACTGAATCAATGGCGACCCATTCGCCCTTCTCAGGTTCCAAATCAACCTTGAGCTTGATGGCGATTTCCCTGGCGTCACGATCCGGTGCTCCGCGGTAGAGGTACACCGTTTCACCGTACTGATGATGGTGAACCAGTGCGTGGACCATCTGTGGCTCGGGCATAACTACCGTCCTGACGTGACTCGGTTTCCGTTGCCGGGCCCAGCGTAGAATTCAGGCTTGATGGTTTCCTTGGTGACCGTACCCATGGATTCAAAAGCCTGGTGAATGGCCTGGCAGCCCTGACCGTGGAACCCTTCGGTATCCACGGAGAACGTGCCTGCCTCTTTGTCGATGTCAATGGTGACAATCTTCTGTGGCATTGCTACCCTCTCTGAGTGAATTGGAGCCGGATCTTGCCGTTCGGAAGTTCCGTACGGCTGATCTGCTCCAGGTCGAGTTTCTGGACAATTCGCATTGCCTTGGCTTCGGTTGCAAGGCCGATAATCTCCTTGAGCCAACCGTCGCCATAGCCGTGGGACTTGTCGAAGTCGCTGATGATGGCCGCAAACGAACCATCTTCCTGCCGCTTGAACCCAATGTCATTCGAAGCGCGGCCAACCTGCTTGCGTGGAATGATGATCTCCGCAGTGTCCTTGCGTTTATCACCCATGTAGCCTTCCAAAGGCACAGGTTGGCTGTGGCGCAAGGGTGAGAAGCCCTTCTGCTTCAGAGCTTCTTCGAGGGCGCGCGCATCGTTGATCTTGGTCTTTCGTTCCCGGTAAAGGGACATGACTTCCTTTCGGAAAGGCGGGGCGCCTAAGCGCCCACCTTCTCGTACTGGTAACGGACAATCGGCCGGCCGTCGACAACCAGTTCCTGCTTGCCAATGAGGCTCAGGCCAAGTGTTTCGGCCGTCGCCCGTGCCTTGGCCACCGTGTACTCGCCCTGAACCTTCTTGACGAACTGCTCGGGCGTGAACTGGCGGATGATGTACGAATCCATGCCGACGGTGTAGTAGCCATCGTCGCCACGCTGGAACCCGATGTCCCCGCGAAGCGCCGTGTCTTCCTTCTTCAGCACGATGTCGTAACCGTTGCGGTTGTCGTAGCTCTGATCGCCACGGACGGTTTGGTTCTTGCCGAGGATGGGGTTGTAACCCATCTTCTTGAGGGTGTCGACGAGACAACGTCTGTCATTCATCGTCCCTGCCTTGAGCTGTCGAAAACTGCTCATACGTTCTGCTCCTTCTTGAAAGCTCGGCTCATGAGCGTGGAGATCTGGCCCCACGGCGCATAGTTGCCGGTCAGTTTGTCTCGAGGAAAGACGAGCACTGGCGGCGCCTGTCCATAAGCCGGAAGCGCCCTGACTCCGTGGAACGAAAGGCCATTGAGATGAGACCCTTCCTTCGTGATGAAATGGTCCAGCACTTCGGCAACCTTCGTGAACTTGTAATCGTTCAGGTTGTCGCCGTGGCCTTCCGGGAATCTCCACAGCATGCACAGATCCTTGAGAGCAAGGTCTTCCCGCAGACTGAAGAGGCCCGTGTAGGCGCAGGTGTGGCCGCCGGGCTCAAAGTACCGATCGGAAGTATGAGTGGCCTCATTGATCCCGTGGTACTTGACGATGTGATTCTTGAGGGTCAGGTGTTGAGCCGTTCCACCTGCCGTCCGGAGGACGGTGGACGTGTACTGGCTGTAACCGAACTTCGAGTCCTGGTTGGGAACAATCTTGAGGACGTTCCCGAACTTCTTCTCGTCGTTCGCAGCGCTGATGACGTTGGTTTCTTCGTAGAACCAGAGGTCAATCGGCTTTGCAGTTAGGAAACAGGCCTGCACGACATTGCCGCAGGTCGGACAGTAATGGCCATACATCAGGTCCCGTTCAAATCGCGTGTACCTGGGATCGCCTTTGTAGGCCGACCGCGGAGAGAACTGGATGCTGCAAGCTGCAGACCCAGGCTTACCGATAAATTCGATCAATAGTAGCCCCTCCAAGCTTTCCGGCGGAGAGCAACCTCTGCCGGATTGTTGTGCGCCTCGAAGAGGCCTGCGCCTTGCCGCGCTGTGATCTCCAGGAACGGCAAGAGTCTCTCGAACACAACAGGCTCAACCTTCATCACCAGATAGAAAGCCTCTTGCGATTTCAGGACCATCTTCTGGCCCAGAGACACGGCTTTGAGCAGCCGTGTCCAGGTAAATGCGCTGGTGCGAGGAGGCCAGGTCAGGAAGAGCATGGCATCAATAACGATCATCACGTTCTTCTGGATGGTGGTCATGACGCGCGCTCCTCTGCCAGTTCCAACTCCGGCATGTACACCATCTCGGTGTCGCCAAAGTCGTCCCTGATCTGAAGTGAAAGAGCTTCTTCCTCTTCGAGAACTCGCTGGGCGAAGAACTTTACATCGAAGTCCAGAGCACGACGGTTCATGACCTTGCGGTCAAGCGCCTGTTCAGCGCCCACCATCTTGCTATAGAAGACTGTGTAGATATACTCGTCCAAAGAGTTCTGGGACAACATAAGGTAAACCTCGCAGTCACGGTCCCTTTCTGTGGGGGCCATGGTGCGAGACCATGCCTGACATTGCCAGGCCGGCGACCACAACAGGTCGCAGCAGATGGTCACATCGGCACAGGAGACATCGATCGCCTCGCGCACGGAGCGCGTGCCGGAAACCCAGACGTGGCGTTCCGGATCGTGAGCAAACAGTTCCATGGCTTCGACGCGCTTCTCGTCACCCCAACTGGATGGCATCCTGATGGGGTTGTAGGCATGAAGCGCTTTCTCGACCTGGATCTGCATCTCGATGAAGTCCGAGAGGATGAAGACCTTCTTGCCTTGGGCAACGGAGTCAGCAACCAGGTTGACGATCTGCCGCATCTTGCCACCGCCCGGTGGCCCGTTGTAGACCTCATATCCGAACTTCTGGTTGAGGCGCTCCGGCGAGGTGGCGATAGTGCGCAGCGCGGACATCTTGGCGATGACCAGAGCCTTGTTGACCTCGTTTCCTTTGGCCTCGGCCTCCTCAACCATCTGTTCGAACTGCACCCGGAAGTCCCTGAGAGCTGCTAGCATCAGCTTTGCCTGCGCGGAAGCCATCGGGACAATCGTCCGTTTGATCGACACACGGGGCAGCTTCATGCCGGCTTCCAGCAAAGATTGCTGGAACAGCGGGTCAGAGTAGTTGCGGCGAACGATCTTTGGCTGCATCGTTCTCCACCAGTCCGGAGGATTGATGAGGAACGGAGTGCGCTTTCTGATCGTTTTGGTGATCTCCACGCCAGTCTCTTCGTCGATCTCCCCAGTCGGTTTCTCCAGGTAGACAAAGTCGCAGAACCGGTTCTCGAACTCCTTCTTGCCCTCGGCACCCTGCCAAGGGAACTGAGGACACGGCCGGGCAACGGCCCAGTGCAGCGGCCAGTACGCATCCAGCGGAGAGTTGGACAGCAGAGTGCCAGTCATGGCGATCCGCCGGCGCGAACGGAAGGAGTACATTGCGCGAGCATTTTGCGTGTTGTATTCCTTGGCATTGTGGATCTCGTCTCCGACCACGGCCGAGTACAAGTCCTTCACCCGGCGATACCGCGGCGGAATCCAGGTGCCGTCTACGGCGCCGCACTCCAAGCACATGCGGCCTTTGATGTGTTCGCCCGAGCACCGCGCATGGCGGGCCAGGGCTTCATCCACATAGGCACCAGGCTTGTGAGTGATAACCCGATCATCCTCAGCTGCCCAGGCAGCTCCGCGATGGGACAGGCTGTCATGAACGGTCTTGCGACCAGGCTTGCACCGGTTGTCCGTTGTCCAGGAGCAACCCTGATTCCGGCAGAGATACCCCTTGTCGGTGGTCCAGCCGACCTTGGTCGTAACCCCTTCCTCACTGAACAGCGGCCGTTCCAAGGGCGACTGGCAATGCGGGCAGGTATTGTGCTGGTAAACCGTGATCTCTTCCGGTTTGCAGGACCATTTAACAGTCCGGCGAACCTTCCGCTCCGACGCACGCAAGTAGTTCTCAAAGTTCTTTCGTGATCCCCGGCTGGGGTCCGTGTAGTCCTTGAGCCAATCGAGCGTGAAGAGGTAATACTTCCCCTCCTTGTCCAGATCCTCAAGCTTGTTCACAAAGACGAAGTTCTTCATACCCAGGCGCCGGAACTCTTTGCGCCAGGCCAGTCGAACATTCCTGGTGCCAACGATACCGATCTTCTGGGAGCCCCAGAGTTCACAGATCGTAATGGCCTCGGAAGTCTTGCCCATTCGCATGAGCTTGCAGTTGATGACCCCGCGCTTGAGCGCCTCCAGGACAGCGTCCTTGCGGACATGCTCAAAGAGAGGCAGCCTGTCGCCGGCCTCGACTGCCTTCTGCATATAGGAAAGCTTGGCTAGGCGGTCTTCCATCTGCTTGACCCGGTCCGGATAGACCTGATCAATCGTCTTACCGAAGTCCATAGTCTCGGTGTCGTCGAACCACTCTTCCATCGCAGGGTTGAACTCGGTCCAGCTGTGCAGTTTGCCCTTGCCGACCAGGTTCAGCTTTGCGTTGTGAGTGATCGCTTCCGTGCAGATCTGGATCTGATCGCAACCGTCGCTCTCACCAGTAGAGGCAACGAGGTAGCGTGACCCCTTCTTGAAGAGGGCGGCGGTTGCACCGGCGGGCGCAAAGTTCTTGACACAGACCAGGGTAGTGCCAGGGCAGCATCGTCCGAAGAGGGACACGTCGTCCTTGACGATCGGGGAAGCCGGGTAGGGGAATTCCTCCAGCACGCGGCGCCGATGCTCTTTCAGGATGTAGCCCTTTAAGGTCGAAGACGTACCGACCTCAACACCATAGGACCGGAGCATGTCGCAGAGGGGATGCTTGTTGACATCGCCTCCGAGGTGTTTCCACAATTCGACACGGCCCCAACCGGACACCTGTTTGTGCCTATGGGTCTTCACCACGCCGTCGGCGACGGGCATCTCAACCGTCTCTTCTTCAACGAAGCCGAAGAAGGACGTGAGGTGCATTTTGTTGCACTCCATACGGATCTTCAGCTCACGCAGGATGTCGGCTGCGGCTAAATCGTTGGGTTTGAATAGCAGATACTTGCCATTCTTGTGGAGGGTGACACTGGGCTTCGACAAATCCAGGATGACTGGAAAGTCAAATGCCAGTGTGTGAACTAATTGCTTTGCACTCGGCCTTCTCATCCTAAGTCTCCGCCCATGACGGGGAGAAGCTTGACCTTGAAAGGCAGCTTCACTCCTCGTGTGGCCTGGTAATAGAGGAACCCTGAATCAAGCAGACAGCCCAACAGCACAACACCCAGCACTGTCAGCAGACTCAGGAGAATTGGTTTCCAAACAAGCAAAGAGATCTCCTTTAGTTGGCTGGGCTTGCCTCACAGCCGGCTTCTTCTCGCAGATGCGTATTCGTCTGCCGCGAACACAGTGACCTGCAGGCGATCCCGTAGACCTTCTCCGCCTCCTTGGCTGGTAACTGATCAGGTGGCAAAGGTCTACTGGATTGATAGTTGGATCGGTCAGAATATCTTCCGGAGACTGGCTCAAAAGCTTGAGCGGAATCGTTTCCTTGTGAAGAATGTTCCGTGACAGCGAAGAGCTGTTCATCAGGGCGATGAACTCATCGACCTGTTCCTGGCTCTTCTGGATTCTCTTGCGCCGTTCGGCTCGAAGAGCAGCGATGAAGTCCTCGAACTCCATCGGCATCTCCATGAGCCCCCACAAATAATCCGCACAGCCCATACGAAGTTGGTCGTCCGTCAACGCCTGCGCGCGCGTCACCCGCCTGCCAAGATACTCATCAAAGTAGGTCGTTCGCATGAGACGTGCGCCTTGCCACGTCTCCGGCTTGGAAGCCCTGACTCTCAAGAGAAACTCGCTCGCGTAAAAGAACTGGTCCAGACTGGTGCCGTTCTGCGCTGCGAGGGCGTAGTTGACATAGTTGTTGCAGTCGTCCAGAAACATCTTGCAAATCATCGTGCGTTCACCTGGAACGTCCGAGAAGACGTCAATGAGCAAGCCGCCAAGAATCGACGGTCCCTGAAGATTGCACTTGTCCAGCCTGTCGTATCCGCCGAACGGGTTCTTGCTCATTCCCGCCTTATGATTCCCCACTGGCATCCCTTTCTCGAGGTAAAAACGCCACACGGTAACGCTGCTTGAAGACGGACTGGGGTTGCCCGAACCGCCAGCGCCGATGTGGCCGCTGGCCGCGCTCTACAACCCGGAAGGTTCCGAAAGGCAGGTCAACATCCTCGTGTCGCTTCAAAGCAGCCTTGATTTCATCGAAGATCAAATTCACGATCTTCCTGGCTGCCCTGTAACTACAGCCTCGGCTGACAAGTACCAAAGCCAGGGGATTGTTTCGGCCAATCCCCTGCTTGACGGGCTTCCGCTTTACGCTTTGGCCCATATCTCTGCCTCGACAACTTCAACTCCCCAGTCATGCTTCTCTGGACCCAGGGCAATCCAGCCAGGCTCACCAAACTTCGGAACGATCTGGTGGTAGGCATCGTTCATGCACTTGGCCATGATGGCCTTGACCGCCGGGATGTCTTTCTCCGCGCAGACCATAACGATCTCGTCATGGACAACGAGGAGGAATCGGACGTCGTACAGCTTCTTGCCGACGAAGGAACCGCCGCGAACCGCCAGGTAGATGTTTCGCATTGCGACCTTGAGGATGTCGGCGTTTCCGGCCTGGATCGGCATGTTGCCGGCCCACCTCTTGATCTGTGCGATCAGCTCCTTGGCATCTTCAGCGTCATCGGCGGGCAGCGTATAGAACCGCTTCCTGCCTCTGGGGCTGCAGCTGTAGCCGAGTTCGACTGCCAGCAGGCCCTGACGTTCCAGCCACTGCTTCAGCACCTTGAAGGTGCCAAAGAACTCCTCGATGAACGCTTTGGCTTCGTCGATGCTCATGCCGGTCATCAGCGCCACACGAGTCGGGCCGGCGCCGTAGGGCACGCCGAAGGTCACCGTCTTGATGCGGGAGCGGATCAGCGACAGTTCGTTGTGGCGAGGATGGCTCTCGGAGTGACGAGCCAGTTCCATTTCCTCGTAGGTGAACTTGTAGCGGGCGCCGAATACCTTCGTTGCATTGAAGCTGTGAACATCCTGCCCGGAGTTGATGGCCGCGATCAGGATTGGATCTCCCGATGCGTGGGCCATCAGCTTCACTTCGATCTGTGAGTAATCGGCCGCCAGGATCTTGTACCCGGGTTCCGCTCGAATCGCAGACCGCGGATCAGGGACTGACCATTCCAGACTGTCCGTCTGGAAGTTCCAGTAATAGGTCTTGTCCCCGACCATCCCGAGTACAGCTCTGGCTTGAGTTGTTGCGCCCATTACACCTCCGGTTGGCCTTCCATATCGGAGCAAAGGGAACGTATGTCGAACGCCCATTCCCAATACCCTGCACGGGTTTCACCAGCGGCGACCTCCCTTTGCCACTCAGCAAAGGGATGCTCTGGATCCTCGTCGTTCCAATAGTCTTGGCCGTCAGGTGGCACGTTCGCTGATTGCACGGTTTACGCCTCCGGCTCTTCGTCTCCGCCGCGGTAGAGATCGTCTCCGCCGTTTTCATCCACTTGCCGGGCAGCCTGCTCCAGCTGCGCACGGTTGACCTTCATGGCATTGCGCATATCGCCTTCACTGAACGGGCATTCAAAGACAACTTCTCCGTTGTCGCGGAACGCCGCCCAAACGGGCTCCCTGTTAATTGGGTCCAGATGCTTGCCGGCTTCCTGCATCAGCTTGATGAAGCCGATCTCGGCCTCCGCCGTGGCGATCTGCCGATTACGGTCGGCAATGGCCGACTGCCGGGCAGCGGCGACGGCCAGCTCGCGCTGCACCTGAACGCCTTCAAACCGCATTTCGAGATCGGACCGGACTTCCGGGTCCTGTATCTCGGATAACCGCAACCGCAAGGGCTTGAAAGCCCGGCGTCTGTTGTCTTGACTCATAGTTTGTTCTCCAGATCCATCGCCAGATTGCGCGCCAGATTCTCGTCAAATTGGCTGTCAGGGTTGATGATCTCCAGGGCAGACTTGACCAGCCCGGCAGTCCTCTCATTCATGACAAGGACCAGCTGGTCGTTATGCTTGGCGATCGTGTAGTTCGCTTTGCTCATGCAGCCTCCTGCAACTGCGCCTGTTCGGCCTTCATCGCCGCGATCTTGTCGGCGAAGACTGCCATGACATGGTTGATTTCATCCGGCTTGCGAACCGGAGCAAACAACTCCTTCGGCTTCGGAAACTGCTGGGCGTCAGAGCTGAATCGGCCGGTAGCAATGGTCGATTTGTCCTCGCCCCCGCTCTTGCGGCCTTCCTCTTCTCCCGATCCCAACTGCTTGAAGCGAGGGTGCCATCTGTTGGTGTTGGGATTGATCCTGTCCACCATGTTCTTGCCATAGGTGGTCGTCATCTTCGTGACATTGGAGAACTCGGCCAGCAGTTTGGCCAGCTTCCGTTGCCGCGGGGAGAAGTCCTTTTCGTTCTTCGAGACTTCCTTCAGCGACTCACGCTTGATGTTGTCCAGATCAATGTCGATCTCGCGGAGGGCCGACAGCTTGTCGGCGTTCGACTTGAGGTTGAAGACGTAGGTCAGCTCAGGGATGAGTGTCTCGGCCAGGTCGCCTTGCTCGCGCTTCTCTTCGCCGAAGACATTGAAGATCTCGTTGGCTACGTCGATCTCGTGTTGTTCCCAATACTCGATGATCTGACGCATGATCGGCAGGCTCAGAGTGACGCCCTCGATCTCCATCTCCGCAGTTGGGTAGATGACATCGAACTCGTCTTGCGCCACCGTGGTCAGCTGCCAATGCTTCAGCATCCTGGCCTGGTCGCGCATCAGAGGAAACATCAGAACGATGTCGCGGGCCGAGTAATAGGCCATCTCGCGGGTCATCTTCCGGCCGTCATGATCCAGTGTGATGAAACTGTCACGGACAGCCTTGTTGATCAGCCAGAACGGTGCATGCCGGCGGCTGCAATCAGCCAGACCGACCTTCATAGCCAGCAGGCCGGCAACCAGGAGCTGCTCGGCCAGCATGGAACAGAAGATGCGCTGCATGTGAATGCCGTATTTCACCAGCAGCCATTTGAAGTCGTAGATCGCGTTATGCAGCAGATGAAGAAAGCAGGCGGACTCCAACCACTCCTTGAACTCGACAACGAGTTCAGGCTGGATCAGATACACCATGTCCTCATTGCCGATCTGGAACAACGCCATCCGTGTATCCGGATTCACCGGATTCATCGAATAGTATTTGTCGCCCTTGACGACGCGACCTGTGGTTTCGGTGTCAATGCCGTGAACTGGAAGCTTGTTCAGGAACCGTTTGATCTCCGCCAGATCTCCTGACGATGAAACAGGAATGATCTGATCGGAGTCCCATGCGCCCGGATCCCATGCTCCTTGCAACCAGTCATGTGTTCCCACGATCTTGTACTCCACTGGCACATGCATCTCCAATGGAGTACAGACTGGTCCTCTAGCACGGCCGCCAATGCGCGCTCCTTTTGCCATCACGCTGCCTCGTATGCCGAACTAACTGTATGTTTGCCGATCCGGCGCAATACCTCGGTGAGAATGGGCACGGAAAGATCGCCCGGTGTCATGTGGTCCCAAACGTCCACGATGAAAGTGCGAGGAAGGGCCTGCAGATAGTGCAGGTAGGCGTCCTGGATGCGCCGTTGGTCTTCGACGTTGTTCCATGCCTTGCCGTCCTGCTTGCCCGCCTCAGAGCCTTGGCGGGCCTTTCCACGGGCCAGAGCCCAGGAGATGTCCTCGCGCATGGGACCAGCGATGCTGATCTCGCCTGATGAATCCAGGTTCGCGTGACTTGGCACCAGGACTTGCTTGCCGCGGGCAATCAAAAGAACGGTCATATCCGGGATGATGCCGTACTGCTGCTCGAACAAGTCCATCACCCACTGGGGACAATTCTTGCTGGCCGAGGCGTTGTAGGCCCACTGCGAATCGGCATACCGATCCGAGACGACGATCCTGCCGGCGCTGACAGCCTCTTCGATGTCGCCGGCGGTCTGGATATGGTCAGCCAGGAACAGCAGATCAGCCACACCTGGCCGCATCTTCAGGGTTGTCGGGTCTTTGAATACCAGGTTGCGGACGCCGGCGCCAACATTGGAGCCGGTGTTTCGGTCGCCGGGCTCCTTGGTAAGGAGCACGTCATAGCCGGACTGGTCGAGGTTCTCAACCAGCTTCTTGGCCTGCACAGACTTTCCAGATCCATCAATTCCCTCAAAGGAAATAAAGAATCCTCGGTATCCCTTTGGAATGAATACCATTAAGCTGCCTCCAGCTTGGCCATGTAATCTGCCACTTTTCTGATCTCCTCTGCCGATGCATCATTCTTGATGACGTTGGCGCGTTGACTGATAACCTGCAGATTTCCCGGCACATAACCTAGTTCTGGCTTAATACGATCCAGTGTTGGGCTGTTAAATGACTGGCTGCCAACTCCAACACTTCGAACCAAAGGGAAACCCAGGATTGGACAGTGCGACGGGATTTCAGGAATGTCTGTCACTTTAATAGAGAAGGAAATGCTCTTCTTCTTTGCACGGCTACGAGCACTCTGGTACATCCACCAACGGTCAGACTTCCACAACCCGTGCTTCTTCTGACGACCCTGTCCATAATGCTCGTCTCGATAGCAACCACAACTTTGTGTGCTTCGTCCGAGGTTGCTGCTTGATACGACAATCGTCTTCCCACAATCACACTGACAAAGCCATCGCGCGTGATAAGAATGGTCGAATCCAGCCTGTTCAAGGACCACCAGACGTCCAAATCGCTTTCTAGTACGATCCTTGACTCGGCTTATCAAGCTGCCGCCTTGTTGGAAAGATTCTGCAGGTACTGATCGACCTGCTGGGCCAGCACGCCATCAATGGCAGCCGGTGAATAGGTGCTGGGCTTGATGACTTTGCCATCTTCCCGCTTGTGAATGGCGCCATCAGGCCAGACCTTGGACAGGTTGCTCCGCTGGATCTCGTCCCAGACGGGTTCCACCTGGATACCGAGAGCATTTGCGGCGCCGTAGGTGACCACCAAGGTGTCACCGATCGCGTCGGCCATCTCGACCAGGTTGGGCGCGGCCGTTTCGTCGATGACCACATAGGGGCCGATCCCTTTGTCCAACAACGGGACGGAACAACCTGCAGCCTCGACAAACTCCATGGCTTCTTCAAAGATCAGCCGGGCCCGCAGCAGCAACATCACCCGGTCGGGAATGCTCGGGAACTCCCGAACCTCCTGGTCATACAACTTCATCAGCTCCGCGATGTCCCGCTGAGGCTGGTAAACAGTTTCACCAATCATGCCTGCTCCTACTCCGTGATGATCTTGATCGTTGCTTTGTGGTCAACGGTGATCGTTTGTGTGACCCCAACTACGGGATCGATCTCGACTGTGTGTTCTCCGTCAAACTGCCAGTCCACACACTCATCGTTGTCGCCGTCATACCAGTCTTCTTCGTGACCTTCCGCACCATCTTCGAAGCCACGGACGACTTGTTCGGCAGCTTCCTGCGCCGAGGAAGCTTCGACTGACTGGATGATGGTGTAGATTTCCTGAGAGCCGTCCAAGAGGGCTCCGACTCGCACGTCATAAATCATTTGGGTCCTATTTCTGCAGCTTGGAGCAATCCACCACCGGAAGAGTCGTCAGCTCGTCTCGGTGAATCACCAGAGTCACGATCTCGCAATCTCCGTAGGGATAATGCTCCTGATACCGCTTGAACTGTTGGTTGACCATGACGACGTGGTTCTTCAAAGAACCCGGTCTGGTCCATATCTTGCCGACCTTGTTGAAGCTCGGCCAGGTTCCGCCCGTGGAGTAAAGCCCATCCGACTTCCGCCGGATCTGATACATCTTGTCAGCCATCAACCCTCCTGGCGGGTCCAAGTGCGCAGGACGCCATCAGCGGCGCACCAGGCTTGGAAGAGATATGTCACCCGTTCCTCGATTGAACGATCGGACTGGTCGATGACCACACCCTCCTGGGTAAACATCAGGCCATAGGTGCGAAGCAGGCTCTGAACAAGCCCCATCTGCAGCCCCATGCCAGACTTCTGGAGAGTCCCCAGAATCAAGCCGGCATCGGTGAGGAAGATCTTCTTGCGCTTCCCGCGTGTGTAAGCGTAGAAAGCAAATGGACTTCCGTTCCGGTCCCTGAACTGGGTAGTGATCTTGATGAGATTGCCCATGCCGGGCGCAGGTTCGAGCTCGACCTTGGAAGCTGCATTCTGCAAGGCTTCCATGACTTGCTTCATATCTTGTGGGTTCATTTTTCGAGTGGCAGGACTTCCTGAATGTTCAGTTCTGCTTCCCCTGTCTTGAAGGCATGGAGGATCTGGTGAGCAACACCACTCGGCGCGGCAAATCGGAGGGTGACAACCCGAATGTCCGAGCCATCCCGTGGCTTGGAGATCTCAGAATCGGCCACGATCTCTTTGCTGTTGAACAGTGGAATGCCATTCCGATAGATAGCGTTGACGAGCAAGCGAACTTTGTCGCTGAGTGCCATTGTTGTTCACCTCCCAGGTGAGATTGCGAGTTTGATGGGCTCAGTATGTTCCGAGCCCATCCAACTACCAAAGGTACAAGAATCCCACCACGCAAGAAGGTCCTTCTTTGCGTGGCAGTTGAAACACAGCACTTGCAGTTTTGTTGGGAATGGCTTCCTTGCCTTCAAGAGACGGTTCAATTGGATGTACATGCGGGCTCCGCCTCGGCCTCCAAGTTCTCTACGGTGTTCTGCTCCATCTTTATCAGGATGGTGCAAAGTGAGAACTCGAATGTCTGATTCCTGGCACCCTTCGCCTGTACACTTTCCACCGAGGTGGCCAATGACTGCAATCTTCGCCTCGCGCCTTTGCTGCCGATTGAATTCGACTGCTTTCTGGATGCACACTTCGCAGTTTGTCTTTCCGGATTCAACTGGATTGACAAAACAACGAGTACACATACCATCGGCGATGCGCTTTCGATCACGCTTCTCTTGTCGTTTCTTGAACTTGTCTGCACATTCTCGACAAACGGTACTTTCTGGCCGCCAAGGAGGAACTTTGCCACATTGCTCGCAAAGCCCCTCCCGACGTTTCTTCTCTTTCCAGCGTTTTGTAGCTTCAGCTTGCTTGGCGGGACTCGTCTTGGTCATACTATGAGCATCCGCTACTTGATCCACATTCCAAACATTTATAACAAGCCCCATTGCGGACCATAATGCAGCCACAAACTTGGCACGCCGGCGCGTCGGTCATACTCATGACAGCTGACAACGCCTGCACTGCGCCGCTGGTAGGCCGAGGGGCTTCGTCCTCGATGACCAGCTCCGGGATCGGATGCTCAGGGAACAGCTTGCCCTGATGCGGCTTGAGAAACCGATGTTCCAGCCATCGGGCAACGTAGTCCATGATGGACTTCGCATAGCCGATCTCGGGATTACCAGTCCATCCGCTAGGTTCAAACCGGGTGTGAGCCAGCTTTCCGACCAGCGTCTCCAAGGGCACGCCATGCTGGAGTGCAATCGAGAACACCAGGGCAAACGAGTCCATGAAGCCGGAGATGGTCGAGCCTTCCTTGGCCATGGCAATGAAGATCTCACCAGGCTGGCCGTGCTCGTAGAGTCCGACCGTCAGGTAACCCTCATGTCCAGCGATGGCGAACTTGTGGGTCATGGCCGGCCGAGTATCCGGCAGACGATGGCGCACAGCGCGCGGCGGCGCATTCGGATCATCCAGAGTTGCTTCAGCAGCAGCCTTGGCATCGAGCTCGTTCAGAATGTCCTGAACTGTCTCGGCCTTCTTGTTTTCCTTGCTGGTCACCAGCACCTGGTTGGACTTCGAGCCATCGCGGTAGATTGCAACAGCCTTCAGGCCCAGCTTCCAGGCCTGCATGTAAGCATCCTCGATCTCCTCGACGGTTGCTGTGGCAGGCATGTTCACGGTCTTCGAGATTGCGCCGGAAAGAAAGGGCTGCGTGGCCGCCATCATCTTGACGTGGCCCATGTATTGAATGAATCGCTCGCCCTTGGTCGGCTTGAAAGCCGTGTCGAAGACAGCCATGTGTTCAGCCTTCAGCGTGGTTCCTTCCAGGCACCCGAACTTGTCGATGTAGACGATGAAATCGTCGATCTTCTGAGGGTCGTAGCCAAGCTTTTCCAGTGCCTGGGTAACGGTCTCGTTGACGATCTTGAGCTGTCCACCGCCGACCAACTTTTTGTACTTGACCAAAGCCAGCTCAGGTTCAATGCCTGTGGTATCGCAGTCCATGAGGAACCCGATGGTGCCGGTGGGCGCCAGGACCGACACTTGGGCATTGCGGTAGCCGTAAATGAAGCCCTGATCGTAGGCAGTCCGCCAGTTGGACACCGCTGCACTGAACAGCTCGTTCGGAATGGTGCTGCGATCGATATGATCCAGGGCCTCGTTGTGCATCCGGATCACGTCCAGGAAGGACTCCTTGTTGCTGAACCAACCGGGGCAAGCCCCTGTGTCTCCTGACCTCAAGCCTGTAGCCGACTGCAGAGGTGCCAGATTCTCAGCCAGGAAAGCCGAGGTGGCGTAGGACCGTCCTGTCATGATCGCGGTGATCGCCGCGGCATAGCTGCGGCCTTCATCGGAGTCATAGGGCAGGCCGAGGGCCATCAGAAGCGCGCCAAGGTTGGCATATCCTAGCCCCAAAGGCCTGTAGTCATGCGAGTTCTTTGCGATGCGCTCAGTCGGATACCCCGACAGATCGACCAGAATGTCCTGCGCGATCGTGAACAAAGTCACTGCCTGCTCGAATGCCTTGACATCGAAAACGCCGTTCCTGAGGAACTTCAACAGATTCAGCGAAGCCAGATTGCAGGCCGAATCGTCCAAAAAGAGGTATTCGGAGCAGGGATTCGAGGCGTTGATGCGGCCGCTCTCCTTGCAGGTGTGCCACTTGTTGATGGTGTCATCGAACTGCATTCCAGGATCGCCACACTCCCATGTGGCCTGGGCGATTCTGTGCATCAGGTCGCGCGCGCGGTAGTTTTCGACCTCTTCTCTGGTTTTGACGGTCAATGTGCAGAAGTTGAGGTCCTTTTCGACCGCGTACATGAATTGATCGCTCACGCGCACCGAGTTGTTGGCATTCTGATAGAACACCGAAGCGTACGCCGGACTGTCCGGCCCGCTCGTTCCGTCATAGCCTTCGCGCATCAGCGCCTGGGCCTTCTTGTCCTCCAGCAGCTTGCACTCGATGAAGTCCACGATGTCGGGATGCTCGATGTCCAGGATGGCCATCTTGGCTGCACGCCGCGTCTTGCCGCCTGACTTGATCACGCCGGCGAAAGCGTCCAGGCCCTTCATAAAGGACAGTGGGCCGCTGGCGACACCGCCGCCTGATACCGACTCCTTGCTGGACCGCAGAGGACTGAAGTTGGTCCCGGTCCCGGAGCCAAACTTGAACAGAAGAGCCTCGGTCCTGGCCAAGGCCATGATCTCTTCCATCGAATCTCCGACGGAGTTGATGAAGCAGGCCGAGCATTGAGGATTCTTGTAACCGGTCGCACCATGGACAGTGGCCATGAGAGTGCTATCCGGGTACATAGGACCCCAGTGCCAGCTTCCTGCTTGGGCATTGGGCTCGTATTGCTCACAACCCACGTTGAACCACACCGGAGAATTGAATGCACCGTACTGATTGAGGAGCAGGAACGCCAGCTCATTGGCGAAGATCTCGGCGTTCTCGTTGTCGAAATAGCCCTGGGCAATACCAGCAGCGGTGATGGTCTTCACAACGCGGCGAACAAGCTGATCAACGCCAGTCTCGCGCTCGGCGGTTTCAAGCTTCCCGTAGAAATACTTGCTGACCACGATGTTGGTTGCGGTCACCGACCAGCTCTCGGGAACGCGCACGCCCTTCTGCTCGAAGATCACTTCACCTTTGAAGTTGGTGATCCGAGCGGTGCGCTCTTCCCACTTGATGGCGGTATACGGATCTTCACCCTTGGCGAAGTACCGATTGACCTCGATTTGATTCACGATGCTTCCCTTCATTGACACCTTACCTACCCTCCGTTTGTTCCGCGATCAGGTAAATCCCCTAGCTGTTCAGGAAGTCGGCGATCGCGCCGGCGATGCGAGGATCGACAAGACTGGCGATGGTCCTAGAATTGTTGTCGATCAGATAGTGGATCTCCGAATGACTGAGCACTGTAACCGGGGGTGCGTAATAGGGCCGGGCCAAAGCCAAGGAGGCATTTGCCCTCCGGGCTGCTCGCTTTTGCTGCACACGAACAGCTGCCACCAGTTGTTCTCGCCGAGGAATACTGGTTGAAAGAGGAGTTGAAGGTCGCTCTTCGTACCCGTGCCAGCTCATAGCACTCCTTTGAAAACAGGCGGATGCTTGAAACGCTGGCAAGCGCCTGACTCCCGATGAAGGTGTGCCTGGCCGGTGTACCGGCAACGCCAGCACACGCGGCGCCAGTCGGATGACTTGACGCCGCGCAGAAGCCACCACCAGAACTGGGAGTTGAACGGCCAGTGGTGGCGCTTGATGACCTTGTGGGGTTCCCAAAAGAGCTTAGGCATCGTCCTCGTCGGTCGTACTCTGCTTGAACTTCAGAGTGCTGATGTCGTCTGCTTTATCAAGCTCACCTTCACGCGAGCCCAAGTACGCCGGTTGGAACAATGACCCGCCGGGGAAGGCGTATAGATAACGAACTTCAACAAGATCACCCTCATTCGGGATATTGCAGTTCACCGGAATCGTGACGTTGCCAACACCGGTCAGGCCCTCGCCGGCTTCCATGCCCAGAGCGATGCTCCGCTTGGACCCGTTGATTGCACGGACAAAGCAGGTTGCAGACTGTGTGAACTTGAACTTGAGCTGGTTGCCGCCGGAGTTCGGCCGGCCGGGCACGTACTTGGATCCCAGCTTCTTGAAGACCACGCCTTCACCACGCTCGGATTTGATCTTGTCGAAGAGGGCGCGCTTGGTCTCGGGTGTGTAAGCCGTCGTCAGGAACCCGATCGCCGGCAAGGAGGTCGTCCCCAACAGGCCCTCCAACAAGGACCAGCGGTTCTCAACAGGCATGCCGGTCGTATCCTGGCCGCCGTAACGAAGAACATCGAAGGGCCAGTACACGTCGCCAATCGCTTCGCCGTCCAGGATGAAGTCAGCATCCCGCTTGGTGCGAAGACTCAGAACGCCGGCGGCGATGGACTGGGAAACAGCAACGATCAAACCCTTGCGGTTGCCGCCGGTGATCTGGTCACCAGCGCGCGTGACAAACTGACGGACACCGTCCTTTTTCTCCTGCATGAAGTAGTTCTCGCTGTCGAGCAGAAACTCCACCTGCTCTTCATCGACAGCGTTCAGGAGCTGCGGGATCAACCCGCTTTGCTGGCCAGCTAGCTCGCTGCCGGCGTAGGGCGTGCCATCTTCGCCCTCGGAATAGCCTTTGCCCTTCTTCTCGGCTACGAGCTTGTCGTAGACCTTCTGTGCCGCGGCCAGGGCTACCGGCGTTGCGGTCTTGCTTCCGCTGTTCAGCGTCGAACCCCGCCGACCGTACTGGAAATTGACAACATATCCGTTGTCTTTCTCCTCGATCTGGGCGTGGTATACCTTGTCGGAGCTGCCGTCGCGGTACGCGAGGCTGATTGACTGCACACTCATTCTCTTTCTCCAATCTCAATCTGTGCCTGTCGGCAACATGGCAATTCCCGCCTGAGCTTTCAGGACATTGCGTTTGCGGAAGTGATCCGCCGGGAGAGCCAGCACACGGTCCAGCTCTCGCTTGGTCAGCTTCTGGAAGTCCAGCGACAAAGCTCCACACAACCCAAGGAGGGTGATGCCAACTCCACCCATCTCCTGTTCAACCTTGCCGACCGGCCGGGAGTAGACGTGGTTGACAATGCGAAGGGCATCCTCGTGAGGAACGCCCATCGCCTGGTTCAACTCGACCACCTCTTCCAGGAAGCGCCTCCCGCGTTCATGCTTGTCGCGGAAGACCTCCCACCCGAAACTGCTGGTGATCCAGCCCACGGTTCTGGCTGTCAGTTCATTGAGCTGCATCAGGCCGCCCTCTGGAACTGCGTACGCCGGGCTGCTGCTTCCCGGACGATGTTGCAGATCTTGAGAACCGATGCCACTGTTGCGGACAGCACGAGGCCGCTGATCGGTGTATCGTGGTCCGTCAACTCATGAATGAACTGCGACAACAGATCCGCACGGACAGGCTGGCATCCTTGATCGAGCAACAGATAGCGCAGGTGGGCAGTGAGCCTCACCCTGATCTCGTCGCCATCACGAGGCTCGGCCAGGGCGAGCTGTTTCCGGCAGGTGTCCCAGTCTCCTCTGACCACTGCGGCGTTGAGCACCTTGATGTCAACCTTGCCGGAGAAGTCGGAAGACACGGCTGCAGCTTCGAGTGTGGCGCCATTGGACAGCCGTTCAACGGCCGACACGACATCGCCTGGTGCGAAGATGCTCCGCTCAACCAGAAGCTGGGTCAGAGCCAGAACGGTCTGCTGATCGAAGCCGCCTTCCACCACAAACGGAGAGGCGTAATTGATCAACTGTTCAATCTCTGAAGCACTCAGCCCATCCACAGTGAACTGGCAGCTCCCACAGCGTTTCTGAAGCGCCGGGATCAGCTTGGTTGGATCGGTCGTGCAGAAGATGAAGATGTTGCAGGAGTCAGCCTGCTCAAGCGGCTTGAGCAGAATGTTCTGGGCGGCCGTCGTCATCTGCTGGCACTCGTCGAGGATGAATACCCGGTAGAAACCGGCTCGCGGTGTCCAGCGCAGATCATTCAACAGATCGCGCATGTCCTCTGCCTTGCCGAAGGCCGCAGCGTTCATCTCATTGATCTCGAAGTCAGCGTTCTCCAGGCAGGCGTCACAGGGTTCCCCGAACTCGCCGTGGGTACAGTTGACAGACATGGCCACAATCCTGGCCAGGGTGGTCTTGCCGCCGCGCGAAACCCCGACAAACTTTAGGGCGGTTGGAACACGGCCGGCGGTGAACTGGTTCTTGAGTTGTTCGATGGTGTCGGTGTAACCGATCACCTCGCTGAAACGTCGCGGCCGCAGTGAGACGCTCAGGTTCCGTTCTTGTGTGTCAGGCATGCTTACCCTTCCGTTGTTTGAGACCCTTGACGATCTCGTGGAGGCTTATAGCTCGATCTCATAGTCAGCGCCCATCGAGACCAGGGAACCTTCTGACCATCTCTTCTGAAGGTCTTCAAAGCTGCTGAACTCAGGCTCGGAGAATGGATAGATCAGCTCGCCTCCCCCACCTTCCTTTTCGATCACGCCTGCTTTCTCAAGCGCATAGAGAAAGGCACTGACCCGCGTGAACTCTTCGAGTTCAAGTTCGACATCATCCAGGTACACCTGGTTGTTGTCCGAGTAGATGAACTCAATGCTGTACTTCATCTTCATGACTTGTCCTCCCGCAGCCGGCGGAACTTGCCCATGCGAAGCGCCGCGCCATCCTTGGTCAGGTTCTGGTAATAGATCTCGGCCACCAGGCCGACCAGTTCGCCCCGAAGGTGCTGTTTCCAGAGCCGGTCACGGTCCAGGTCGGAAACCTTCTTGCCCATGCCGACTTCGCATTCGATCATCTGTCCGCCGGGAACACTGTCGCTGTCCCGATCCGGTGAGATGTTACCGTCATCACAGAGATAGCCTCTGACCATCAGGTTGCCCAGGATGCCGGCGTGCTTGCCGCGGCCTTCCATGGCACCGATGATCTCCATATCGCCGTCGATGAACGGCTTCCACTTGAGCCAGACACCAGACTTCCGGAACTGGTATATGCCATCTACATCCTTGAGAACGATGCCTTCGTAGCCCTGTTCCAGATACAGGTCTGTCCAGTGCTTGATGGCTTCCGAGTTGTTCGGCGCCCGGTAGGCAACGACCTTGATGATCTGCAAGTGATTGATGGCATCGGTCGCACAGTCCAGGGAGATCTTCCGGCTCTCTTGTGTTCGAGCGCAGGTCTTGCTTTCGAACTCAGAGGTCAGAATCGTGTCCCAGACATGGAAGTCAATGGCCAGACTGCGCTCATCGAAGTCATGCCGGCGAAGCAGGCCACTGGTGACATCGAATGCCTCGGGCTGGTCGATCCCATGGATCAGGAACTCACCATCGAAGGTACGGTTGTCAACCAGAGCTGGATAGAGGACGGCACTCTCTTCAAAGATCTTCAGGATGTGACCGACGTTGTAGTGCGGCAATCCTGTCGAGCTGTAGGCAACCGCCTTTCCGTCCTTGACCACCACAATGCCACGGATGCCATCCAGTTTGGGCTCGAGGTACACCTCCCGGAACTTGGGTGGTTTCTTCGGGTCGTAGACCTTGCACAGCTGGATGCCCTCGCGCTTGCGGCGGACAACCACCGGGCCTTGAACAGTGATGATCTCGACTACCTGCTCGCCAGGCTCAAGCTCATCCCAAAGAAATGGGCTCATCGTTGTTTCCTTTGCTGTAACTGTTTCGGTGGCCAATCAGAAGGCTGCTTGAACTTGTGCTTTGGCCAGTCGATCCAGGGCACAAGAACACATGTCGCTTGCACCCAGGAACTGTGTAGCCGCCGCCGTGGGCGCTTGCAGATCGGCTGGCCATCGAACTCGTTCCAATAGGCCCAGAACGTACGCCAGAAATGAATCGGGTTGTAGATGCGCATGGATATCCTGGCTCTAAATGCAACGGGTCGGATTGGTTGCCGACTTGATTCGGTATGACCGGGATAGAACCGGGAACACCCGGCCTCTGTGGATTGCCGAAAAGCCCTCGACGCCCTTGTCGCCGTACAAGCGGGATTGGTTACCCCTGGGCATGGCCGCACAGTTTCTGCCTGTCACCAGGCAGGGGCCACATACAATATCGAATCGCTCCCTAGTAAAGCCGCGGTCCTACACCGCGAGCCGTTGCAAACTTATGTTGTTCAGATCAATCCGAGTCCCAACTCTTCGCGCCGTGCGCGCGCGGCGCGCGCCAGCTCGGCGATCCTGGTCTGTTCCAGGAACTCGCGCCGGAAGTAGTCGAGTGCCCGCTCGACGATTGCATTCTTATCCGGGGAGGGCTTCTTGATCACCCAGACCGGATCGACCATGCAGAAGATCGGAATGCCTGGCAGCAACGAGCTCTCAAACCACTGGGTGTCGTGCGTCTTGGCCTTCGGCTTGTCGTTAGCTTCTTCGACGAAGCCAAGCATGGCCCCGGCGGCCGTCCAACCGAGAATCATCACAGCTTCCAGATTGGGCATGGCACGGATTACACGGAGGCATCTGGGACCGAAGCAGGCTGAGATCTCGGACTTGTCCGGCTCTCGCTGCTGTTTCTCATCGCCCTTCCGTTCCAGCGGAGGCTGGCATTGCACCATACTGGTGATGAACACGTCTTTGGTTGTGTCCAGTTTGAGGAGCCTCATCCATTTCTCGAAGGCTTTTCCGTGGGCTCCGACCATCGAAACTCCACGTTCAGTTTCCGCGTCCCGTGGAGCCTCATACACCACGGCAATCCGAGCGTTGGGATCGCCGCGGTAAATGAAGCCACGGTTGTAAGGATGGATCAGACTGAGCCGGCAGCCGTCACAAGGAACACAAAGCGCCTTGATGACGTCGCTTATCTTCTCCTGCTGAACTTCAAGCCCATCGAAGAGTGTAAACATGTCAGCGATTGAACCTCTTGCCAATCGTTTCTCCAGCCGCCTGGAAGATGCTGTTACGGTAGGAAGACCGGGCGCCCATCATTACGACGCCCACAAATGTCACACCCACCAGGAGCCAGAAAGTCTTCGTGAACAGTCTGGCAACAACAAAAGCCAGGATGTCCACGGCTAGGGCCTCACCGGCATGATCGCGTAGGTCGCGTCGATCCCATCGTTCGCGTCATCCACGATCAACGCCTTGGCCGCCTTCGCCTTCACGTTGTAGTCACTCACTCCGAAGCGGAGCTTCTCGAGGTTGGAACCGCTGGCCACGTTTTTCACATACGGGAGGTTGGTGGTGATCGAGATGTTGAGATCTGCCGGCATTCCCTCTTCCCGCTCAATCGGAAGCTCGTCTGTGATGTCGGCATTCTTGCCCTTGGTGATGACACGAATCACGTCACCGACAACCTGGAGCTTCACCAGCAACAGCTCATCGAAAGCCGGCGCGCGTTCGAGCACCTGCTTGAGCTGTTCCCGGTCGATCTTGAACCAGAAGTCCGGGGCGTGAGTCCGAAGAACACTCACGATGGCCGGGAAGGTTCCGAGCAGTAGCCTGGTGCCGAAGAAGGTGTTGTCGCCGATCTTGAAGAACAGCTTGACGACATCGTTACGGCCATTCTTCGGGCCTTCGATGACCTTCACACCGTCTTCCTTCTTGACCAGCTTGGCCAGGGCAGGCAGCGCCAGACGCGGGAGCAGGATGCTCTCCATCTTCTGCGGGCCTTTCTCGCCCTTGATAATGATCCGCGCGCAAGCGTGGCCGTCCGTCGCCTGCGCTTCAAAGCCCTCATCGCCGCAGAGCAGGCGCATACCGCCCAGCTCGAACTGCTGGGTGCCTTCGTTCTCGTCGGGGATGCAGAACGAAACCCGGCGTACGAACTCGGACAAAGCCTGCCCCTTCATGGTGTAGGCTTCGGGCTGCCGGAAAGGAATCTCCTGCATCCGCTTGGCCATCTCATCCATGCCGGTCGGATTGTCGCTCAGATGGAAGATGCTCTTGCCGATCTTCACCTGGATCTTGGTCGGCTGATCCTTCTTCTCGATGCGCGAGACGTCGGCAATATCATCCGGGTCGCGGTGGAGCAGGCCGGCACGAAGCTGCCCTGGATCGAGTAAGGCTTGACCAGGCAATTCGACCGTGGCTGAATGCTTGATGACAGTCTCGGCTTTGTGCATGGTGGTGTACAACAGAACGGCTGCTTCGGTCTCAGTCTTAAACGCCCTGACCAGGATTCCGCCGGAACCTTCCGTGCTCTTCTTGTCAATCGTGAAGGAGACGTCGTTCACTGCAGCGAGCAGGTCTCCGACCTTGATCTGGAATTTCATGTGTTGGTTCTCCGTGAGAAATGCAAGGCGGGATCGCTCCCGCCTTTGGGTTAGGCTGCCTGCTGTTCCTGCAGTCGGCTCTGAGCCTCCGGACTGGTCGCGGCATTACGTCGCGCCTTGGAGCATTTCGGACAGACACCGACGCCATACTGGGCCATGCCCCGCAGGTAGATGTCCCAGGCGTGCATAGACTGGGTGATGTTGTCCTTGTCCGTGTACTGGATGGTCACGATCTGCTCACCGCAATCGTTGCAGTAGTTGATCGGGTAGGCCCATTCGGGGATCTGGGGCTGCTGTTTCCATTGCCCGGTCTTCGGGTCATAGGGATAGCTCAGCTTTCCGAAGGAATAGAAGTAGATCCCAGGACCCCATTTGGACATGGCGCGCTTGTAAGCCTGCGCTTCTGCCGAGGTGATCCAGTTCTCGTCCGCTGTGTCCTTGGCGCCGCTCGAATCCTGCCAGACCCATCCCAAAAGCGGTCCCATCCAGATGCCGACCCGGACGACCGCACCCACCTTGTGGGCACTGATCTCCGACTGCGGCGAGATGACTTCCTTGGTTTTGTAATCGAGCTTGGCCTTGATGATCTTGGTGAACGGCGCGATGTCCACCCGGGTCACTTCGGACTGCCAGAAGCCATAGCCGATGACTTCGTTCATTCGTGCGGTATAAACCCGCGAGTCGGCATAGGCTGCCGCGGTTGCGGTCTTGGCCGTGTAATCGATCGTCTGGGGAAGGAATGACACATCGTCGGGATGGAATGGCGCCTTCAGCAGCTCGATCGTTTTGGCCCAGTCCTGCAGGTAAAGCGGAAGAGCCCGCTCGTCTTGACCGCCGCCGCGCATGAGCCGGTCGATGTCTGTCAGAACATGAGGTTCAACGACAGCTTCAGGTTCCTGCACCTCGACAGCAGAGGTAACTTCAGCAGTGGTAGCAGCCGCAACCAGTGCGGGTGCATTGTTCTTTCTCGGTGGCATGATTATTCCTCGAACCAATTGAAATGGAACCGTTGGCCGCCGCTCGGAATGTGTTTGGCCGGAGCCCCACACTTCGGACAGGGTTTCTGCTCAGTGCCCATCGGCACCAGTTCTTCAAATTGATGCCCACACTTCTTCTCGTCGGGGCATTTGAATTCGTACAGTGGCATTTGAACAACTCCTCGGTGGAACGGTGCGGTTGATGATCGGGCTAACGACCGCTTTGAACTTGCGGCAGAAAGGGGCCTGCCGTCTGTGAATTTCTTCCAGCTCGGCACGGCCACCCTCACCCAGGCGGAAACCGTACGGGCCTCGCTCGATATACAACTCGTTCAGCGAGTTGAGCATCTGGTGAAAGTGGTCAAGGCCATTTCCCAGTTGCAGGCCGTGCCGTTTGTTCATCACGGAACAAACTAACAGTAAGTTCGCTTCCGTCATACAGTTGTTGGGAGCCATCTCAATCAGCAACAGGACCATACGTTCCACGAGTACCATTACGTGATTACCTCCACCATAGGTGAACCGTCGGGGCTTCCAAAGACCCGGTAGCTGGTGCCCCATTGCGGGGCGCCGATTTGTTCTTTGACTCGCTCAAGTGCGCGGGCCGCGGCTTGGCACATCTTCTCCAGCAGTTCGCCACGAAACACCGGAACCATGGTCTTGCGACCGGCTTCGATGATCTCTACGTGCGGAACCGTCCAAAAGGTTCCGCTCTCGCAGCGACGGTAATGAATGCAGGTAATGGCATTCTCATCACCCGGTCCAAAGCAAAAGGAGACCGTGGCTCTGATGCCACTGCTGTCCGAGTCCTTGCGCTCGGGAACAGTGACGATTGCGTGAGTCATTCCTGTGAGAAAGCGTGTCATAGAAACTAAGCAGCCGCCGGCAACTCGACTGCCTTGACCTCCTTGCGAATACGTTGGACAAGGAAGGTATTCCGGCAGTTGACGTTGCACTGCTCCACTGCCCGCTTGACCGCGGCCCAGGACGCGAGGAAGACGATCATCTTCCTGGCCCTGGTGTTCGCTGTGTAGAGAAGGTTACGCTCAAGCATCGGATAGTGGTGCATCGTCATGAGGAGAATTACAATTTCAAACTCGCTGCCCTGGCTCTTGTGAGTCGTGGCTGCGTAAGAGAGCGACAGGTTGTCCGTCTCCTTGAAGGGATAACGAACCAATCGGCCGTAGAAATCGATCAGGATCTCTTTATGGGTTTCATCGAATTCCTTGATGAACCCGATGTCGCCGTTCGAGATCTCCATGCCCTGCTGGTAGTTGTTAGCCAGTTGCATCACACGGTCACCGGTCCGAAACTTGTGACCTTTGACAGTTACTTCCTTGCCGTTGGGATTCAGTGTTTCCTGGAGAACTTTGTTGAACTCAATCGAACCTGCTGGGCCGATTCGCATCGGCGTCAGGATTTGAATGTCCCTGATAGGATCGACGGCGTGCTTGGCAACGATCCGTTGAATGACCGGAGGCAGCTTCGCTTTGATCCACTCCAGATCGTCCTTGCCCTCCGGTCCCCTGGGAACTTCCATGAAGTAGGAGTCGGCTTCAATGCCTTGCCCCTTCTTCACGTCCGGAAAGATCGGCGTCTGTCCGGTCCTGATCTTGTAGGCATTGCGGATGATAAGCGAGTTCTCAGCTTGACGGAAGATGGTCTCCAGTTTGGTGACCTGGATCTTCTCGCAGTTGATCATGTCGCGGAGGACCATCCCGGGCCCAACCGAAGGGAGCTGGTCCACGTCACCCACAAATACCACTGAACAGGAGTCAGGTACGGCGTCCATCAGGGAATCGGCGAGCTGGAGATCCAGCATCGAAGCTTCATCGCAGATCAGCAGGCTGCAATTGAGCGGGTTCTTCTTGTTGCGCTGGAAGTCATTGTCCTCATAGCTCCACTCCAGCAGTTTGTGGACCGTCTGCGCTTCCTGACCGGTGACTTCAGCCATGCGCTTGGCAGCGCGGCCAGTAGGCGCGCACAGCTCGACGTTGAGACCCAGTCGGGCTGCCGTGCGCAACAGCATCTTGAGGGTGGTTGTCTTGCCAGTGCCGGGACCGCCGGTCAGGATCGACAGGTTGTTCCGAAGAGCTGCAATGACCGCCTGACGCTGTTGTTCGTTCGGCTCTTGGCCCAGGTCCTTCTCGACACGTTCCAGTGTCTCCTCGATGCCGCGAGGCGCAATATGCGGAAAGCTCTGCAGCTCTCCGATCCGTTGCGCCAGCCGCTTCTCGGCCGCGTGAAAGACTGGCAGGTAGTAGAAGATCAGGGATATTCCCTTGATCTTCACAGGCTCCATGATCAGTTGCTTGCGCTCGACAACCCGGATGATCGCCTGCTGGGCATCCTCCATCGAGAGTTGTTCCTTCTCGTTGAGTGTGCCTTTCCTGCTGCTGGCGATCTTCCGAACCGTACCCACGATCTCGTTGTGCTCAAGAAAGCAATGGCCATTGCTGGTTGCCTCCGAGACCACATAGGTGACTGCGCCTTCGGTCCGTTCCGGGCAACATTCCGGCCAGCCCATGCGGGCAGCCATCTCGTCTGCCTTCTTGAAGCCGATCCCACTCAGTTTCATGGAGCGATAGGGATTCTTCTCCAGGATCGGAATAGCATCCTTGCCGAATGCGGCGAGGAACTTCTTGCCCCAGGAACCGCCGATGTCGAAACGTGCCAGCCACAATTCCAGTTGGCGAAGCACTGGGTCGTGCTGGCTTCTCCAGGATGCCACGATCTTATCGGCTTTATCCGCTCCGATGCCGTCGCACTCCGTAAGGCGCTCAGGGGAGTTGTCGAACACGTTGATGATCGAGACGCCGAACTTCGCCATCAGAACGGCAGCCGTCTTCTTGCCGATGCCCCTGACGTGATTCTCCAGGTACTTCTGGATGCCTCGGATGGTATCGGGGATGACTCTTACCGCCTGCTCAGCATCGAATGTTGGCCCATACTTCGAGTCGTCAACCATCTTGCCGTGGAACTCGAACAGATCATCTGGATCCCAGTCGGGGAATGAATTGCATTTGACAGCCAGATCCTTCTGCCCCGGTTCAACCGGATGCACGGTCAGAATCCGAAAGGTACAACTGTCCTCAGGCTCGCTGCCTTCGGTCGTGGTCTCGGGTGGTTTGTCCATGACACGGGGATACCGTTGCCATAGAACCTGACCCCTGAAATGCTGTTGCTCGTCCACAAATCCACCTAACTGTTAGTCTGCCAGTTCTGGGACTGGCAATGATATAGAAGGAAACCCCTAGAAGCAAAGCTCTTCGGGGAGAGGCACCCATCCGGTGAACTGTGGTGACACCAACTCTTCCAGGAGCGGGGGCGCCGGCTCGGGTGCAAAGGTCAGCGTCAATTGAACCGGACGCCGGCATGGGAGTGGTTGAATCCCAACGAGGTTGTCCTCGGTAAGGTTCTCGGCACCGCGCAGGTATTCCCAACGCTTTGCGAGGAGCCCCAGGAACCCCAGATGACAGGGCTTCAACAGAACGTTCCCGGAAGCAACTGCTTGAGAAGAACAGTCGGCATCGATATTGAACAGGAACTCGAGGCCCGTTGGTTCTTTCCTGCCCAACCGGAATGTGTAGCGGCTTCTCATCGGGCGCCGACTCTCTCTGCGAGATCGATACCAGTCTTCTCTGTGAAGAGCGCCTGGCCTTCCCGGTAGCAGTCGTACAGATCGGACCTGTGTGTGTCCAGTTGAACCACCTGGATAAACCAGTCGGTGCATGCCCGGATGATCGGACCTGATCCGTAAACCAGGTACCAGTTCCGCATCGCCAACAATAAGACCGCTGGGTTGATCGGGGGATGTATGTCGCACAGGACAGACTCAAGCACCCGGATTGTTTCGTCGTCCAGGCGCCCCGTCTTGTCCAATGTACGATCCAAAGGATTTGCCATTTCTTCTCCTATCCAACTGTTAGTTGACTCCGGCTCGGTCTCGGATTGACAATGAACCCGGAGGCAGAATGCCACGCACTTTAGGAAAGCACACCAATCACTTCGGTCCATTCATCAGACGGCGGCGACGCGAGTTGAGCCTGACGCAGCGCGAGGTCGCTGCGGCTCTCAAGGTCTCTGCGCCTGAGTTTGTTGGCATGATCGAATCCGGCCTTCGCAAGCCAAACTTCGAACGGTTACCTGCTCTGGCGGAAGTCTTGCAGGTTCCGGTCCTCGAGATGATCCAGATGGCTTTTGCAGACGTCTACCCAAGCCTGGTGGGCTACCTGACACAAGAACAAACAGCTCAGACCGCCAAGGCCAATCGGCTGGGTCAGAAGCTCTACGCTCTGCCCCAGCCAATACGCCAGCCCATCATCAAGATGATTGACAAGTTCTATGCCGAACGATCCGTCGAGAAGAAGGACAAAGTGGCGTAATCTACCTGCGCTGCAGTCAGACTTTCCTTTTCCACCACTTCGCCGCGTCGGCGAGCCCTCTCCCTCAGAAGAGCCTTTTCCTGATCCTTCAGGTGCTTGGGCAAGCCACGCACCTTGGATCGGGATTGCTGGGTTATTGCCTGACGGATCTTCTGTGCGAACTCCAGGCACCTCTCGATCTTCTCGTCCGACATCCCCGAGATCTCGGCAAGGAAGGGGTCAGCCATTGGTGTTGTTTTTCGGCTTCTCAGCAACCACAATCGAAACTTTCATCTGGGTGATGCTGTGACCCTTCACGCCTTTTCGCTTCTTGACTTCTTTCCAGGCACGGTTGAACGCCGTGCCATAATCGCTAGCCTTGGCGGTTGCCGATTGCCCCATGTTGACACTGGTCAGCTCCGGCATCTGGAAATAGAAGGTGTAAGTTCGAAGGTTGTCTTCTGCACCGATGATTTCCGTCATGCTGCCTCTCTTTCCTGTGGATACCAAGCCTCTGTCAGCGCCGGTGTCACGCATTCGCACTCGAAGAACTTGCGATCGACAGGAAATGGGTTGGCTTCCGCAAAGGCTAGCATCTTCGCTCTGGTCTCCGCGTCAGGATCCATATCGTGCCAGCTGTTGCGGCCGAACGCGCCAAATGCAGTGTCCATCTTGGCGAGCAGTTCGTCGAGTTCAGGCACCGGTCTTTCCAGAAGCCTGCGGGTAATTCTGTACCCATAACACCGGAAAGGACGGACTGAACGGCACCTCACAAAGAGAGGCTTGCAGTTGCTCTTCAGTTTGATCCAACCTTCAGGTTTGAATCCCCTGCGGCCAGCCGCCTGCTCTTTGATCGTTGCACGCCAGCGCGCGGCATAGTCGTTCGGCGGTTCAGGGACATCGGTGAAGAAGGTCAACGGACAGGTGTAGTGGGAAGGTCCGCAGCTCTCATCGAGCGACTTGACTCCCCAGCCTTCCCCTTTGAAACGCTGCATGATGTCGTATCCGATGTAGCGATGCGAGGCCACGCCTGGTGCAGAGATTTCCCAGACCGACCATAAGATGTTGCCCTTCGTCACCTTCTTGAGACAGCGTCGGGTAGTTCCACCGTGTTCGCTGTCCGTGGTCAGTTGACGGATGAGTGACTTGCGTGAGTAGTATCCAGAGATCCAGCCCATGCCTATACTGCTTCCTCAAGTGGCGGGCACTTGCAGTTGGTGAGACGTTCTTTACAGGAGCCACAGAGGGCATAGCCCTCGGGATCTACACGCAGAGGCCGGGATTCGGTCAAACGGCCGGCACGAAACAGTTGGCCGGCAGAGATGCCTCTGACATTGGTTTTGACAGGCAGCGGCCCGAACATGTTGTCGATGATGGTGCCGTCGAGAGCGAGGTTGCAGAGATAATCGGCCTCTCTGTTTTCTTCCCGCGGATACCACACATACGAAATGACAATGCCTGGATAGAAAGCCAGGATTTCCCTGATCCGATGTTGAAGTACGATCAGGTTCTCGTCCTTGCATCTCCACTCTCTGGTCATCTGATTGACCAGGAGCTGGGAGTCCGCGCGGAACTCAATACGATCGACGTCGGATGTGAAGTCGAGCAACGGGTCCAGGCTGTTTACAGCCAGCAGCAGACCCCGGTACTCAGCAACGTTGTTGCTGCCGATCAGAGACTCGTTCAGGCAGGCAACGTATTTGTGCTGCTCATCGAATGCGACGAAGGCACAGGACGCTGGGCCCGGCTCGGTGGCTGAGTTTGAACGGCTGCCACCATCCGTGTAGATAATCAGCTTCATGCCGCCAGTTTCCGTTCATGGCGGCGGAACTGAATCGTCTTCTTCATCCACTTGTCAAGGGTCATCTTCCGATTCAGCTTACCCAGGTGATCGACGATCAAGATGCCGTTGAGATGGTCGATCTCATGCTGGATGACTCGTGCTTCCAGGCCCTCGGCGACCATAGTGATCGGTTGAAAGTCTTCGGTCAGCCCGGTGACGGTGATCTCCGTTGGACGTGTGACCTTGACCTGCAAGCCGGGCAGGCTCAAGCAACCCTCCGCGGCCGCTGATGTTTCGGAACCGAACTCAATGATCTCGGGATTGGTCAGGGACTGCATCTGTCCCTGGCTGTCCTGGTAGATGATGACCCGCTTCAAGACGCCGATCTGATTGGCGGCCAGGCCCTGTCCGCGGAAGGAGAGGCAAGCTTCCTTCATGTCGCCGATCAGATTTGTGAGACCCTCGCCGAACTCAGCATCAACTGGTTCGCAGGTCTTGAGAATTACGCCGTCCGGATATTCGCAGATTGCGGTCATTCTTTTTCCTCCAGCATGTTGAGAATGCCTTCAAAGACCTTTTCAACAGCGGTCACGCCGTCGAAGAAGCTCCGCTCGAAATCGGCGCGCGTTGCTTTCGTGTAGTCCGGACACGCAGTGAGCTGTTCCTCTGTCGGTTGCATATGCAAGGCTGCCATCAGGGCGATACGGATCTTTGTGGCCGCATAGAAGTCCAGAGAGCGGATCATGCGGCTGTACACCGGCGAGATGTTCTTCACATCCGATGTCGGTTCGCGCAGCATTTCCCGGAACTGCGCCGGCCGGTTCTCAATCAACGCGATGGTAGCGTTCAGTGCTGCATTCAAGCTCATCACATCACCCACTCTTGCTTTGGTGTTTTGTCCTGTTCGAGCACTGACTCGTAGTCGACCAGGATGCCAAGCCTGGCATCGAAATTACCGGGATGTGGCAGGAACGGAGAGTTCCGCCGATACAACTGCCGCTCTGCAACCAGATCACAGCTGCAAGCTGCCGTAGGTATATCCTTTGCTGCGAACTGCATCCCAAGCAGAACCGGATCAGTCAGTTCAGGACCGCCGACTGGTTCAAAAGACGAGCGGTAGATCCTGTCTTTCCGCAGAACCGAATCACCGTAGACACCGTACTGGACGGGAACGATTCCCATGGGCGGATAGACATCGAGATGCCAGCGCCAAACTTGAAACGGTTCGTCCAGACCGGCCCACTTCATGTACCGGTCGACGAAAACGTGACTGACCATCAGATGAAGACCAGGAAGCACGAGGCAATCCTGCACCACTACGGTGTAGGGCGCCTCATTGGGGTCCAACACGAAGCTGATCAACTCTCCAAATCGGTTCAGACAAGTGATTCCGACCCGCGACATATACACATAGTTGACGGCTTCTTCGATCATGATCCGTGCTGAAACAACGAGTTCGGTCATAGCTCTTGAAGCCGGGTGGGGTTACCACCCGGCTCTCTTCCGCCTCAGAAGGGGATGTCGTCGTCGATCAGGGCCTGCTGCGCGGGCTGGACAGCCGCAGGGGCGGATTGCCGCTGCTGTGTCTGCCGGGCTGCGGGAGCTGCCGCTTGTGTGCGGGGCGCCGCGGCCTGACGAGGAGCTGCCGCCTGACGCGGGGCCGGTTGCTGTGCGGGCGCAGCGGCCTGCTGATGGTTCCCGTTCCCGCCATTCCCGTTGCTGTTGCCGTTGTTTTCGCTCTTGGGCACCACACGGAACGGACCGGATATGTCGCGCGCAACGCAGCGGAAGCCGACGGCCGCGTTGTCGATCACATTGCCGCTCTGCTTGTCCTTCTTCGAATAGGTCGTGAACTCCATCTCGCCATCGTTAATGACGATCGTGTCGCCGGGGCTGAACCGTTCGGCAACATACTGAGCCTGACGGCCGAATGCAACCACGTTGACCCAAGTGGTCTTGTAGGCCGTGGTCTGATCCTGGCCGTTGTAGTTGCGGACGTCGCCCTTGCCTTCGCCGACCCACCGCTCGGTGGCGACGCCGACCTGCACCCAAGCCTTGTCGCCTTCACCCTGCAACTCCGGCTGCTTGCCAATCTTGCCATCGAAATGAACCTTGATTCCTGCCATGCTTCTCTTCCTCTTTCATCCAGCCATACGGCCGGGGATTCTCTTAGTTGACATCAATCTGAGCGAGTACAAAACTAACCGTAAGGTAGCTCGCCAGACACCGGACTGCATTCGGGTAAAGCCCTTAGGCTTGCTCTGCAGGTAGAGGTGGCGCAACCAACCCGCGCTTCTCCCACTCCTGGCGGCAGACGGGATGATAGATCCACCACTTGGCTATCTCAGGCGGATCGTTCTCCTGAGCGTACTTGCGGAAATCGGCCTCTTCCGCCGGGTCGAGCTGGCGAAACAGAATCTCTTGCAGCATGTTTCCTCTTGCGTTCGCACTGGGTCACCGGTATAGGCGCCATCTGGCCGGTGGCGAGGTTGACGAAGCCTCCTTGATAGGAAACCTCGCGGTGCCTGAACAGCCGCGCCAGCAAAGCGAGCGCGTGATTGGCCAGCACCTGGTTCACAAAGGGCTCCTGTCGTTTCAACGCCTCGACGGAGCTGCAGGAGGGCAGCGTGTCCTCGCCGTCCTGTCTGGGATCGATGATCTCCGGGTAGAGTTCCGCGACCGTAAGCAGACGGTACTTGGCATGCTGATTGCGCCGGTTCCGGGGCTGGCCCAGAACGAACTGGCCGTTGTCGGCATTGTTCCCGATGTCCAGCCAGTAGAGCGTCTTCTTGAAGGCTGGAGACCGGCTGATGGCCAGCCTGGCCGCCCGCGTATCCACACAGGTGATCAGGATGTCTACAACCCCATCTGTCTTCTCTGTGAAGTGCCCAGTGGAGGCGTTCCATTTCAGTCCCCAGAAGAGGTTCAGCCTGTTGGCAATAACCAGTGACTTGTACAGGCCGATCTCCGACTGGGAGAAAGGCTGCCTTACACAATTGGTGGAGGAGATGCGATCGCCATCGACGAAGATGACATTGAGACCTGGCTGTCCCTCGGCAAGGAGGGACTGGTTGATGTACGGCAAGCCGCCGGCCAGCGCACTACCTGTCCCTCCACATCCCACCACTGCGACGCGGGTCCGTGAGCATCTGTGATCCAGCTTGTGGTTCAAGGGATTGCCACCGATCTCTTGACTCGCTTGTACTTGTTGCGAAGACGTAGCCTCTGCTTGTTGACGATTGTGATCGTCAACCGCGAGCCCATGTTCAGCAGAGAGAATTCCATCTTCTCGACCAGGGCGTAGTGAAGGCTCACCCCAGTCGTTAGATCGACCAGCGGATACTTGCCCGTGGTCTTGATGTAGAAGCTGCCTTTGCACTCCAGGATGGTTCCGATTTCAAAGTCCTGAAAGCGATAACGCAACCCAACGGTAACAGCGATTGTGTTCTTCATTGGCATCCTTCAGTCAGCAAGTCACGAACTGTCTGTTTGGAGGAGTGCAGATACTCGATGCCGAAGGCTTCAGCGCCGGCCAGCTCCGTCCACAGCCCAAGGAAACCTCCGGGGTGCTTGGTAAGCACGCCAGCTCCACTGGGATGGGTGAACTCGCTATCGAAAAAGCCTTCTTCCCAGACTTCCAACGTGGACACGTCGGTGACCCTCGGCCGCTTCATGCTGCCGGAGCAGACACTTCCTCGACCTGGTTCGGTGTTCCAGTAGGGAGCCACGAAGAGTGGATCTTCCGGATCAGGACGGTGATCTCCAGCCAGAGCGCGCAAGGATAAGCGGCCGCGGTTGACGATCCAGATCAAAGACGGGTGAGGAAACACCTGGCCATTCAGAGCTGCAGCCTCTTCCTTGTGGAAGAACATGGCCCGCTTTCTTGCCGGCGTCCACCAGACAATCGCGTTGGAGTTGCAGGCGATGACATTCGGCGGCAGGTAAACCAGACCGGTCTTCTGGCCAAGAGTCTCCAGGAGTTCAGTCAACAACTCGATCGAGATGAGGCTGCCAGGGCCGACCTGCAACTCCCCATCCAGGCAAACCGGCGTATGTTCAGTCAAGAATCCGGACTTGTCCTTCTCGGTTCCGCCAGCATAGTAGAGCAGCACCTTGTTCAGGGTGTACTCATGGCGCATCCCAATGTTTACTTCGAGGTGCATTTCTCCCACTCCTCAACCGTCATCACGCATTTGTTCAGAAGACCAATCAGCTTGACCATCCGAGGCAGAGCTTCGAACAGCTGCGCGAATGCCTGGTAGTCATCAGGCCGGTAACCCCGGACGATGGTTGGCGCCGGGTCACAGCCGCTGTTGTACAGGTCTTGCTGGTATTCATCGATCCAGGCGGTGATGTTGTCCTTCCTGTCGACACCGAGGGCAAGACCGATCTGCGAAGCGCCGTCGTAATACCGGGCATTCCCGACGGAGTATTCCAGCTCGGGGATTGTCTTCGACAACTTGATCGTCTTGGAAAGCTTGTAGGCTTCCAAGCAGGTCAGGAAGAGTGCCTTGCATTCCTCATCAGGAATGGTGTCGAAGGCTGCTTTGATGCGACGCTCGGCGAACTTTAACCGGCTGGCTTCCTTGAGATACACCGGACAGTCATTGGGATCGGCGAGTTCCTCAGCCAGAGGCTCTTCCCCTTGCTCCCTCTCTTCAGCCAGGTAATCCTGACGTATTTCATATTCTGCTTTGGCTTCATTCAAAGAGAAAGGCATCGTCACGGCACAGGCTGCGCCATAGATCAGCCAGTAGAAAGTCGCCATCAGCTTCTCGTACTCAGGAGCATTGCCCAGGCGCTGGACCACCGTGTCCAGTGCCATGTATTGCATCGACCCATTGGTCCAGGAGAAACACAAGTACAACGGTTCCGTCTTTGCCTTCCGCATCCATTCTTCACTGCTCAGCTCGAAGTGAATCTCAAACCCTTCATCGCACCAACAGGAAGCCAGCATGTCTTTCAGCGCCCGGATCAGGACTTCAATAACATCTTTGGCGCCCTCGATGTGTTCATTTTTCACGTAGCCCTTGTCCACCAGAACTTCCAGTGGTTTGAGAGCCAGCTCCATATCGCGGCGAACCGTGTACTGGAACTGCACCCCGCGCAGACTTGGCAGGCGGAGAAAGTTGGCCGGCGCGATCAGACCAACGGATGGATCAGACTCGCGGCGGGAGTGAGCAGCTCTTTGTTTCCTTGACCTCTGTCGAACAGCACGTGCAGAGCCTGCCCTATCTTTCGCGCGGATTCGCATTTCACAACCTCGCCAACAATGGCAATCGAAGCGGGATCACCCTGATCCGCAAACTCATTGAGCATGCGGATCAAGGCAACCTTCTTTGATGATCTGGTCAACTGACTACCCCTTGGCGCCCACTGCCCGACCGAAGCGGAACCGCAGCTTGCCGTTGCGGGCTTCAGGGCCCACAACTGTTGCTGTGGTGATCTCGGGGTACTGCGGAGCGTACATCGCCCGCACCTGCTCGATGGTGAATTCCGGATTGGGATCCGGCAACACTGCATCATCGAACACGAACTCCCGCGTCATTTTCTCGACTTTGACTGCCATTATTCGGCCTCGCCTTCGTCGAATCCGTCTGGTAGTTCAGCGGGAAGTTCGCCGTCTTCTGCCGGCGGCGCCGCGGCGGGCTCCTCGGCGTGAACGGCGGCAGCGGCATTGGCATCGCCCGCGGCCTCCCAGAGTGTGAAGGTATCCGGGGCCTGGGCAGTACCAGCCGTTGTCTTGGTTGGATGAACGGCAGGCTTGCCTTCATCCTTCTTGTCGGCCTTCGCCGGCGTCACCTTGGTCTTGGCCTTCGCCGTTGCTTCCTTGGCTGACTTGGCAACCTCGGCAAGCGTCTCCTGGAGTTCCTTCAGGCTTTCCAGAACGGTTGTGTGGCCGTCGGAGTAGCTGGCCAGCAATTGAGGCAGCTCAGCGTCGATCTCTTCGGGTGTGCCCACCAAGGATAGGGGTGTGATCAAGGCTGCAACATCTTCCTTTGTCACGCCTTCCTTCTGGGTCACGTCGCGGGTCAGCTGGCTGTCACTGTCGACCGCCTTGGGGATGACGTTGACCCTGATTTTGGTCTTGTCAACCGCGGTGATCGTAATCGTCACGGGCCGACTCTTCAGAATCGGCATCAGTTCTGTGAACATGGTTGTCCTTGCCCAATGGGCTGTTGATGTTGGCTATAGATCGGTTACACCGGAACGGTGGCCGCCAAGCTCAGTCCTGAATCGGATCTGACCTTTCAATTCCTCCGGCCGGTTCCAATCGAACAGACACGGATCACTCAGGTTGTAAAAGGGATTGATTTCCAACAGCTTGACACCATACTGGTTATAGCTGTCAGAAAGACTCCGCCGGCGCTTGATGAACACATCGAAGACTACTGAATCGAGATGAGAAGTATCTCGCAATTCCTTGTCAAAGAACTGCTCGATCGCCCACTTGATGCCGGCGGCGTCTTCGGTAATCTCCGAGTACACTCCGCGGTAGTAGTATTGGCTGATCCCGACGAGCTTGCGGTCCTGCATGAAGCAACGGAACTCTGACCACTCGGGCAGGTCCAGACCTTCACGAATCCAAACACTGGGCGGGTAGTTCATGGCGATCTGCATGTGCAGGTCGTCATAGATGCCCTCGGAACAGCAGGTCAGGAGATCGAAAGCCATCCGGCCTGAGCTGATCTGGCCATTTGGCAACTGAACGCCTTCGCCTAGGCCACATCCCCAGTAGAAAGCATCCTTCGGACTGCGCGAGCCAAGGCGGACAAAGATACCCTTTGGGAACTGCTGAACGGCCTTGTCCAGCCGTGCGATCAGATGATCCTTTACCGTCTCGTGGTTCTCGGGCACACCCTCGGTAAAGCCTTCGCCCAGCTCGATGATGTAGCTGCCCATGACGCGCGCTTCTTCCAGCGTCATCTGAACCCTTACTGAGGGAACTGACAAGCTGTGCAAAGCATTCGGCCAGCTCTCGATGTAGGTCGGCCATGACACATCCCAGATGGGTCCCTTGGGCTTGTATCTCTCCGACTCGGGCTTCTTCAACCACTCTTCCCCGGCGGCTATACTTGCCTTCATCATGGCAAGAGAAAACTCATGGCGCTCTGGTGAACCAGGCGCGCCGAACTCTGCGAACCGATCTGTCGAGGGGTCGTAGTCACTCATGTCAGGAATATCTTCCTGATGTGCAACTGCGTCGCCGGTACGGCCGCACCCTTCGCAAGGATGGCTGGTGTGGGATAAACAGCCGACATGGCTGCATGGTTCATCTGGCTCAAGCGCTGTCGCTGTGGTTAAACCAGCGATCCGCTCCTGCTCCCGCCACCATTCAGGGGGATGAGTGTGTTCGTTCATTGGGGTGTCTGCCATGTTTCTCCAAAGTTTGACGGCGGTTGGATTCGAACCCACGAAGGCTTGAGCCAGCAGTTTTGCAGATTGCCGTGTTTGACCACTTCGCTACCGCACGTTCTGGTTAGGCAACGCGATCCTCATTATTCAAGTGATACGTCTGAAACCCTAAAGGACCGAGACCAAGCATATTCGTGGCAAAACCTTCTGCTTCTTCTCTGGATGAAAACCAACGCAGAACCAAAAGCATTGGCCCCTTCTTCCTACGGTCCAGCAGAATCCAGACATCTTCCAATTCAGCCATGTCATGCAACCCTTTCGTTGTTGATGATGTGGTCGAACGGATCGAAGTCCGCTTCGGAAACAAAGGGCACATCACTATTTGGTAGGACACTGATCGGTGACATCACAGGAAGTAACCGAACGGTGCCAGCGAGAGGCCGCTTCATTGTTGCCGGATCGATCCCGAACTGCTTCAGATACGAGATGTCCAGAGTCCATTCGTGCCGGCTGCGTTCCTCAAAGATCTCGAATGCCCTGGCGATATAGGCCTCAGCAGTCGATTGTTGTGGCCACTGGTTCACCTTCATCAGGTGGGCACGGACTTCTTCGAACTCGCCATTCACGCTGGCTAATCCGATGTGCTTGACTTTGTGGCACATGGGACACAGGGCTATCAGCCTCACCAGAGTCTGGGTGTGCGTCCTGTCGTCGTACAGCCAGACCTCATGGCACTCAACAGGCCAGCGGCGGCCACGGCCCGCGCAGATCTCGCAGCGGTGCCGGGTCAGCTTCGAGGTTTGCTTCTTCAGAACTTCCCACACGGAAAGAGGAACGCTGGATCTCACATTCGAGAACCAGCAGGAGGCGGGCACAAGTTCGATCGTCAGTCGTGGCACGGTCAGTTCTCAAACCTTTTGTTGGTCATAGCGTTGCCGTGATCGGGGCGTCTTCGATCAAGCCGTCATAGGCCCAGATGTGATCGCCGCCGTTTTCCCGTGCCTGCGTTGCGGCTTCTTCGATGGCGTCGTTCTCGGTCAGCGCCTCGATCTCCATATTGGTGGTGACCAGGGCTTCCGTTGTTACTTTCACTCGGAACTTGGGCATGCTTCCTTCTCGTCTTTCTCAATCGTCGCGGCCATGGCAAACAACTGACCGCGTTCGCAGGTTGGGTCGTGGTGTTCACACCCCTTGCATTCTGGACAGCAACTGTAGATGCCGAGTCCAAATTCGGCACGCTTGGCTACAGCCAGAATCCTGGGATAAGCCGCGAGCTTTCGTGCGGTCACATCCATTTCAGTGTTTCCTTTCCTGGTAGCCTGCGGTATCAGGGGAATCCCTTAATACAGAGGTTCTACTCTGACCTTGTCCACCCCACTAGAAATCATTCCGAGGGCGCGCGCCGCTGCGGTAGACAGATCGATCACTCTCGTCTTTACAGCGGGGCCTCGATCGGTAATGGTGACGATGACAGACTTCTGGTTTCGCAGCGAGGTGACTTTCACACGCGTACCCAGCTGCAGCGTCCTGCTGGCCGCTGTCAGCTTGCTCTCGTCGAATCTCTGGCCATTGGCCATGCGCCGGCCCTGGTGGACGTGCCCGTAATAACTGGCGATGCCAACCACGGTCTTAACGGTTCTTGTGACTGCTCTTGCTGTTGCCGTAACAAACAAGAACAGGCACAGAATCAAAACGCAAACGGAGCGCTTAAACTGGGGCACGGTGCCTCCTTACAGGATTGAATTCATGCAGATGGAATGCCTAAGCTATCGAGGTACTTACTCATGTCGGGATCGCCGTTCACGCGCTTCCGTTCGAGCAAGGGATAGGCCGCCGAGTTAATCTGAATGAACTCAGTCAAGCGGGCATATAGAGGTGGGTTCTTCTTCAGCAGGGCAAGAATCTTCATGCGTACCGATGGAAAGTAGCACACCTTGTCTTGAGCGATGGCCGGGAAGATCACCCAAGCCAGATCGAACCAGGCGTTGGAACCAATCACAACACCTTCACTCATCCTGAAGCTCAGGTACTCTGCGATGTCGGCAATCAACTGGCAACGATCTGTGCTATCCAAGGGGATTCGCTTTCGTGATTTCGAGACTGACCGACCCCGGATACATCTGCGGTTTCAGGTGCTCTGGGATCGGATCGTTGACGGTCTTGTACCATGCGCCGCGGCGGATTGCCGCTTTCGTCTTTGCGTCGAGGATGCCCATTTACTTCCGGTCTCCGAGCTCCCAGAATCCGATCAGCTCGCCGCCATTCACTTCGTCGATGATCTCGCCCGACATCGTCGAGATCGCATCGTCTGCGAAGGCCTTGGCCTTGATCGGTTCGAGAGAAGTCTGAATGGCCTGGATAGCGTCGCCTAGATTGATGCCGGTTTCCAGAATCCCAATGTCGACTTTGACCACTAACTGTTTCATGGTTGATCCACCAATTCGCCCGGGATTTCCCGGTAAGATATTCCCATTCCCTTGACGGCGCCGCAAGCATTGCAGCGCGCGCGATTACGGGCAGGATTGCGTTTCTTGCACATACCGCATTGCCAGCCCGGTTTCAGCAGTTTTGGCTTCTTCAAATGGCTCTCCTTTACCGAGGGCTAGATTGTTCCGTTTGATGAAGTGCTGGCACAGGGATCTACAGTTCTTTGTCAGGCATAAAGCTCCAGGTGGCCGATTACGGCGTCTACATCGGCTTTGCAAACAGGCGTGGTGCAAATGGCAGTCAGGACACTCTCTTCCGTTCCATAGAACGGAGGATTGCTGTCCTGGAACGACTGGACGCGATAGCGGCAGTTGCCTTCGATTCCGGCGGTTCCCGTCAAGGAATCCTGAACGAGGGCTTCCCGAATCATCTTCAGTTCCCGGCTGTTTCGCACGCTGAGCACGATCGTCGTGATTGGCTCAAGAATGGCTTCATCGCCGTTGTTAATGATCTCGCATCCGCGCATGGCCGATACGACTTGGGCGCACTGCACCATCAGCCGGCCGGGCCCCATGAAAATCGATCGCGGCGAACTGTCGGGCGGAGTGACCTGAACGGTTTCTGGAACGATCACATAGATCCGCTCTTCCGAGATCTCCTCAGCTTCAGTCCCTTCGTCCGCATTTGCCGGGGCCGGCACATCTATGTCCGTCACCCGATGCTCGAAGACGTAGTTGCTCTCGTGGATCGTATCGACCGCTTGCACCAGCAACTGCCGGGTTTCGCCCACATACGGCTTTTCAACGGTCACCTTCAAGGTGACCTCGCTGAACTGTCTCATCGTTTCTCCGATACAACTGCATCCTACGGAATTGTTGGCTGGAATTGGATAGAGGAAAGCCCCTAAACGTACGAAGGGCGCCCGAAGGCGCCCCTGGCTCACGACACATACCCTCGGTATCGAGGCTTGGTCGGTGCATTCTCTGGATCGGCCTTTGCCAGGCGTCGATTCAACTTGGCATTGCGCCGCTTGTACGTCTTCCTGATTACCCGGCCCTTCACAGAAGAGTCGAGCTGTTCAATCTTCAGTTTCATCGCTGCCTCGCGCTTTCGTCAGACACTGACGGCGACCAGCTTGTGGCGTACCGCGTACATGACGAGTTGAACTTTATTGTGGATCCCAAGTTTCTCCATCATGGTCGATTTGTGTACCTCCACGGTCTTTGCACTCAAACCGAGGAGGATGGAGATTTCCTTGACACTGTTTCCCTCGGCGAGCATCTTCAGAACCTCATTCTGCCGAGGAGACAGCCGATGGAAGCCGGCAGAGTGTCCTTGGCCCGTGAACTTGGGCAGGATGGGAAGATAGGAATCGCCGCGGTGAACCCTTGTGATTGCTTGTAGCAGTTCATCGAAACCGCACGTCTTTGTCATGTACGCGGAAGCGCCGGCTTCGATCGCATTGAGAATGTGCTCTTCTTCAGTCGATCCGGTGAGGAACATCACTTTCAACGGAAAGTGAGAAGACTTGGCCCATCGAGCCGCTTCAAATGGATCAGCGCCTGGGATATTCACATCGAGGATGAGAACATCGACCTTCTGGTCGACAGCATGTTCTGCTGCTTCGCGCGCATCTCCATGATCCCCGATGATTCGGATCGTGGAAGTCTGTTCCATGATCTTGCACAGAATTTCACGGACCAGAACATGGTCGTCTGCCATTACACATCGAATCATTGGCCTTTTTCCTCTCAGCTAATATCAGGCCGGAAGATGGCCACTTTGAGGATAGGGGAAAGCCTCTATGAATCGATTGTGATATAGAACACATAATGTTTCTGTATAATTCGCGTCCGGCCTGCTGGGCGCCCGAAGGCGCCCTTCTGTTGCCAGGCCAAGCAGACTTGGCCCCGTCTAGTCTTTCGGACTAGACAGCAGCAAGAACGCCCAGGGTGTTCTCCGCGGCCGTGGCCGGTTCGAAGACCTCAAACGTCATGCTGGCGACATACCCAGTGTTGGCATATATGCGTCTGGCCTCCCGTAACGTGGGCGACCGATCCGGCTTGTCTGCACATCGTCAACTGTTTCCGTCGAAACCGTGACGGGCCCAACATAAGCCTCTGAGGTCGGATGACCGATGACTGCCGACATTAACGGCTGTACGATCCCTCTCAGGGGCTTATGGTGGACCCGCTCGGAGTTGAACCGAGGTCCGAAAATGTCTTCGACTGCAGTAGTTTCACAAGCTTTACACTCCCTGTTGCCAGGGAAGCTCTATGCGGTACCCAATCTGTTTGAAACTACGCATCCAGATCGCAGGTCAGCAGTTCTTCCGCCTTGGCCTCGATCAGCTTGATGGCATCTGGCCAGGAACCTGCAATAACTGCTTCCTCTGAAGGAACAACAAAGTCCACATGGAAACTGTGAAATTCGTCCTTGTACCGGGCGAATATTTCCTCAGCTTTCTCCGTTGCTTCTTTGGTGAATGCAAGGATGGGTCGCTCTTCTGGATCGCGGAACAGAATGGTTGCAGCGATGGTGTCAACGAGGGTGTCACGAACGGTAAGTTGGTAGACAGCTTCCGATTGAATGTCGTTTTCCTCCGGCTCCCGGTATGTGACAATCTCTTGAGCACGGAGAATATCACTCAGTGCCTCGCTGAAGCCTTCCAACACGAAGGCCGCGCCTTCTGTTACTGAAGGATCAGCAGCTTTCAGATGGATTGCAATGCCGTTACCGACATTGGTTGGAATCTGAAATAGATCTTCTTCACCCGCACCACCCTCTTCATCAAGAGTTATGATTGCTGTGATTTTGTCAGGCGCTACCACAAACGACAGGTCGCCATTAGGCCATTTGCAACCGTAAATCATGTTTTTCTCCTTGATCCGAGAATGCGATGAATTTGGAAAATGCAAAATAGGTGAAAACACTTAATTGGGTGCAGCCAAAGCCTCGTCCGCTGTGTGTCGAAGGTACTTCCGTCTGGGCTACTTTGCGTTTCGAACTGAATCTACTTTGCGTTTGGCCTACTCTTGGTTTCCCGTGCACTGGTCAGCCACGAAGTCATTGCAGTCAACGTCTTTCGGCTCCTGCCCTGACTTCGCCGGCGGGAATATCAACCCGTCGCCCGCTACCCATCCGCACCCAAACTCGATTACTCCGTGTATTTGCGACCGTCGATCGAAACAGAAAGGCCATCGTTCGATACGCCTTTCACGATTTCCAACGCGAGTCGGGAATCGTCGGTATAGGCTAAACCTTGAGGATCGGAATCTTGAACATTCTTCCGAACCCAGGCGGCCCCTTCTTCGCTTCGGCCTTGAATTGAGTAAAACCCAGTACCTGCAACTTCAATGTCGAAATCCATCGTCTTCTCCCAATCCAACCAATTGAGCGATTTCAATCGCTTAGTAAAAGGTTGGAGGCGGCTCCGGCGGAGGCGCCACATAGCCAACCACCTCAGGCCCCATTGCCTGCGGAGCGCCGGGAGATGCTACCGGGGGTCCTGGATCTGGTACTGTGATTGCCGCTGCCAACCGGGCCAAGCAGTTTTCAGCCAGGTTGTCTTCCACCAGTTCCTCCCGCGAAGGAGGGAGCGCAGATGTGGGCAATCCTGGGGCATAGGCGTCCATGGCCAGATTGAGGAGACCCTGATGGGTCTGCTGCTGGAAGAACTCCCATTCGAGGTCTGTGAATACGACTTGTTTACCCATGATTTCTCCGGTGTTCAGTACAGCAGAGTCTCGCCGGCTACCAAAGCTACCGCAGCGGTTCCACCTTGGCGTAGATCTTCTCCAGCATGAACGCGCAGTAGATCAGCACCCGTAAGATCAGATGTGTCTCAGGATGAAAGAAGCTGGGCAGCGCATCTGCTTCATGCAGAGCGTGCTCGGCTGAATCAATCGGTTGAATCATCTTTCTCTCCAGTTGGATCAGTACGTGACTGACGCCATCAGGCCGCTACCTGTTCAAGTGGCACGCGATGCAGTGCTGGGTCATCTCCACATCGAAGACCGCCATCCCCTTAGGTTCGAAACCATGCTAAACCTGTCCCATTGCATCACGTGCTGCTAGGATCGTATGCATGGTTGGAATCTCTTTGCCTCGATGATTGAGACTCTCGCAGCTCATTCAAGCTCTTGTGGCAGGAACTGGAAAGCGAAACGCGATGATTGACATTCATGAGCACCTGATCTACGGGGTGGACGACGGGTCGCCGGACCTTGAAACATCTCTAGCCATGGCACGTGAGGCCGCTGACGAAGGCGTGACACACATCGTTTGCACCCCTCACGCAAGTGACAGGTATCCTTACCAGGCTCAGGTCATCGAAGAGCGCTTGGCCGAGTTGCGCGAGTTGCTGAAGGACAGTGTCGGATTGAGTTTGGGGTGCGACTTTCACCTGACCGCGGAGAACATTTTCGAAGCGGTGGCTAACCCTTTGCGCTACTCGATCAACGGTAAAGGGTACTTGCTGATCGAGTTTCCCAACGTGGCAATTCCTCCCCAATTAACCGACGCCATGTTCAGGTTGCAGTTGGCAGGCTATACCCTGATCATCACCCATCCGGAGCGGTACCTGGCATTGCATCGCCAGCCTGAGTTGCTTGCCGATTTCATGCGTCAGGGGTGTTTGATTCAGGTAACCTCCAGCTCCTTATATGGGCGATTCGGCAAGATGGCGGAAGCCTTTTCAAATGAACTGCTGGAGCGTAACTGGATCCATTTTATTGCCACCGACGCACACCACCCTGCGTGGAGGCCCCCGCATCTGAAAAAGGGCTTTGAGTATGTGGCTCAGCGAGCAGGCGAGGAGACGGCGCGGCGACTGTGTCTCATCAATCCTCAGGCCGCTCTTGAGGGATCCAGGTGGCCGGAACAGCCCGATCCTGTGGGCTTGTGGAAACATGTACCGCTGAAGTTCAATGCGAAGAGGTATGCTGACGACCCTGAACCTGCGTCCAGGAAGACCGGGCCTACCAAAACGGGCGAAGACACTCCCAAGACCGGCGCAAGAAGATTTTGGGATCGTCTGTTCTCTCGCTAAACCTCCCAGAGCTTGCCTGAAGGTCGCGCCCCGCATTTCTCAGCGGCAACTATTCTTTGAATACTGCTCTAAGGTGGACACCTCGCTCCGCAGCAGATGCGGGCTGCCGCAAATTCACCTCAAAATCTACCAAACGGTTCCCGTAGCGTCCCGTAGCAAAATGGACCATCGCCTTCAATCTGCTTTCGAGAGCACTTTACGGCCTTCAAGGTGCGTTTGAGAGCCTTCACCATCGGACGGGTGATCTTGAATCGCCGTTTCGGTGTGCGGTCATATCGAGTGAATCGTTCCATCTTATCGACCCACACATGATCCTCTGTTGCTCCCCGCGGTTCTACGGCGATGAAGTGGTCTGGCGTGATACTGGTGCAGGTCACTCGATGTCCATCCCAGATGAACTGGCGGCCGACAAACATACGCTCACCCTCGAGGATGAAGGGCTTCCGACCGGCCCATTCTTCGTATGCCTGGCAGGCGGAGATGTTGCGAACGTCCACCGCGGCGCTGTAAAACCGCTCGTGCTCACAGCCAAACCAATAACCGCCCCGAAAGTCGTCCATGAGTTTCTTGAAGTCGCACTTCATAAATCTCATGCCGCTGGTGATCGCAAGCACGACTGCCGAGTGCATGGAATGGTTTAGGCGTTGCCACGCATGTCCGGGTGTGGCCTCCTGATTCCTGTTCCAAACGTGCTTGCACAGCACGTAGGCAGGACTCTTGTATTTGTTTGGACGAAGCATGGGTCTCCTTGTCTGGCTACAACCAGACTGAACTGTGAGCTTGCAAATTGGGATAAGGGAAACTGCTTAGGTCTTGGGGGAGATGGCAGGATTTGAATCTGCAATTCCCAGGTCAGCGGCATTGCCCCGCAACATTATCGCTCGCGGTCACCATGCGTGACCCAGGAAACCGGCGCAAGACCGGCGGGCTATCCGATACCACCGCCCATCATCTCCCACATCTATTCCGGCAGCTCTTGATCGATCAGCTCTGCCAGCTCGATGTTCCGGGCGCTCGCTGCGCGCAGAAATGCTTTCGATGCGTCTTCCATCTCTAATGCGGCATCGTATTCCGCATCGCCAGAGTCGCCTTCCTTGGCCACATCGAACCTCTTGATGGCCTTGATCAGGCTTTTCGCTTCGTCTAGCATGGAGGCTTCCTCATCATCTGAAGGGTGTGGCGGAACAAATACATGGCCACAGTTTTGGCATGCCTGGCCGGCCACGACCTCAAGAGGGATTTCCAGACCACAGTCTGGGCAAACACCATCTTGATAACTGCGAATGATCGAAATGCTTTCCGACATGTGTGCTCCTACTGGGGATCCCAGCCGATCTGTTCGATCACATCGGTATCGTGATGCTCGTAACCGCGAAGCTCTGCCTGGCCGACCGTCACCGGGTCTTGTATGCCCATCGTGATTCGTTGGCACAGCCTGTGGGTCAAGACGATTCCGACAGCCACACTCAAATTGAAGCAGTGGTAGGCCGGGATCTTGATGAACCGATGGCAGAGCGCGCGGTAGACCTGCGGAATGGAACCATCCTCGGGGCCGAAGAGGTAAACTCCCCGGTCGGGATGGATGAAGTCGTTCAGTGGTTCTGCGTTCTCTACGACCTCGATCGCCACCGGTGTAATCCCCGGTTCGAACAGGTCGAGAGGCTTATCGCTGGTGCCCCATTGAACATCGGCATACCCGCGCATGCGTTCTTCTCGCGGCAGCCTGTCATAGTCATGGGGATTGACCCGCTTTCCTGTCCACAGCAGGTTGTCAATTCCCGTGCAGGAACAGGTGCGCAGGACACCACCAACATTGCGGACGTATTTCGGGTTCACCAGAACGACGCCGCTGCCTTGCAGCGGCAGCCGGGCGCCGTGCTGTAGGCAACGCCTGAGTACCTTCTTGCTTTCAAACAGACATCCGCATTTCTCAGCTCTCAGTGCGTCAGTTGCCATGATTCCTCAGTATTGAGCGAGTGTGATTTCCGTGACGTTGAACCGGCGCTTGGCTTCGTCGTAGATGTCGTTCAGGTCGAGATCGATTCGTTCGCCGGCGCTGTTGAAGGCCGTTGCATGCCCGTTGAGGTAGCGCAGCTTTTCACTGCCTATTTGCTCAAAGACAACGATCTGATCGTCCTGAATCAGTTCTGCCAGCTCGGCTACAAGATCGACTTCATCATTGTCCTCGTCTGCACCGAAATCGACCGTCGGCCAACCGCCGCTGTCGTTGACAGCGTCATCCGGCGCAACTCCAAACAGCTTTCTGGGATCTTTGCCGTTGGCCGGTTTCTCTTCCATTTCTTCCCAAACCTCCAGACCGCGCTTGGCTGCCCACGCGCGGAAAGCAGCCTCATCCTTTACCGCAAAGTAGTTGCTGCGTGCACTGCCGTACCAATTTGCCATGTGGTTCTCTCCTAGTCGCGGTACCGTTTCATCCGGTCCACCACTTGTTCGCGCGTTTCACCTTGCGGCTGTATTCACGCCGCAGTTTGTTCCAGCGCCACCACTCCAGAAATGCCTTGATCATTGCGCTCCCAACTCTTGTTCGCCAAAGTCCAACCTCGATACATCTTCCGTTTACCAGTACCGAGTTCGCACATCTTTCCTTTGGTCAGATTGTTTGCTTTGCAGAAGGCTGCCATGTTCTTGATGAATATCCGGTTTCCATCAGGACTTATAAACGTCCTCGCACTCTTAGCAGTTACGACATCTACAGCCCGTTCTTGCGCACCCGGTGAAAGCGATTTACCTTTTCTGCGTTCCTTCAGTTTCTTCAGCTGCAAAGCATTCAAAGGAACACCTGTATGTGCTTTAGACATGTTCTGTCGTGCAGCTAGAGACGGCATTTTGCCTTGATTTCCCTGTCCGATTCGTAAGCGAACTTCTTCGATCATGACACCTCGTGCCTTCCCGGCACGTAGGTTATAACCCTTAGGAACAAAGGTGCTCAAAGTGGTTGCGAAGTGGATTTCGGCTGCATCAGTATCTTCTTGAGAGGTGCAATGTTGCAGGATCTCGATCTTGAAGTTGCTCTTCCCATACTTCTTGATGGCCTTGGTAACCGGCATTGTTGGCTTCACCAAGGTGCATGCCCACGTGTGGCTCTTCCACCTTGCTTCCACTGACCGAGTTGTCTGACCAACATACCGCTTTCCATTGATCAGATTGGTAATCAGATAAACCAGCACTAATGCCCCTTATACTTTCCGTTTGCCATCAAATCGAGCCAATAGACCCGTTCTGCCATAAGGATTCTTCCAAGCCAGTTCTGGCCGGTTTCTTTGCAAACACCGTAGAACACATCTCCCCATGTGTTATTTTCAACCAATTCCTGTGGATAGGTGTTGATCAGCTGAATGCGAATGTCCTTGTTCTGGGCGAACTTGGCATGAACCACCTCGGACATGACGATCAGACTGATCTCTTTCCAGTCCGGCCGCGTGAGATGCTTCAGCTCCTTCGAAAGCTTCTTGGCGCCTTTGCCATCCGTGCTCTCGTACTTGAGCCTGTATTCCTCGTCCCGCGGCAACAATTTGGCTGCCTGATACGCACTCTCGCTGTTTTGGTACAGGTGGCCGCTATGCCAGAGCGGCGCCTCATGGAAGTTCGAAAGCCAGCGATATTCGCCCATGAATGAATCAATCATCTTCAACCTTTCCGTCCCTGTGCCCCGATAGGAGCATCGCCAAACGTTCCCGTCAGAAACACAGGGCACGGGCGGTGAGACCGGATCGTTGGCGCGACCGCTACGCAGTCTCTTTCCGCAGCTTGAGGCTACCGAGGTTTAACCTCAGTGCCCGTCCAAACGTGTGTTGCGGGTTCAGCCTTCATGGTCTTGGGTAGCTGCCGGCCTTCCCAGTGAACTTCGCTGGGCTCAAAGGTTCGGCTGTATTCACACGCTGTTTCCGCGTCCTCGTCACCTTCGAGGGCTTTCTTGAAAGCCTCTTCGATGGTCTCGGCTTCCACTTCCTTGGTGGCCCAGTGAAGCTCGGGTACTTCGATCTCAAACCTTGCCATCGGTTCCTCCGTTGCAGGGTACTTCGTAGGCTTCGTGAAGGTCGTCGGCCATCATCAGGAAGCGGCGCGCGCCTTCGCGCAAGCAGGCTTCATCCAACAGGATGGGATACCAAAGTCATCTCACTTCACTCGCACCATCGTCGTTGTAGCGAGGGTGTCGTAAACCGTATCCAGCATCTGTTTGGCTAAGGCCCGTCCATCCAGATCGGCCATCAGTACCAGGAACTCTGGACTCTCGTTCCACAGGCTGAAGACCAGCGCTTTGAGGCCGGCGATGTCGCCACGGTCGATGAACTCCGAGCACCGCTCGCAGGCAGCCCAGACACGCGTGTAGTTGTGAGCGGGGCCGACTTCCGGCCCGGACTCCACAAACATGCGAACCAAGATGTCCCGGCCCGCGTCATAATGTCGTGTGGCTAAGTGCTGGCTGCAGAAATCACAATTGTCTGGCATCGTGCTCCTTCAAATTGGCAGGGGCGACAGGATTTGAACCTGCAGTGAACTTGCGTTCCGTGGCTTTGGAGACCACTGTGCCGAACCGGATTGCACATCACCCCTGTGCTGTCCACTCGTTGAGACACTGACGGCAGTTGTATTGTGCCGCGGTCTCGGTGGTCCGCACATCATTCTTGGTTGTCCGGATGGTTATCTCGACTGAATCTACATTCCAGCTGAGGCATTTCGGACACTCCACATGTGTTGGTAACGGTCGAAGCATCGAGCCGCCAGGAAACTCCTTGCGCGTCTCGATCTCTTCAACCACACTCTTGACTTCTGCTTCGGTGAAGGGACGGCCCTTCACGCGAGCAGCCAGAACATTGGCCACTTTGAGCCAGAACGGAGCGTCCCATCGTCCATGGGAACTGAAGCTCACCCAGCTCATGGGAATCTCGCCTATTTGTGACATTTGGCCTTCGTGTCCACGGTCAGTTTCTTGAAGTCGTAGACCCAGATCTTCGACTCGACGGCATTCGGCGGCAATGGGAAAGTGATCCCAGCCCTGGCTTCGACGTTGGTCAGCATCGTGTGGACGCTCTCCAGGTCGTTGCCCAGATCGCTTGCCTGAGGAAACAGGAAGGCGACGTACTGGCCCGTCACGGTATCGACCACGATCTTGTAGAAACCCGTGGGCACATCCACTTGGTCGGTGCCGATCTTCTTGTCCGTGGCCACGTCATAGACTGGCCCGGCATAGATCAGATAGGTATGACCGCTCTCGTAGGCGCCGGCGCGAACCGCCGTCTCGAGCAGCTTCCACAACCCTCGGTTCAAACCCGGGAGCTGAGGCGTCATATTGGAGAGCATGAAGCTCTCCCGTTCCACATCCGGATCCCAGCGCATGTCGCCGTCCGGAGCAATGTGGCCCATATCGAATCCGCTGCCCACATAGTCAGCCGGCTTGGCGCGACCGCCCTCCGGGAGGGTATCGTCGGCAGCAAAGGCATTGCTGCGCACTTCGCAGCCAACCGCATGTTCAGGCGTCAGGGTGTAAGACACCCACTCCGGAATCTTGGCCACCTCATCGCTGTATACCAGATAGGCTCGCCGGCAAATGTAGGCGTGCGTACTGTCAGCCGGGAGCAATTCTCCCCTGATGGTCAGAGGTGTCCCATAGGGAACGAATTGATGACAGGAGCTGAGGGGCTGTTCTGGAGGAGCTGAGTAGACAGTGGGTGCGAGGATCAGGGCGACCATGGCAACGGCCACAGCAAAGCCAAGGCCGCGGCAGAGTCTCTTGACTTGACTGAGGGCACATGGAAAAGCCTTCTCATGTCCACACTCAATGCACCGCAGCTTGGTGCGCTCGGGGGTAACGGGCTTCATGATGCCGCCACACACCCATGGGGTTGGGATAAACCCGAAGATCTTCACACGACAATCGCAAACGAATGCGCTTCCAAGTTGCATTTGGCACTCACTTTCTGGTTCAAATCTCCCGCCGGGAAAGGGTTCACCGGGCTAACCCGGCGGGAGGGGTGGCGTTGTCCTTGATCTTGGACGACCTGAGCTTACGCATCAGGACGGGATTCACAACCCGTATTCACGCCCGCTTGTGGCTCCGGCTGCACCGGAACAAATTTGCTTCCCGACACTCTCATCGCCGCGAGAATACAAGCAGCCCGTTCTGTATCAAAGCTCTCGGGACGGCCGTCGTAACAGCCTGGAATTCTTCCCGCGCTTGTCCGATAGCAACGGCTTCTGATCTCGTCGGCCAATTTCCGATCCGCTTCAGTCGGCGTCACATCGCATTTGAGACAGCGGTCGTTGACAATCTGATTGCAGCCGCAGCGATCGCAGAACGCATACCCATCAGCTCGATAGTTGATGCCGTTCTTTAACGCATACTCGTCCTGCATTGTTTCTCCATTCATGGTGGGGCAAGGAGGACTTGAACCTCCATGCAACGCCGGTCATGCAGCCCGGCTGCGCTTATCCTGCAGGGTTGAGCACTGTTGCGCCGGATTATCGGTCCGGTGTGTCTACCAGTTTCACCATCGCCCCATTTAAGGAGCCGAGTCCAGAAGGCTTATTAGGCCAGCCCGGGCCCGGCTCCGAAGGTTCCGAAATTGGGTCACCTATCAAACCATCAGAGGGTTACACTGCGTTCGCCACCCACAATCGCCAGAATGCTGTGATTCACCGATTAGCTCCATGCGCGCTATGAATTGACAGCTCACTTCCTGGGCCGCCCGAAGGCTTACCAGAGCGCGTACCACGGCTGGTTGGGGCATTCTCCCACCTCTGCTTCGTTGGTTCCGAAGAACCGATCTCGTGCCAGGGGACGGATTTGTCACCGTCATCTCTCCGGCGGATTAACGCGTCTCCGCAGGCCGCTCTACTTCTTGAGCTACTCCCGACTCAATACTTCAACCGGTGTGCTGTTACGCTGAAGAGTCCATATCTCGCCTTACCAGGCCAGTCGCAGTTTGCGTAGCAAGAAACGTTTCAACTGCGGCCCGCGTGCCAATAGCGTTTGGCGTGAATGCAGCAATTCCCGGCGAGCAGCCGGCCTGCTTCATCTCTGCACCCCGAACTGCCACGCATACCATTCCGATACGTCTCCGGCAGTCCCCGTGTCACGACTCACTCCTTGGAGGATGGCTGCTATCAAGCCAACCTTCCGGTTGAAGAGCTTGTTAGGCCGCGGCAGTCAGCGTGACCGAGCTGATGGGGGTCGGCGCCGAAGCGGCGGCCTTGGCGGCCTTGGTTGTCTTGGCGGGCTTCGCAGCGGCCGCCGGCGCGTTGGCGGCGATCTTCTGGCTGGCGATCGCGGTAAAGAAGTTCAGCGCGGTCTGGGTTTGCTCGACGGTTGCGGTTGCAATGTATTCCACCAGGTACTGCTCAAAGCTCTTGGCTTTCTTTGCCATTCGAATTCCTCTTTCGGTTGGGTTAATGATTGAGCCACACAGGACTGTTGTTCCTGTCTCTTTCACCGTGTTCAGGATCGAGACTGACGGGATCCATCCTGTGTGGTCCAGTCATGAGCGTTTTGTTCCGCCGGACTCGCTCCCACCGGTCTTAATGCCCGATCCGAGTGTTAGGTGAAGCCGTACAATCTGGCTTCGCTGGCACTGCGTCGTAGGCATCTTTTGGGGCATCACGGTTGAACTCGTGACATCCTCCACCACCTGATGTGTTTCGTGGATCAGGACCACTCCTTGGTTTTACTGGCCAAGAACCGGTTGCACCATCAGGGAAAGCCCTTATGGCGTTTGACCTTCCGTCAGTTTGACAAGATCAGTTGAACTACCAAAGCTTGGATCGGCGTTTCCTTGTCTGAATCGACGAACAGCAGATTGGCCAATTACACGCAGAAGCTTTGCTGATATCCGCAACTCCAAGATTTCTCCTTGGAGCCTGCGGATTTCGGTTCCTAATCGTGTCATCATCTGTTCGTGACAATCAGCGCAAATAGTCCGTCGCATTCGTTTCGACGAGCACTTTCGACATACGCACATGTTCATTGCCCTTGAATTGCGTTTCCTGTTTTGGACAGCTGGATGACCGAGATTGGTCCCGGCGAGCGAAGGTTCGGAACATGGTCCCCGACCAGTTCGCCGCCGCTGAAAGTGAAGACGGGCGGACACCTGATCAGGCATGGCGGAGAGTCATCTCACGCGACACTTGTTTGAACGCATGCTGCGCCGGATGGTGACTTTGCCGCTGCCGGCCGGATAGACGCGGCAGCCAGACGAAACCAATCTGATTGATGAAGGGGAGTTGAGGAAGGATACCTGAGAAATAGCTTTGAGATGGGGCAAATAATGGCATTCTAGGGCCGGTAGCGGCCCAGCCGGGCACGCTGCGGGTTCTGAATATTGAATATGCTTTTTGTAGCTTCTAATAAGTGCCGACTAAGCCGCCTTGTCCAGGTGCCTGACGAGCATCCGCTCCACCGACGCCACAGACTGATAGCCCGTGACCGTCTCGGCACGGCTGCCGTTCTTGAACAGGATCAGGGTAGGAATACCCCTGACACCATAAGCAATGGTCTGGCCCTGTTCTGCATCCACGTCGTACTCGACAACCTTTAAGTTGGAGTGCTTTTCGGCAACGGTCTCAACCACAGCCTTCAGTTGCTTGCAAGGACCGCACCAGGCGGCGGCGAAGAACACCAGAACCGCACCTGGGTAGTTGGTTACGTCGGCGCACCAGTCCTTGTCCGACGTCGGCATAATCTTCGTGAGCGAAGTCTTCACTGACATTGTGTTTCTCCTGACTATGAGTTCAGAACTGTTCACCCGGTCCTGCGCACTGCAGTCCTCGCTCCCGCCTTTCTCAAGGAGGATCTCGCGCGGATGGCGTGGGCCTTGCCGGCCAATAGGCAGAATCTGTCTATAGGGTGAAACACCTAACCGTTTCAGTCTTCGGCAGGATGTGCGACTTGGTTGCCGTCTTCGCCCGCTGACTGCTGGGCGTCTTCGTCTTCGTCCTCGCCGTCTTCCGGCTCTCTGCCGGCGCCGGGGTCCATGTTGAAGTCGCATGGCCGGCAATCGTGGCCCGTAAGCGCACGGAAGCCCTCTTGCAGGTTGTCCATGGTCTCAGCCAGGTTCTTCCCGTCGAGGTCGGTGATGCCTTGCTGGGTCAGCAGGCAGTCGTTGTAGACCGTTTCCATCGTGGTGAGCGCGTTGTCGACCAGTTTCAACTCAGGAACTGCTGCGAACAACGCCTCAGCCATGGAAGAACAGTCTGCGTGCATAAAGGATCCGATGAACTGCAGGATCTTCTGAGCCAACTTGTCGGAAACGACAACCGGCTCCGGTGGGACGATTTCAAACATAGACATCGACGTTCTCGCTTTCGGTGACACGGACTAAGCCGGCGCCGGGAATAAGGCCAAGATGGTTTACGGCCGTGAGCAGGGTCTGATTCATCAGGACTGCCTCAGCCCCTTTGTTGAACTGCATTACCGGAATGTTCAGAGCCTCGGCGATGCGAATCCCCTGTCCTGTTCCGCCGCCACCATCTGCATTCGGGAAAGCAATTACCAGATGTGCTGGTTGGATGACACCGAAGTTGCGTGCGTGGAGTGCTCTTGCGCCGTTGGTCAGCTTGTCAGGTGCCGGATGGTAGTTCTCAACAGACTCGAACCATTCAGCAGTCCGAAAACGGTCAGCAATGATGAGGCGCGCGCCTTTGGGAATGATCTCCTTGTTGTAGGAGACCCAAGGGAGACAGATGTCCAGCATGTCGATCCGTGCGCCCAGCATGGCTGCCTGGTCAATCCCGTAAGCTCCGCCTGTCTTGATCCTGCAGCCGTAATGGTGGCTCAGGTGGTAGGCGAGGAACCGGGCCTTTCGCTCCTGACGCTGGTCAGGGTTTCGAGTTCCGATGATGGCAACTGCCAGCTCGTCCACGTCAGGCGGCCTTGCTGCGCTCAACATAAGGCAGCCATTCAGGAGGAAAGATCACATTGGGAGAAGCCCCGCAAAACATGGGAGCGATCTCGTGATCCTTGTAACCGGCCAGGTCGCAGCCAATCCGCGTCATGTTGAAGGTCAGCTCCGGATGAAGCTGGGAGAACTGGAGGAATTCGGTGATGTACTCTGCAATCACGTAAAGCGGCAGTGTCTTTGGCTTGGAGGGCCAGGGCGTCCGGTCCTTCGTTGGAATGGCATACGACTGACCCTGGATGCCTTCACCACAGCCGTAGATAGCGCCGTGATCTTTCAGAGCAGCCAGTGCCGCCCCAGCTCCATGCCTGCCGGCGAGATTCGATCCAAAGACAAAGATCTCCATCAGAAGTCCTCTTCCTCGTCTTCCTCGTCATCGAAGTCCGACTCTTCTTCGATGTGGACGTTGTATTGAGCAACAGCTTCCAACGCGTCCTCGTAATCCAGGTCGTATTCGTCGCTGACTTCTTCCACCAGATCGGCATCGCTCAGGTCTGGGTCTACGTCAAGCAGGTCATCGAAGAAGTCAAACAGTTCCTTGGCGTCTATGCCAACGATTGCATCTCCCTCTGTGAACACGGCTACACCTCCCGGTGCGATTTGATGTAAGAGTCTGCTTTCTGAAAGGTCACGAGACACTCGTCCTGAAGAATGAAGACGAGCGCGCGGTGTGAGATGCTGGGGTCGCTGTCGAGGGCCGTCTTTATGGTCGAAGCAAGATCCCGCTCGAGTTCCTGATCTGCCAAGCTGAGATACCCGGCAGCAATTGTGGCGTGTGATGCGGACATGTCATTCCCCCCGGTAGAAAGAGCGTAACCACTTCAGGTAGAAGGACCAAAGGGCCAGCGTGGCAAGCAGGCCTACTGGAAAGAGAATCCAGGCCAACAGGCAGGTCAGAAGAATCATTCCGATGAATGTTGCCGGGCCAACAATAAGCCCTGCCAGGAAGGTCTGGATCGCCAGATTCTTCTGGTCGATCCGATTGATCTCTTCCTCTGTGAAACCAGCTTGCCGGGCCTGTTGACGACGCTGATCTGCCTTCGCCAGGCCCCGCACGATCCAGATGAAACCCAAGACCAGCACAACAAAGACGAGGAAGTGCATAGCGCCCTCCTACAAACTTCCGTGCCACTGGCAATACGCCGCATCGTGACACTGATCGGCGCGGTGACCGTCCGAGAGATTGCTCCAGCCCATGTACGAACGGAAGAAATACATCCGCCGAGTATCCCAGGTCCACTTGAATGCGTAGTCAGGCAAGATCTCAAGCGGGAACCCCAAGCGGTTTTCCTGCGTGTGAATACGGAAAGTCTTGATGGCAATCCACAGGTTGGCAAACCAATGCTTCATGTAGGTTGCCATACAGTTCTTTGGCACCGAATGCCTCCATTCAGCGGACGCAATCAATGCGCACTTGATCCGCATTCAGTGTCGCGTAGCTTCTTCGAGATGTGCATAGGGTGAATTGCCTAGACTCGTAGTCTTGAGCAATCGTTCCGGATCCTTCAGGTGATTGGTCGCCAAACTAATGATCCATTGGATGAACTCGTCGTAAGGCGTTTCCTTCTTTGCCCAGTTGCAGTTCTTGCAGCAGCTGACAACATTGTCAGGCCTGTACGGCAACTGGGAATCGAGACGATCAACGCCGGAATAGAGAGCCTTAACGGGATTGGTCATCTGATGTCTGTAGCAGACTTGCGAAGGTGCTCTACCGCAATAGTGGCAATCTCCCCTCATCAGAGCCATGAACTGTTCAAATGTCAGTTCGAACGGGATGTGCCGGCGCTTTGCCTGTCCCTTGTAGCGAGTGAAGGTGTCTTTGTATCCTGAAAGATTCAGGTTTCTTTGACAACCGCAGTTTGTGTTGTTGCCGGCCATAAAGGTCCAAGGCAATACCAACCTTTGTCCTCCACAATCGCAATCCGCAATCCATTTCCAGTGTTTGCCATCGGGCTTTCCGCCAGAAATGACAAGCATTCCGCGTCGCTCACCGATAATAGGTTTCTGATGACTGATACAGCCACAGCTTTGTGACCGACCAGACCGCAGATGTGATGCTTCCACTTCTTTTGTCGAACCGCATCCGCACAGACATTCCCAGAAATACTTCATATGAGATCTGCCCGTTTTGGTTGTACATTTCTCAACTCGCACGAACCGTTGAACGGTCCAACGCCCAAAAGGCTGGCCTGTTATGTCCTTGATCTTGTAGCCGGGCTTCTTGATCCTTGGTTTCATCGTTTCCAACCTGCAGAGGAAATGAGTTTGTATTTTGTTCTCATTATCTCCTCTGGGTCTAGGCCAGCCAGGGACTCTGCATACATGATCAGGCCGGCCTCGGTGTTGCCCTTGCCTTCATGAAATGAGTGGAATACAGGCGCACGAAACGATTTGCCTGTTTCCTCCATGACTTTGACTTTGATCACGGCGCCGTTCAGTGAATCTTGATGTTGCCAGATCCAGTCGCGCTCGTAGTCTGAAAAGCCTGAACCGACTTCGCCTATAGAGCCGGTCTTGGGATCCATCACGGTGAGGGCGCCGAGCGTACCAGCATACTTGCCGTGGCCTTCGGCAAAACCATCAGGTAGAATCTCCAAGTCGAGCAGGTCATGGCGTTTGATCTTCGTCCACAGTTCACCTTCGGGAGCAAACCTGTTCTTGACGACAATGCCTTCGGACCAGGGAAGACCGCGAGGATCATTGATGATCCGGTTGTAGAACTCAGTCGGATCCTGTCCCGGCTTCATTGCCTCGACGGTATGCCAGTTCTTGTTGAATGGCCGGATTTCGTCGATAACGGATTCGAGAAGACGCCGACGCTCGTGGTACGGCAAATGGGACACATCCCGACCACGATACTTCTGGATATCCCATCCGTAGAATTCAACGGGTCCGCGGGTCTTCTGTGTTGCTTGGGCCCGGTCCGGCAATGCGTTCAATATCCCCGAGACGCGCGCGGCACCATCGGGATGAACGAGTTCACCTTGAAGGACAGTTCCTTTCTGATCGGGATACGGCATGAGCATTCGAAAGGACCAGACACGAGAGGTATTGGAAAGCCGCTCAACTGCCGGAATTCGATCAAAGTAAACCTGACCGGTATCCCGATGTGATCGAAAGAACGCCCGGCCTTCACGAATCACACAGTTTCCAAGACTGCCATCCATCTTGCGTTCGAGAAAGACCTGTGTTGGATCGAGGCCCTTTAGGGCCTCTTCTGCGAGCAGTTTGTAGTCCGGCTTAGGAAGAAGCGCACCTTCTTCGACCATAGGAATTACGATCACGCCCTTCTCGGTCGTGATAAACGCGTACCGGCCTTTGTAATCGCCGCGGGGAATGTTCAGCTCCCATTGCTCTGTGCCGGGAGGCACATCGGCAACCACCAGGTCGAAATGAGGGCCGGCTTTGTCAGCCTCATGAAAGTGATAGTTCATTCGGGACAGAAACATCTTGGTCCCGATCTTCACGGCCACGGTCTCGTCGGCTAGAAGTGTCTTAGTCCCCTTACCATAACCCGATGCGATCACTCCGCTGAACCCATCAACAGTATGCGGTTCGTTCTCGATGGCGAGGACGCGTGAGCTGACCTTGGGCAGGCCTTTTGGGAGAGTGTATTTAGCACCTGATTGAACAGGTGCCAATCCACCAAGGATAGCTCCATCAACCGTCCTGACATTCCAGAGGTTCCTTGTAATCCAGCGGCTCGGGGTACGTCCAAGCGCGCGTGTGACTGCACTGCTAGTGCCGGGGAGAACAACGGCACTCAGCACATCCAATGCGTTCTCCTGGCCCCAAAGAATGGCGGCGCGGGCCAGCGTTCTGATAAAGCCCATACGCCCTCCGCGTTGGAATGGTTTTGATTTAGGTCTTGGTGATGGTGCCGCGTTGAGGAGTAGCAACGTTGATGGACCGACAGAATTGGCTTCTCAGCCCGGGTTCCGGTTTGGTGTGATGCCACTCGCCGTCGACGAACTGAATCGGTTTGCCGCAGTGCGTGCAGGTCGCGGTCTTCATGTCAGGCATCGGCGTCAACTTCTTGGCGGGATTTCCAGCGCGGCGGATCCTTGTGGGATTCCCTTGCACTCTTATCGATGTCGGCCAGCCAGACGTACAGCTTGCTGTCAATGACACGCCGGTTGCCTTTGCCGGGAACAGAATAGATGCCCAGAATCATGATGGCGCTGTCGTTGACATAGCGAACACCTTCCATAAATGCCTTGCATTCAGGCACGGTATTGAACTCGAAGAAACGGTCAGCTGCCATGACTACTCCAACAGAACAGGCGGGTCCGCAGTCTACGGACCCTTCGTCCTGTACATCTCTCATTACCTTGTTGGGGCGGCATTGTGACCCACAGCTCCACCGGTGGGCGCTGACCAGTCCTGGAGACTGGCGCGGCCCTTACTCCGCTCGGCTGGTAGGGATATGCCGCATCGCGCGGCACCTTGTCTAGTTGTACGGCGCCCAATATCCATAGTGGGCGGCGCGTGGACGACCAACAAGATCAAGGCGAAGAACTGCATCCAGAAGAACATGTTTCTCCCTGCAGGTTCGCAAACGTGGTTAGTCAGTGCCGAGAGCAATCGACACTTCGTACAAAGTGTCACCAGCCCTGTCTAATACCCTGCGGGCCACTTCATGCTGCTGCTCATCGGTGGCATTAGGGTCAAAGGTTTCCCGCAGCTCCGCAACGATGAACTTGGCCAACGTATCGCCGGCGATGGGAGTTGTGGGCTCTCCGGTTTTGTCGTCGAAATACTCGGAGAGGTAGTTGTCCGGGTAGGCCGAATTGGCCTTGTTAAGCAGTTCGACTAACTGCATGTTCCAGCTCCTTCAGTTCCCTGATTCTTTGGGGAGTAAACCAGTGGTCGAGATAGCGATCGCCGACAGAGTTCAGATGATTCAGCCGGTACTGTTCTTCTTGAGTCAGCTTGCCTGCAATGTTCTTGTCAATCAGAAGGCCGCGTTCGTGATTGAGAATCGGCCACTCCTCGGCTGAGACCACATGTGGTCTCTTCTGCCAGCTGCGGTATTTCATAAGCTCCTTCAGCCCAGGGCCGTCATCTAACGGCCCTGGCTGGTGGGTTACAGCGTCTCGAGCAGCTTCTTCAGATCCTCTTCGGATGCGCCTTCGAGCGCCTCGTCCTGTTTCCTGGCGAGAATCCCGAGAATCTTCTGCTTCTGGGCCTTCTTATTCGCGGCCTGCTCGGCCTCTTCGGCTTCGGTCTTCTTCACTGCGATAACGTGCTTGACAATCTCCAGCTTGAGTTGCAGGATCGTGTCGGCTTTGGTCGTGGTCAGCACGAAGCTCTCAGTCTCGGTTTCCCTGATCTGACGAGCAATGCCCTTGGCGATGTTGTCGAGGCTGGCGCCCCCGTTGCGAACGGTCAGCGGCAGATCAAACAAGTCCTCGACGGTGACGAGGCCCTTGGACGTATCGAACCGCAGCTTCAAACGTGCTGCTTTCTCGAACATGGATTCTTTCTCCTGGGTGAATTGGTTAGAAGGTGATCTTGAGGGTACGGGTGAAGCTGCCCTTCACGCGGCACAATATATAGTTCCGCTGTGTGGATGAGAAGCCGATGCCGCTCAGTTGGCGATCCGACTCCTCGGTCTTCATCTTCGAGCCAACAACCTCGAACACCTTGCGATGCACGTTGAGGCTGTCGGTCAGGAACTCGTTGAAGAACCCGCGGGCCTTGCCATCATTGAGGCAGCCGTCGAGCATGAAGAAGTAATGCTTGTTGCCGACGGTCTTCTCATCCCAGTAGTTGGGCGAGAGCATGAGAACGGACACTTTGTGGAAGGTCTGGGTTGGAATACCCCAGAGATTCTTGGCCGCCTGCGATGAAGGAAGCGACTTGACGATCTCCAATCCGCCCTTGTGGGTGTAATTGAATTCCGCCACGACCGCAGCAGTGTTGGCAGGAACAGCCTTCGGATGAGCAAACGTGCGAACGACGCCATCGAATTCGATTTCAACTTCGAACCCAACGTCCACGGTCTCCCGCTTGTTGTAGTTGTAAACGAATAGCTTGTAAAGGCCCTCGCGCATAGTCCTACGATCGGGATATGTGATGTTCTCGACCGCGCTTCGGCTACCGCCAGATCCCACATTCATGTCCACATCGAGTTCACCACCCGCTCTTGACCGCCGGTTGCTGAAGCAGATCTCTTCGCCATTGATTGTCGTGCGAGATGCTCCAGGCTCGATGAGATGCAGATCGAGATCGTCATAGTTGAACCAGGACAGCGAACAGCGAAGGTCGCCGTCTACGGCGCCGCCGGCACGCTTGACACGTTCCTTGATGGAATCAGCAAGTTCTCCTGCATAGGACCAGGAGAAGTTGTTCGGCCATTTGAACATGGTCTTGGCCGCCGGGTCGACAGGTGCGATCAGGCTGAGCAGGTTGCCGGCGTGACGGTTCTCAAACATCACTTCCAACGACTCTGCCTTGGGCAGCACGTTGGCAAGGAAGTCCTCGATGGACACCGTCTCGATTTTGTCCAGGTTGGGTACCTTCTCAGGAACTGCGCTGGCCAGACCGTCGAAGACATTCATGGCCTTCTTGGCCTTGCGGTCCGCGAAGAGAATGTTGTTGATGGTAATGTCTTCGATGGTGGCGTAGCGACGATCCAGAGCAGAGGTGAACCCCAGATCCTCAATCGTGGTACGCGCCTTCTCGATCATTCCCTTGGTGATCAGAGCAGTCGGCCGTTTGTAGTTGGTGGGTGCGACCTTCGACTCGTACGAAGCTACGGCTGCATCCATTTCCCGGCCTTCGGACAAGTCTGTGAGCAGCGATCCGATGACGTTGCCACGTATCCTTGATACCGCAGCCGGAACAGCCTTGGCATGCAGCCAGGCGAACAGATCCTGCGCTTCCACGCTGCGCACCTTGGCGAACTCCACCTTCAGCTTGCGGAAGCTGGTCAGTTCGAAAGTGTGCTCCTCACCGCGATACAACGAGTTCTGGCTGATCAGCTCAAGAATAGTGTCGATCGATTCCAGTGTGATCTCCTTGAGACCACGGAGAAGCACATCCTTGGTACTTCGGAAGTCCGACAGTTGTGGACCGATGGCATCGCCACGGACAACACAGGTTGTTGGAAGCGTGATGAAGAAGTGCTCCCAGGCCAGAACTTCCTTTGATTCAAGTTGCTGAAGGTTCCCATCCGTCCCTGCAGTGCGTTCGGTATGCAGGAAGATGTTGTCGATCGGAGACAACTTGACCAGGGCGGACAGCGCATCAACCACCGGCTGGTAGGGATTGCCGACACGAACATCCCAGAGGCTCACGAGCTGTCCGTCAATGATGGCGACTATACCGCCTACTGCACGGATGAAGCTCTTGCAGCACTGGCAGTCATGCTCGGTCCGCTGTTTGTAGAGTGGGTTCGAGCCCGCCGGGAAGCTGCTGAGATAGACATCCCACAGCTGATCCTTGTCGACTTGCACCCGGTACAGTTGATGCCCCTTCATGACATCGAACTGCAAGGCAACCGCCTTCTTTAAGACACTGAACATTGGCTAGGCTCTTTCCTCGAACATGCTGTCGATAATGCCGCTGTCACCGTACTCCAATTCGGTGGTCAGCTTGGCAAGCTCGCTGGCTGTGAATGGACGGAACCGCGGCGTTGCCTCAGTTGCCGCGAACGATGCGTTCTGGATTCTGCGGCCCATCAGACTTGCTTGTCCGACCAGAACACTGGGCACGTTGACTACTCCGCCGCCGATCAGCTTGCCGTCGACGCGGAAGGTGACGTACTTGATGTAGCGATCGGCCGAGTCAGTGTGGACCCGCAGGCCCACCCGGCCGCCGGGAATCTGCTTGCAGTCGTAGTCCCGCTCCCAGCCGTTGGCAATGCCACGGCGGACACGACGAACCCAGCTCTTGGCGTCTCGTAGCTGGTATATGAAGTTGTGGTAGTCCGTCTTCGCTGCGATGCGAATCTTCTCAGCCACGTCTGGAGTGATCCAGTCGCGGATCGATTCACGGACGGCGTCTGAAATGCCTTTACCCTGGCTCATGAAGTCTCCATTTCGGCTATCTTCCGCCGATGTTGATTTTGATTGCGTCTGTGACAAATCCAAAGAAAAGGACAGCGGCCACAACGATGAAAGCTCCTAGAAATGCTTCGGGCCAGGTCATTGGGCTGGCCTCGTTTCCCGGTAGAGATACCCGTAAACACACGCGAAGATGAGAACGATCAGCAACACCAGCGCCAGTAAGAACGGCATGTTCGGGAAGATGAGCAGCACTCCGAAGTGCAGTGTGATGGCTGCCCCAATGCAGCCAATCAGGCACAGAAGGTGCTTGAATGCGGTCCCATGCCGTTTGAGGTTGATCCGCGAGGGCTTCTTCCTCGCTGTGTCAATATCGATTCTCATAGCCGAATGCTCCTCGCTCTCTCAGCGGGCGGCGCCTTCCAACGCCGCCCACTTTGATGTCCAGCAATTCTCTGGCAGTCGGTAAGCTTAGGACAGCTTCAGGCAATCTGTGTGTCCTGAACCTGGCATACTCGCTGTAGGTCCCAGTCGTGCTGGATCTGCCGTTTTACGGGCGTCTTGTTAAAGCCGAGTCGAACACCGGACACCCTCGAGGACTGAGGCGTGGCGCTGGGATCATTGCCACTGCATGATGTGTTCGTTGGTGCGTCTCAAGCTGTGTCTACAGTAGGATGGATGGGCTGCAGGCTGAATAGAGGGAAGCTCCTATGCGGCCTTCGCTTCAGGCACCAGCATGGTTGAGTGGCGATCGGCATCTTCCTCGCGGGCACGCTTCCAGCAATGCAGGAAGCCGCCGTCGTGGGCGCCTGTCTTCAGATCGATGGCGAAGATGCCAAAGAAGATCAGCGCCTCCAGCGCGAAGCTGGAAAATATCCCGAACACAACGCCACTGAGCACACCGACAATGGTGCGAACCCAGGGCGTCTTGATGGGTCGGGTGACCCAGACGACAAGCCACACGATCAGGAGCGCCGGCATGAGAGCTGCAACAAGAAACAGGATGAGCAGCTCGACCGCGGACTTCATGGCAACCCACAGGAATGCCTTCCGACGGTAGCGCCTTCGGTTGCGCCAGAATAAACAACTACCGACAATCGCAATCGCGGCGGCCCATAACATGACGATTGGTTTCATAGAGCCTCCGCTGGACGCAAGGCAGCCAGCTCCGAAACTTGACGTTTCAGACGAGCGGAGCTGACCATGCACAGGCACACGGCTGCGCCGAGTGCAAGGATGAGCGTGAAAAGGAACGCGAATGCCTTCAACGAATACCTGAGTTAGCTCTGCTGGTTCCAGGCATCGAACGTCAGTTTGTCTATACCGGAGGACGGTTGAATGCACTGGATCATTGGACCTTCGTGATCGCAGGATGTGCAGCGAACAAACTGATAACCGTTGCGTGTGCTGATGCCCATTCCGACGACGCTGTGACAGACGGGGCATGGCACATAGCGATTGCGGCCGTCTGTAATGTCGAAGTGAATCTCCTGCCAGAGCTTGTCGAGCACATCGCCATGACAGCGATGCGCCGGCCGACAGAAGCAGCCGAGAATGTCGTCGTCTTTGAATGTCCCATCTGTGGATAGAGCTTGCAGGATCTGAAGCCTGCGCTTGGGTTCGACATGGGCCCACTTCGGATCGCCACGCAGCCACTCCTCGAAAGAGTCGACTGCTTCGTCGATCGATCCAACCTGAACAGATGCCTTGGTGCTGCCAACGGGCAGGTGCGTGAACGGATTGCCGTAGATGCTGCCGCGACCAATGTACTTGGTGGACGGTTCGCGCTTGCAGTGAACTACTCGCATGAGTTCCTCCGAGGCAAGAGCATCATCGGAGCCATTTGGACCACACCCTTGGCGGGGACAGTCCCTCTCGGTTCTGGAGTGATCCAGGCGAACTTGCGTCTGTTGCGGCGCAGTTCTCTGTCAGCCCCGCAGTGCTTGCACAGGTCGTGAAGCCTGGCACATTCATCACAGAGAACGTCTGTGCAGGTGCTGCCATAGAGCACGTCTTTGTGACAGATGGCGCAGGGCCGCGTAGTCATGGCAGCTCCGCCAATGCCCGATCCAAGATAGTGGCAGAGAACACAGAGGAATGCCTTGAGACGAGCTGGACGATCAGAATCATGCTTGATGTTATTTGCGTTGTCCAGATAGTCTTCGACACGACTGTTGTTCATGCTGGTTTGCCATTGAACGGCGTACTGATCCAACTTCTTGGCTGGCTGATTCACTTCAACTCCAGGCCGGGGCTATGCCGCGGCAGTTACTCCGGCTGTCGGATGCTCGTTGTTGGCCTCTGGCTTGGAACAGAAGAGGCTGAACAGATAGTCACCGAGCGATTGCACGCGCCGGGCGATCTGGCTGGGTAGGGAGTACAGGCGCTGCAGGTCACACTTCTTGTCGTCTTCCTTGCGGATGATCAGGTAGAGCCCGCCTGTGATGGCGACGATGGCAACAAACAGCAGGAATCCAAAGATCAGCTTCATGGTGCGTCCCTCCAGGACGGGTGCTACGCGGCTTGCTGTCTGCGAGCCGGCTGTCTGAATGTACGGATGAGCTCGAACGTCGTGAATCCGAAGAACACGATGACGAACAAGGACAAAACGAATTGAGCAAGACGGGTCACTCCGATGAAGGCGAGTGACAAGATTGCAAGAATTGAGAGCTTGGTCATGCTGCCTCTCTTTTGAGAACAGTTGAATGCAAATGGTGATGAACTCGAAGAACCCAGGCGATGAAATCGTCGCCTGATAGCGTGCTTTTGGCCTCATTGCATTTGCCACAGCACGATACGACATTGTCGGGCTCATAGCCGAGGTCATTGTTCCAGCGATCGATGCCGTTATAAACGAAAGCACCCGTGAAGGAGTTGGAAACTCCTGTGGTGAACTTCTGAGCTGGAACACAGCCACAGTAGTAGCAATCGCCGGCAAAGAGTTCGAGGCATTGATTTTGGGACAAATTCCACAGGTAACCTCGGCTTTTAGCTTGCCGTTTGTAATGTGCGATCAGCTTGTTACGAGCCGCAATTCCCTCGCCAAGGCTGGCGGAAGGACGAGGTTTACCTCTAAGTGGGTTTCCCGACCTGTTAAGACAACCGCAGCTCTTCTTTTGTCCATTTACCAGCTGGCTTGTTGAAGCTGTGGTTGCGTTTCCACAGGAACATTTGCAATTCCAAAGCTGTTCGTTTCGCTTGTTCTTTCCGCCTTTGCAAATGACTTCCAGCTTGCCGATGAAATTGCCAACAAAGCCTTTTGTGGAAGAACGCAGTCGTCTTTTGGAGGGATAGGTCACTATGCGGTTCCCTTCAATACGCTCTGAGTGTGTTCTTTGTTGAGCTTCATCCGCCGGAAAGGTAGGTAGACCCAAAGCATGAGCACATTCAGCAACGTATTGCCGAGCGCAAACATGACCGAATTGGCTTCGGTGATCCCGTGAATGCCGAAGTTGATGGTCTCCAGCCCGAGCAGGCTGATGCCCTTGTTCTTGTCGATCCACTTCAGGGTTGCGTCCTTGCGTTTGGTGGTCAGCAGCTTCTGAATCCAGGGAATCTTGTCTGCCTTCAGGAAGGCGCCCCAGGCGAAGATGCCGACACCGACACCGGCCGCGACGTTACCGGTATTAGACGGGGTCAGAATCATCCGTGTTCTCCTCACAGTGGCGAGCTTTGTACATGCAGAAGGCGTACATGGCTACGAAGGACAGCAGTAATGCGATCTTGAAGCCTACAGGCACAGCTTTACCTCCGTGCAAATGGTCTGGCCTTTTGGCCAGACCCGTTTCAGGCCGAGCAGAATTGCGTATTCCATGGCTCGGGTATTCGCAAGCCAACGCAAGCTGGTGGTAATCCATCGGGCCACGAGTGCCTGCGACTTCGTCGGTGTTCCCGCAGCTTTGCGGAGCCGCTCATCAAGGATCGGCAGACACGTCCGTGCGGGACGTCCGTAGACAAGGAGCTCTCGGGTCTTGCCACGGTCGCGGAGCTTGCCGGCAATGAGGGCGGACCAGAATCCTGCTTCATACGACGGCAGGAGCCACAATAGCCAGATTGGCATGGGTTCCTTCCTGATGATGCCGGTTGAGATACGCTTGAATCTCTTCCAGGACCGCATATTCCTCGGCCATGGTTGCAACTCGCATTTCATCGAAGTTGTAGAGACGCACGGTGCCGTGCTTCAGGCAGGTGGTTGTTGTCACCACCTGTCCATGAAAGTTCTCGTGGGCGCGAGTGGTTGGCCAACTCCAATGGTCTCCTGTGCATGAGCACTTGGGCCTGCGATGAAATCCGAACACGTTCAGCTCCTAGTGAATGACATGGGTGAAGAGATGCATCACCCAGTTATGGCCGACATTGACGAGGCCAGACGCCGCGCCAATCAGGACAAGGGAAAGAATCCCTCCCAGGAAGGCAGCCAGCAGTTTGAGACTTGCAGGTGCCTGCTTGTCCGGAATGGTCAGGGCATACATCTCCCTGAGTGCGGGTGCTTCCGCCTCGATAACAGTCCGATCAACATTCCACTTCTTGCAGAAGGTGTCGATCTTGGCCGTGGCTTTGTCCCGCAGGGCAAAGTACGCAGGCGATCCTTTGGGTAGTCCCTTGGCCTGGTGGCCATTGGCTGTCTCGATGATTCGGGCCAGAGCCTTTTCAAGAGCATCCTGATCCCGATGCTGGCGCCAGGCGTTGAACGTGCTCATGCCCGTTCCGTGCCAGGAGCGAATCTTGAGGCCCGCCTGTTGTAACCAGGGCGTAGAAACCTCTGCGGTGATGACTGCGGCCATGCTGCTCCTCTTATGACTCCACAATAAGAGCCCCGACCATTGGCCGGGGCTCAGGGGAACTACCTAGTGCAATCGGTATTGATCATCCGCTCGATCGGAGCGAACTCGGCCATCAGGCGGCCTCTTTACCGAACTCCCCGTCGGGGAAAGGATCTGTGTTGACATGTTCGGCGGGAGCTTCTTCGACGGCTGGCGCTGCTTGGAACTCGGCCGGAACTTGCTCGGCAGGAAGCTGGTTGTTGAGCACCTGATCGGGGTCGATGCCTGCATCGATCATCTGTTGACGGCGCATGGCTTGCTGTTCCTCCATCACGTACTTGCCGAGGCGTTCCGTGACATGGCGGTCGAATTCGACCTGACGAGCAGCTTCGTCCTCGATCTCGTGGCAGGGACAGCCGACCGTGTCGAGCTTGACGACATCGGTGACGGCCCGCTTCAGTGCGAAGGTAAGCAGTCTGGACTGCTCGTTGAGCCCGTTGATCTGGTTCAGGATGGTGAGGCTGACCGTTTCTTCAGCCCTGGGCTTAACAACCACCTTGGCATCCTTGAACTGGTCGAGCGAGGCAATGTCGGCGCGAATGGTCTCGGCAGCGGCGCGCGCCGAACCCAGGTTGCCGATGGTCAGAGCCGGTGGCTGGAAGGTCTTCGTGGTATCACCCACGGTGACTTCGACCACAAACGACCAGCGACGGATCTTGCGCTGGGCTTCCTTGCTCTTGGGTGCGAGGTTGTTTCTGTTCTTCTTGGGCGTTCTGGTTCTGGATACTGGCACGCATTTCTCCTGAAGTTGTAACTTCAAGTCCAGTGTGCAGAAACTCATGAAAGTACCAAAGGCATGGCAGGCTGGCCTTTCGACCAGCCTGTTCCGTCCATGCTGTAGTCTTTGGCTACAAGCGCATAATCCATCTCCTTCGGCAGGCTGCCTACGCCGCACACCGGCACGCTGTGGCCGAACAGGCGGTGTTCAACATCGTGAAACGCACATGGTATTGCTTCAGAACATCCGTGATGCGTTAAGCGGGCGGTGCTCGGGACATCTTCGCTCCAATGAGAGGTACATTCAGCGCGAATCGGTCGAATCACGCCGGTGAATGGTCGAGTAGGCCATCAGCCGGTGGAATCCTGCCGCTTGTCGGGACATCAATCGCTCCATTTAGCGATTAACGGAATCGTGAATTAACCACTTGGGACATATTTGCCTATACTAGAGCGGGAAATCCCAGACCAGAAAAAAGGCAAAGTGTGTCGAAAGTATCAAGACTCGATCGGAACTCTAGGGATGTCCCGACATCTCACGTGCAAAAACCAGAACCTCGATGCGGGATTGAATCCGCAGGAGATTAGGCTGCAGATGCCAATGCGTCGGCAGTGGATTCGACGGCGACCGGACCGGGCGTGGACGCCGGCGCCAGGACCGTAATGGTCTTGGCGCGCGCATGGAATCCGCGGCCACTGGAGTTGCGATGCCACTCGCTGGTCACATAGACCAGATCGCCCTGCTTCAGCGCCAGAATCTGGGCATGCAGGGTGGGGTCGGCGGTCTGAACGAACCGGTCCTTGTCGGGATTGATCTGGATCACGAGGCCGATGTACTGACGACCGAACTCGTCCTCGATGCCCTCGTCACGGACGGCGAGCACGGTGCCCTGCATCCGGATCTCGGTGTACACCTCGGTGCCCACGGACAGACCCTGGCCATCCAGAATCTCACGGTTCTGCTTGGTCTGAAGTGCGAAGTTCTGCGCGGCACGGACGAACGGCTTGATCGCCACGGGCGGCGTATTGCGCTGCTGATTGCGCTGGCGGCTAACAAAAGAGCTGGCCATTTGATTGCCCTCCTTTGGGCATTTGCGTTGTTGGTTGAGGTTGTGCATCGGCGAAGACCGAGGCAGTTACTGGTGAGCTTGAGGTCTCCGAGGAGCCGGAGCGATGGCGCCAACGAACACCATGTTGGAAGAGAACTGTCCAACCTGGCATTGGGCACAGGCATCGCCACGATATGGCTTGCCTTGGTTGTCCTCACCAGAACGGCAAACCACTTCGAGGTTGCCGAAAGATGGGCGGTAGCTGTGGCAGGCACGACGCAGGAAGTCCCTGGTCTTGGCCACAATCACCTGGCGGTTCGGTTCGTCAGGCCTCATGTCGCCGGCAAAGATAACCAGCTTGGTGAGGTCAGACTCCGGACTGGTCAACTCCCTCGGGAGGACCGAACGGGGCAGACGGATTGTCCCTTGCATACAACGCCTCCTCAGGCATGGGTGGAATATGCGGAAACTGAGCAGCCCACTGTGTAAGCCGCATCTGCAGCTCACAAAGATCAGTGGTCTTGCCGGTGAATACCAGCTCGGCTGTGTGCAGCACAGGCGTCGATTCAAGGACATTGACCCGGACATCGATGGGCAGGCCGGACGCACACTCGATCCGGCCCAGAGCCAATGGAAATCCAGGATGGTAGGCAACGATCAGCTTGCAGGCGCCGGTCGAGCCGGGATCAGCAAACAACAGCTTCTCGAAGTCATTGCACTCGAAGTCGTTGAAGTCGCTGGGCATCAGGCAGCCTCAAGGAGCTGGATGCTTTCAGTCAGTGTTGCTCCCAGGATGTCTGAGGTGCTTTCCGGATGAGCAGCGGAGTTCTCGGCGAACACCGTCCAGAGCATGAGGAACTGTTCCCGATGCTCCCAGACGTATTTGGCGATACGGTCGAGGACCGAGAAGCTCAGCAGCGTGTCGATCTCCCTGCGCGCGATGCGCATGCAGACACCGAACTCACTGCTCGGATCGCTGATGAACAGTTGGTTGGCGTAGAGCTGGATCAGGTAGAAGGACAGCACTTGGCGTGCATCCTTGTTCAGGGTGACAGTGAAGACGACCTCACTGATGGCGACCAGCACTTGGTCATCCGAAGGGATTCCACCCTCGAACTTGGAAAAGGCAGCCTTGATCGCATCGGTGACAAGAATGCTGCCCTTAACCATGCTGGCAAAGGAATTGAGTAGACCAGTATTCATGGTGAGTCCTCCAGACCCAACGGGTTGTTGTTGCGTGAAAGATCACCGGGCAGTCAAGGAGATGAAACTGCCCGGCGCCCTCTGCAGTGGAGTGCGAGGGAATCTCTGTGGATTGAGCGGAGCAAGCTCGACGCTCCAAAGGGTGGCCGAACACAATCCGGCCAGCTGTCTGCATTTCTATCGCGGAGCAGCTCCGCTTTTCAGGATGCACGCACCCTGCCCCAACTGCATTGTGGATGGGGTCGAGCAGTGAAGCACTACGGCAAACACCGTAGGTTAGAACTTCAGCTTGTCCAGTCCAATGCAGCGGACTGAGTTGTGGTTGACTTCCGGTGCAACCCGGTGGAACTTGGGCTTGGCCGGTCGAGCCAGAACCGCTTGCAGTGTTTTCTCCATCGCAGCACCCGGCCGCATGAGGCGGACGTTGCGCTCCATCAGAGCAGTGAATCCCGGAAGGTTCTGGTGAGCCATACCGAGAGCAACCTTGGCGGACTCCGAGCCCAGGTTGTACTGGGCCAGCAGTCCATGGAGGACCTGCCGACGGCCGGTCCTGTCGAGAGCTTGAACATCGATCATGGCGAACTCCGCATTGCGGTTGACGATGTTGAGGTTGGGCTGAGGGCTAGAACTTCCGGCCGATCAAGCCGGTCGAATAGGCCAGCGTGTCACCGGTATCAGAACCGCTGAGCAGAGCTTCTCTCGATGCCTGGAAAGTCCGGGGCATGAGAGTGCGGATCATCCGGTCTTCGTGGATGGAGTGCAGGCGGTCCTGTCCTAACGTGGAACCGCGACGAGTGCGAGCATGAGGCATGGGCATAGACGAGGCTCTCCTTGAAGCCTGGTGGAAGAGGTTGAATTGTTGGGATTTGAAACAGAGGGAGTTGGGAACCGCGGCATCAGAGAACAACAAGGTTCAATCTGCCACCTGAGAGTGAATGATGTTCCCGGCCACGATAACTACCGTGGCCAGGGTATGGGCTCATCAGAATACATCCGCTCCAACTCGCCGACCTGAAAGGCCTGCTTGTTCTTGCGGCGCTCCCACCAGAAAAAACCGGCGAAGATCAGAACGGCCAAGGCAACCTCGGCCATCAGCAAAGGAATCAAGTCACTGTGCTCCCAGAAGAACAGGGAGATAGATTGTGACGCATCGGAGAACCACGAGGGATCCTTCGGCGGATTGAGAATGATGACATCACCGTTGAGCACGGCAGTCTCCTAGCAGATGGCAGCCGATGCACCGGCAGCCTGCATGGCCTTGTTGCACTGGGCGTTAAAAATGGCAGCGAGAATCAGGGCAGTGAGTACCCCGGCAATGACACGAGCAGCGATGTAACCAAGCATCTCCAGCATGAGCATTCTCCTTGAACACACAGGTTGTACCGAGTGGATGAGAGACAGGACGTAAAGTCCATAGAGAGAAGACCTTACAGCAAAGCCATGGGCCCGGTAGTGGAGTACCAGGCCCATGGGTGCCACAGATGGCACAAAGCTTGATCGAGCAGGATATAGCGACTCTGGTGTATAACCGGCTTTCCGCTTTCAGCAAAGCCGATAATGGGGTTTACACTCACCCACCACTCCTGAATACAGCCAGAAGTGGATTTACACTAGGTCTCTCCGTCCTGCCTGACACCAACACATACACGCGCGCACGCGGGAGCTGGTTCTCAGGATTGCCCTTAAATAGCCAAACCACAATAGGCTGCGGTCAAGCTTCACCACCGTTCAATAGGCGGTAGTTTCAGCATGACTGGCTTTTATGGGCTTAAATGCATCCGGCGCTCCAAAGCTCTTTAACGTGATCTGAGCATCCGGTATGCGGTGCATGTGGGTGTGGGTCACTGTAAGCATCTGACTGACATACACTTGCTGACCCTTACCTGACTCACTCACCACCTCGCTTGACACGCCTCTACCCGAGGGCGAAGCCCCTCGGGACATAGCGGCTGTTCTGCGGCTGGTTGCCCAGCGGCGTGCAGTAAGCGTTGGCATATCCATATATAGGTGTTGACTGACCCTGGGCTGAGCCCACTGAGGCAGTCGATCCCATGTATGGTTCCAACTTGCCGATTCCCAGGACGAATCCCAGTCATCAGGATGGGCATGACCCATCAATGTCAGAATCGTTCCAGAGTGGAATGATCCTGACATTTCGGCCTTAAAGCAGGGCCGAACCGCCAAGTTGTTAATGGTTTAGAAGTCTGTGCTTTCGTCGAACTCAAAGTCCTCTGAAGCAATCTCTGCCACCAGGTTGGACTTGTAGTCCGAGTGCAGCTCAGGAACTGAGTCATAGACGTGGATCACGCCCTTGGGCGACATCATGTAGCTGCCGTCAGGGATGGTTGGATCGGCCGTGCGGGACAGGAGCTTGTCATTGCTGCGGTGGTAGATGTTGCCACCGAGAGCCTTGACAGCCACTGGCCTGATTAGCCTGCGATTTGCATAGCCGTTGAGGTCGATGAATGCGACGCAACCGGTAAGGCCGAGATCCTCCTCGGCCGACAGGACGTCATCCAGGATGTAGTTTGGCACACCGTCACCGACGGATTGCGTGAACTTGTCCTCCCCAACGAGGGGGTCGGTGTTGCGGTTGTATACCGTGTTGAGCCAGTGGATCCCGAACTTGCGCCGAGTCTCCACAGACCATGGCCGTCCGGACACACTGAGAGTGGTGCCCGATACGGAGAACTGGTTGGTGTAGAAATCAACCAGGCCTGGAGTGTGAACTTCCTCCATGCTGGTGACCTTGCCGGTGGCGTCCTTGACCAGGATGGTCTCGGTGAAGCCATTGGCAATACGGTCATAGACGTTGTCAGGGAGCACGCCGCCGTTGTCGGCCTTGGCTTCCTGGAACTGACGGATCCACCAGCTGCGAAGGTCTCTGACCATCGAGAGAATAGCCTCATCCTCCGGATTGGCATTGAGTAGCTTGGCTGCCAGTGGCCGCTTGATCATGTGTTCCACCTGACGGCTCTCTTCGAGCAGCTGGTCACGACGCGTGTTCAGCAGATTGAGCGCCTTGCACAGCTTGGTTTCCACCAGGATGTAGTTGCCCATGTTCTTGCGATCACGGGGCATGCGGTTGGCGAAGGAGATCGGAAAGACCAGGGTCTTCAGAGCTTCCTTAGCCTCAGCGAAGAGCGACATCACTGTCAGCTTGTCGCCTTTACGCATCTGGGTGTAATCGATGACCAGGTCCGAATTGGACATTGCACGAGCACACATGAAGTCTGGCTTGGCGGCGTTGACAAGCGATGCCACATAGACAAACCAGTCCAGCGTAGGCTCATACTCGATCGGCACGATCTTCGCCAGTCCCTCAGGCAGCAGCTGAATCAGCTCATGCCTTTGCGGAGCGATGAAGTTGTCAGGCACGATGAACGTCTTGGCCTGCAGGCTCTCACCGATGGTGATCCGGTGTTCGCCAGACAACAGGGTGTCCAGCCAGCCGTTGTTGATGAAGGAACCCAGGGATTCCGAATACTCGGTGAACTCCCTGAGCTGCTGTGCGAAGCAGTTGAAGTTCCACTCATCGCCGATGCCCAGCCACTTCTCGCGGTTGGTCTTGGCGAATGCGGATACCTCACGGACTTTGACAGTCAGCTTGGGTTGAACGGGATAGTCCATCGTCTGCCACTTGGCGATGAAGGCAGGATCCTGGATGGCAAACAGGTTGTCATCCATATCCCCACCATTCAGCTTGCCGAGCACCTCGCCGGCGTTGGCGCCGAAGTAGCACCAGCCCTGTCCCTTGGACTCCAGGAGTTCAGGAACCAGGATGTTGCAGACAAGAACCATCTCAGTTGAGTTGGTGTTGGGATTGCGCCCAACGAGCACCGGGCCTTCCGGGATATCCGGAATGCACACCGTAGGCAACCCATCCCGCTCGCCACCGAGAGTGTCGAGTGTGAAGTCGGGCATGCCGTTGGGCATCATGACCAGTGGATTGGGTCGAGCATAGACGCGGATCGCACCCTTCAGAGGAATGCGGCCGCGGGTAATGTCCAGAGAATCCTGGAAGCCATGCTTGAAGATCCGCCGATAGAGCACCGGCAGCGTCTTCGATTCATGCTGCAGCTTCATGGCACGCACCAGCGCCCATTCGGGCTTGGGCATATCCATGTCGCGGCGAGCAGCATCTGACACATTCACCAGGGTGGCGAAGTAGTCAGTGATGGCATCTTCGTCGTCGCCGAAGAGGATCTTGGCACGCTCGTCCATGACCTCAAGGCCATACCGTACGCAGAGGTCTTCTTCGAAGAACCCAGCATTGGTGATGGTCTGAAGATCGGTCATGAGTTCGTGCTTGCTGGTCTTCAACAGCAGCCCGATGTAGATGCGGTCGCCATGAAAGACGACCTCGTCCTTGGAGCCATAGAGATAGATGTCATAATCTGCCATCCTCTCGTTTGCTGCGTAAATACCTTTGCCGAGACCGAATGGTCCGACCAGGGTTGCAGCGCACCCGTCAAAGCCGGGTAAGTTGATGACGCCAGAGCCGTCCAGAAAGGCCGTCTCCTGATCGTTGAGCAGCTTCATGTTGAAGTTGAGAATGGAGATGACTCTCCCATTCTTCAGCTTGGCCATGGTGACCTGGCCTGTCGGTGCCGGATAGCTTGATACAATCTGAGCTTCCAGCATGGACTGGTGAGCAGCCATGGTACGGCGCATCCGCTTGGGCGCCTTGGGATCAGAGGAGATGAACACTCCCAGATCCTTGAGGCGCTTGACATTGGCCGAGGCAGACACCAGGACCATGGTCCCGGTGCCATTGACATCGGCATAGACGACGCGGAAGCGTTCGTCACCTTCAGTCCAGCCGTGACGGCAAAGGAACTTCGCCGTTTCGGCCATGTTCTTGCATCCGTCCTTGCCGGACGCTTCGAATGTGACGATGCCATACCTGGCACCTTCGGGCATCAGTGCATCGAGAACCTGACGGGTCTCATGCTGCATGAAGTGCTCGTCCTTCTGATAGAGGACAGGCTTGCCGGGATACGGCCGGCGTACGCGAGTGATGATCTCTACGTCAGTTGCGTCATAGAGAATGTGGAAAGCCATTCGGCTGTCGTGGTTCCACAAGGGAACTTCGACCTCAGTCGCTTCGCCGTCAGAGTAGATGAACTCCTCTGCTGTTTGCTCATCTTCGAGACGCAATGCCTTCACGTCTTCCTCCTCGAGATGATTGTGAGTTGGGCTGTGGCTTAGAGCGATCAGTTCGCTCAACAGATTCTTGTCGTTAGACATGGTGATTCTCCTTCCCCCTCCACGGGGTCGGTTGGGTACGAATGAGTTGTGCTGGGTCTTGTGCGCAGAAGCCGCGGGCATGGGCTTCCTGTTGCCAGTCAGTTCCCATGCCCTCTTTGCGTCGTTGAGTAGTCTTAGAGGGAGGCAGGCGTTGCGGCCGTCTTCTTGGCGAAGAGGCCAGTGAACCCAGTCCATGCCTGTTTGGCTGCCGGGATCGCACAGACCTGAGCGGTGCCAGCCGCACGGGCCGTCACATCGGTGGTGCGCTGCGTGGCATCGGCGGCATAGTGAATGCCTTTGGCAAGGTTGTCGCCGATGAAGTGAATGGCGATGGAGCTGAATGCTCCGTTGACGATTTCGTTCAACATGGCACGCTGTTCAGGTGTGAGCTGTTTCTTCGTGGTCATTTCATTCTCCTTGAATGGCAGCAAGCGAATTAGGACCGGGTGGGCTAAAACCCAAATAGGCCAGCCTCCCTGTACTACTTGTTACCTGGTATCTTCATCCCCATCACTTGCGGCGCCTCGCACGAAGCCCCATGAACGAGCCACATGACCAGTTGCTGCTCTGTTTATGAGTCGCTGAATTAGACCCGGGTGGGCTGTCAGATAAATGTGGCAAATCTCTTACACGAATCCTGAAACCTGCTCAGAACACAAGCAAAAAAGGCCTCACGTGTGGGCCTTTGGTACATCGAGGATCGGGACCACGCTGGGAACATGGTCAAACCCATCGATCCTTGGCCTGCAACAGGCCCGAACTCGCACATCTTCTTCAAGGTCACGGCCGTGAACCCCAATCACTACGGGATTCCTCCCACGACATTCATAATTGAGGCCCTCAATGAGGAGACGGCCGTTGAGTGCGTGAAGCGCGCGATCTTGGCTGGCATCCTCTTGCCACACAGCTACGATGGCGCTCTCAATCCCTGGCCCACATATTTCCAGAGCAATGCCCTGCGGTATCTGCTCGAGGGAATGTTCGTTGCCGAGGAACTGGAAACGCTGCCGACACTGCGGTTCTTTCCTGATCTGTGCAATGAGAAGGAGTGGGTTCGCTACCAGCTCTCCTGGAGGGCTCGACTTTTCGAGGACATCCGGAACTGGTGGATTGCCACCAAGTCTCGGCCCTTCTTCACTTCCTGGTTTGGAAGATGAAGTTCCTTGTCGTCATCCTTGTCGTTGCGGCAGTAGTTCTGCTCTGCACTGGCCATGTCATCTTGGCCTGCGGGGCAATCATGCTTGCTGGCACCATGTCCCGGTTCATCATCCGAACCCCAACCCTTTGAAGGAGTTTCAATGAGTTCCAGCCTCAATCACTACACAGCGAACGTCCAGGTAACGGATGCCGTGATGCACAACAAGACCCCTCTCGCCACCTCGACCTTCGTCATTGCTGTCCTGGCTGCCAATGTGACCGATGCCCAGGCCCTGATCCAGGAGTTCTATGGCCGCTCCGGGATGTCCTCCAAGATGATCAACGGAGTGCATACCCTGTTTCGTTCTGCCGCTCCGAATGTCCCAGGGGCGATCCGGACTGTTTCTGTCACCAACATCACCTTGGTCCCAGATACTGTTGCCGCTTCTACTTCGGCGCCGGTTGCTGTTGCTACAGCTCCTATGGTTGCCGCGGCTCCAGTTGTTGCCGCAACGGTTGCTGCCACGCCAGCTCCTGCTACCAGCACCGCAACTGAGACCACGACAGCCGTTCCGTCCGTCATCAATGCGACTGCCTCACCTGCTGCCACCACGGCCGTCACTGACACGACGACCACGACTCAGCAGGAAGTTTCCGCTCCGACACTGAAGCCCGGTGGACGTGGACGGAAGACCCTCACGGTAGATCCTTCCGCATCGACCCAGACCGCTGCTCCTGTTGTCGCCGAGACGACCTCTTCCACGACGAGTGCTCCGACTTCCTCTGCGACTGCTCCCGCAGCCAGCTAAAACAGCACATTTTTGTGAAAGCCTTACAAGCCCGCCGCCCTGGCGGGCTTCGTAGCTTTGGTACATTCTCTAGCCTCCACATACTCGCAATTGACGGCCCAGCCAGGGCTGTAAGGAATGAAGCATGTCGAAGGAAGCAATTCTGTTTGCCGTCACCGAGACCAAGGTTCGTGACAAGGCAGCTGGCCGCGTAGGCACGGTCACGTTTGAGAGCGCGAACGCCAAGGGCACCAGCAAGGTTGTCCTGGTGGGTCAGGAAGAGATCGTCGACGACTACCGGGTAGGTGAGTTCTATGAACTGACCCTCAACCAGGTTCAGGCGCCGAAGTAGTCAGCTGTCTGCTGACATTGTCCCAATCATCAACCCGTTTTGAGAGGAATTCCGCAATGGCATTTTGGGAAGTAACTGGCACCGTCGTGACCGAGGACAACAACGCAGTCACGTTTCGCACCTTTGTCCCCGCCGAGGATCTGGTGGATACCGTCAACGAAGGTCTCGATGCAATCTTTGAGATCGAGAACCCCGAGGTCTACGACGAACCCGAGACCACGACCAACGGTTGCTTCGCCATGGCTCACGGCCTTGCGGCGATTGAACCGCCTCCGGCCGTGAATGTCCACGTCGAGGTGCATGTCTAGTCATGCAGGCTCGGGTCAAACTCACACCGCGCATTATTGCCAGGTTGATTGTCGGGAAGCCCGTGACAGTCAACCTGCCGGCAGGCACATCGTCACTTTCCCTCGTAACGGAAGGCAAGTTCCACGAATTCCCCCGTGCGTTTCATGCACCGGAAGAGTTTGAGCCGGAGACCTCGCATACGGAAGTGATCGGCCTGTTCGACCTGATTTTTGGAAAGCACTAAACCACAACCGAGTCCCAGCAGTTGATCAGGAAAGGCATTCTGGAATGAAGATCCAACCCATCAGCAACTACCTCATCATCAAGCTCGATCCGGCCGATGAGAACATCGGCAACAGCAAGTTGATTGCACCGGGCCAGCTCAATGAGGCCTACAACGTCCCCAAGCGGATGGGCACCGTCCGTGCAGTTGGCCGCGGCCTCGTCACTGCCGGCGGCGAGATCATTCCTCCGCAGTTGAAGGCTGGCGATCGCGTCTACGTCCTGCAGACCAAGGTCGAGATCACTGTCGAGTACGATGGCGAAGACTGCCTCGTCCTGTCGGACGAGTCGCACGTCATCGGCATCATCACCGAGGAGTCTTCACTGATTCTGGGGGGCAAGTAATGCCTCCCTTATGACCATGTCTGCCGCTCAGCAAGAAGCGATCAATGAACTCTCCGAGATGTGTGAAGCGCGCGGCTGGCTCACCCCTCGTGATCAGATGGTTCACCTGTTCTCCCACCACCAGTGCGACATGATCTGTGAAGAGAATGGACTGCTGTGGAATAAGGCGTGTTCCTGCGGCGTCACTATCGATGTACGCCGTGGTGGCTACATTCAGCATCTGATTGCAGTCCTGAACAAGGAGTCCGGACATGAAGCTGTTTCTTTTGACATTCGAGGTCAAGTTCAAGCAGGGAACAGACGTCCTGACTATCAAGGATCAGATGATTGTTCCCGAGAAGACCGAAGCCTCTGCCAAGAAGCGTTTTCTCGCAACGATCGAGAAAGTGGGGACGATACTTTTGCGCTTCAACGACTCGACCAGGATTCTTGCACCCATCCGCGATTTCGGCGGAGAGGTCTCTATTACAAGTTGCGTAAAGCAGTAACGGACTTCCTCTGCGGAGTCCTCTGTACCTTTGGTACTTCTTACTAGCCGTTCATTCTGGGCACATGGATGCCCAGAAAGAAGCATATAAGCTCCTCAAGGAATACGGCGAGCAGATCAGGCACAACAAGCATGAAGCCTGGCGTGTCAACGGCCACCTCATCACCATCACCAAAACCAAGACCGATGACCGCGGCTGGCTGAACAAGCTCTGCGAGATCCGCCGTTGTCTAAAGATGCCGGCGGAAGAAGCCTTCCGCCAGGCTCGGTGCAACGGAAAGGGCCGGTTCACCGATGCTCCGGTGGCACAGCACTCTGTCAGTTGTGCTGGCCCGGCCGCGACGAGGTAAGCCAAATGTTGACTGGCATCTCTCTCAACAAGATCGATCTCTTCGATACCACCGAACTCGACGCCGAGTTCAATGCCCACAGGGCCAAGAAGGAGCAACAACACAATGCCACCTCGCAAGAACCAACTCAAGAAAGCCACGGCGAAGTCCAAGCCGGCGTCGGTGAAGCCGACGGCGAAAACTGAGCCCGCGGCGGCACCGACAGTCGTAGCACCGCAGGCACCGAAGTTTACGGCCGGCGATCTCGTACGGAAGGCGCTCCAGCTGCGGCAGCAGCATACCCTGAACGCTCCAGCAGCTACAGGCGAAGCCCTTGGAGCGCCGAAAGGTCCCAAGCCGACGATCGTCGAGTTCAAGGTGACTCTCAGCGATGGCACGGTGCTTCACGCCACGGGCGAGCACGCCGACGTCATGGTGCGCTTCAGCAACGAGTGCCAGGAGATCTGCCAGACCCAGGGCCTGGCCGCCTACAATGGGCCGCCCCTGACTCACTACACCGCCGCGGAGTGGGCTGCGAAGAACGCGTAAGCTCCTCGCTCGACACCTGGCCCCGCCTGCGGGCGGGGTTTCCTTTTGGTGGGAGGGAAGGGGACCGGCGGAACTGGGGATGGGTGGGCGGATACTCAATGCTTGAGGTCTACTCACATATCTGTCCAGTAGGGTGAACACCTTAGATTGACCTCTATTTTGACCCACAAACCCTTTGAACCTTTGACACCTGCCGGTCGAGGTGCGATGCTTCTTAATAGTGAGTTTCACTCAATTGTTAATTGTAAGTATTACTTACTATTGAGTTTACACTTAAAAGAGAGTAGCTCTTATAGAGCTACTCTTATATTGAGTATTACTCAAAGCAGCAGGGTTGAACCGAGAATCGCCCAGCCCTCCCTTTGGTAGATCGCTCTCGAATCGCATTCTCAACATGAGGCCGGAAACCGGCCACAGGAGAATTCATTTGAGCGCCCACACCACTACAGCCATCGACGTCGCCAAGCTGCTTGCAGCTGACAACGTGTCCACAGCGGACCGCATCTGGGCAGTTGACTTTGAAGCCAAGATGCCGGCTGAGCTGATCACCGAAGAAGATTTGAAGTGCCCCTATTGCGGCGTGGTTCATGACCCCAGCCTGGAGAATGCACGGGTGATTGCCGACACCGTCACCGTCCTTGGCGGTCCTGATGCCCAGGTGTCGGTGGATCGGGTCCGTGAGTACGTCCTCAACCGGGAACTCGAAGCTGGCTTGCGCATGACCGACTTCGTTCTCACCGGCGTCAAGCTGCTCGCTGCTGCGGAGGTGGTGTAGTGCTCGAGAACTCGGACAATCCCGCCGTCACCCAGCAGGGTGTTCATGCTGTGGAGACGCCTGCTGACCTGTTCAGCGATCCACCTTTCGGTCATCTTTTTGCAGAGCTGACCGATTTCGCCGCGGCAGCGGCCGCCGGCTTCCGAACCGTCCTGGTGCCTCCGGACACGCCGCTGTTCTGCTTCTACTGCCACGATACCGAGGCGCCGGAGTACCGTCTGCGCCGCAAGGCTGGCAAGTACGTCGCACTCTGCCACCGGCCAGGAACCATCGAAGGCTGCTGGGATCGTGATGTGGCTCCCATGTGCGAGTACAAGAACCACGAAGCTGTCCAGTGCGACCAGGTTGCCGAGTGGGTGGTTGCCTTCGGGAAGGACATGCTGATGCGGACCCACCGCTGTCTGATCCACGTCCCGCCGGCGCTTTCCGATGTTTCCGAGCACCGGGTCTTTCCTATCTAGGGTTGCTCTCTGTACGCCAGAGGCCCTTTCTCAGTTGTATCTCTCCCGTCTTTGTTCCCCATCCCAAGCCTCAGTACAAGACGGGAGGAATGGCGCGCAAGCGCAGACCTCCCGTTCCACAACCCTTAGGAAGAATCCGTGCCCCTCGATCAAACCGGCTATCGCAACACCTTCCCGCTCACCAAAGTCCTTGACCGCCTTTTTCTGGGCGGCTTCAAGGACGCTGAGGACCTCAGGTCCGGCAACCCACACAACATCACCCACATCTGCAACTGCACCACTGAACCGCTCACGATTCCGTCCAGATGCGTCACCAGCATCATCCAGATGGACCAGCTCGACGGCCACGACTGGGATGTCCAGAAGCTCTACTCGGCTGTCGATTGGATTCGCCGCGCGCTGCTCGGCGGAGGCACCGTCCTGGCCCATTGCCACGCTGGCATCAGCCGGTCTCCGGTGCTGGTTGCGACCTATCTCTACACCTGCGGCTTCGACTTCGACCGTGCGCTCGGCCGCATCAAGGCCCAGCGCCCGATCGTGCAGCCTGCACCTGTCGTCCTGGTCAGTGCCAAGCGGGCCTTTGGTATCTCCCCGCTTGCCATCCACACTGCAGGCAGATGAACCCGTCTCAAAGAAAGGCACCAATGCGTAAAACACTGCTTTCAATTCTGTTCCTTCTGCTGCTGGCTGTTCCGGCGATCGCGCAGAAGCCTGCACTCGCGGCCGCGCCGGCTCAACCTTCGACGGCGCTGGTCAAGCCCAGCGAGGTCGAGGATCTCAAGATCGAAAACCTCAAGCTCAAGCTGAGCCTTTACACCCAGCACAAGGTGGACCTGCAGCGCGAGGAAGACTCGGTCAATCAGGATGGCGAGAAGCTGGCTGAGCAGATCATCGCCGATCATCCTGGCCACCACCTGGATTTCAAGACTTTGACGATCGTTTCCGATGCCCCGGCCGAAGCTGCCAAGCCCGCTGAGACGCCAAAGAAGTAATCTGCACTGCCCCGACTCGCCGGTTCCCGCCGGCGAGTTCCTCTCTATAAGAGCCTTTCACTCAATGGACTAACTGCCCGCAATAATCCCTATACTAGGGAGGTATGTATGGCAACTCCTGGTCTTATTCCGATTCCGGAAGACCTGGCCCTTTTCCCCGTCCCCACCGAGAATGTGAATGGCCTCCTCGCCACCAGCGAGGACCTTGGCCTCACTGTTGAGGAAAAGCAGGAACTCGACAACTACCAGTCTGCGCTGCGGATTCTTGGTCCGGCAGCCGGAGCTGTGCTCATGTGTCCCGGCAACCAGGAGAATGTAGCGGACGAGGACAAGTGTCCGTACTCGTCGAAGTGTCCCTTGCTCCGGATGCACAAGGCTCCCGAGGACAAGATGTGCCCCGTGGAGCGCATGATTGTCGAAGAGCGTTTCAACGCATGGTGCAGAGAGCTTTCCACCGACCCGATTCTGGCGAAAGAATCTGACCGGGTCGCTATCTCCGATCTCTGCTGGATCGACCTGCAGATGCAGCGTTCGCTGCACATCCTGAGCAAGGGAGATGAAGCTCGCCTCACGGTGACCAATCCCAAGGATGTTCACCCTGAGACCTTCCTTCCTATCTCCTGGGAGAAAGTCATCCACCCGAACGTCGAGCTTTTGGTAACACTGCAGACCCAGCGCAGAATGATCTTGAAAGATTGGATGCTGACTCCTGAGCAGAAGTGGAAGAGGGAGAAGGCGGAAGGCAAGGGATCTGGCAAGGACATAGCCAGCAAGCAATCAGCACGGGCCGACAAGCTCAGAGCGATCAAGTCAAGCAACGAGGATTAGACGGATCCCCACACGGAGATGGACCCAAATCCACCCGTACTCGCCGGGCCAACTGAAAGGTTGGCCCGGTGAATCCCCCAAGAGGTAAGAATGTCAGGACGCGGCAGACCAAGGGCAAGCATTACCAGCGAGCAGGTTGCAGCCGAACTCAAGACTGGGTTGAACGTCAAACAGATCGCCAAGAAGTACAACTGCTCTCCTGACACAGTCGAGCGCAGGGCGAACCCTACAGGCAGGAAAGACAAGCGTGTAGGGCATCATGGCGCTTCCGCCGCAAAGCCTTCCCCTTCTCCTGTCGACATTGGAACCTTCAAGACCACCGCCGGAAATGAGGCTGATGATTCGGCCAAGTCGGATGCGCAGCCCACCACTTCCGTCAATGGACGGCAGTGGCTGCTCTCCAAGGTGGTGGGCAACGACATCCGCCAACGGTACTGGTACAACAAGGACCAGGATCGCTACATCACGGTGATCCGTGGCGTCGGTGAGCCGATCGTGACCTCCGGCGCCGAGCACCGCGCCATCTGTGAAGCCTATTCCAACATGGTTGGGAAGAGCTCCACCCTGAATGAGATTGCGCGCGACTTCGGCATGCCCAGAGCCTGGCTGATCCAGTATCTGCACATCCACGGCATCACTCACGACAAGGAACCGTTCTCAGCCGAAGAGCTGATCGAGCGGACCACCGACGACCTGGTCGAAGATCTCTACAACATGAAGCGCCGGGCGGTCTTCACCGCGATGAACGAGAAGTCCTGGAAGGAGATCAAGAAACGGGCTGCCTTGTGGGACAACTTTGAGCATTCGGTGTCACGGGTTGTCGACGACTGGGCCAACCGCTTCGTTCCAGACTACCGCCCACAACTGGTGAACATTGTGCGTGCGTCGAGGCCGTTCTCGGCCGTGGTCCTGCCGATGGACTTCCACTATGGCAAGGGGTCCTGGTTCGACGAAGCCGGCCACAGCTACACACGGCAGAGTTGTAAGGATCTTCTGAGGTTCCACGCTGAGAACATCCTGAACAGCCTGGTGGTTCGCGGACGTCCGACTCGGATCGTTGTTCCCTTCGGCTCGGACTGGTTCCATGTGGACAATCAGTTCGGCAGCACCACGCGCGGCACGCCTCAGGACCTGGATGGCACACCCGAGATGATCCTGAGCGAGGGACTCGAATTCAAAGTCGAGTTCTGCGACTGGCTTCGTCAAGTCGCACCGATCGTGCTTCTTCCTTGCCCCGGCAACCACGATCACCACTCCGACATTGCCTTGATGAAGTACCTGCAAGCCTGGTACCGCAATGACGATGATGTGGAGATCATCGACAGCCTGATGAGCCGCAACTACTACGTCTGTGACAACACGCTGATCGGCGCCACCCACGGCAACGATGTCAACCTGTCTGACCTGCCCACCCTGATGGCCAATGAACGCCGCCAGGAATGGGCCCAGACCGACCATCAGATATTTGTCACCGGACACACTCATGGCGAAGTGCTTGAGGACGACGGTGGCATCATGCACTATACCTGCCCGTCGCTGTCGGCTGCAGATCGGTGGCATGAAGGCCGCGGCTACAACCTCAACCGCCAGGCGATGGCCGCGATCGTTCTCGACGAAGAGGACGGTCCCACCAACTTCGTCGTCTCAGCGCGCCAGAACCGGACCACCGTCGGCTTCAACATCAAGAACCGGTCGAGGGCGGCCTAACCCACATCAGATAGGAACACTACTCGACAGCGTGCCTATCACCGGCGCGCTGTTGTCGCATCGGTAGGACAGGACCATGAAACCCTTCTCCGCACAGATCAAGAAGCCCGCACGAAAAGCTGGACTGGCTTCGATGCCTACCCGGGTCATGAAGGCAGGCGCAAGCCGGACTGTCGTAGGCGGGGTTTCTCGCTCAACCGTGGCCACAGGCTCCCGCCGACTCCGGGGAGTCTGATTCCTATACTAGACAGCTTCCAGGAGTCCGAAGTGAACAATCCCTTCAATCCGATCATGAGCACACTGAGGGCAACGAACTGGCGAGCTGCCGGGTTTGCCGCGGCTTCTGGAGGTGCTCAGTTTGCTGCCGGCTCCGCAGCGGTAGGTGCCATCGTCGGACGGAAGAACCACAAAGTCAGCGCCATGGGAAGAGGGGCACTGTATGGAGGTGCAGCCGGCGCCGTAGGTGCCGCGGGCTTCTCTGTATGGGCCCAACGCGCTCTCCGGGCCGCGGCGTAACCAGTAGATTCGGAAGGCCATTTGCCCAGATTTGCTCCAGCAACACTCGCCGTCATGTCCGGCTCCGCAGTTCTTGGCGGAGCATTCGGCTTTTCGCGCGCCAGTGCCGCTGCTCAGGATGATCCTGCTCCTGAACGGCTTGGATTCTCGATTGTTCAAGGCGGGGCCACGGCCGCCGTGGCCGCCGGCGTCGGAGCGTTCGCGTGGAAGAGCCGCGACATCCTGGCTCCCGCAGCCTGGGGAACTGCCAGGGGCATCGGCGAGAGTGCCGCCCAGTCCATGAGCCGGGCCTTTCAGACCAAGGGACTTACCGGGATGCTGAGTCACCCTCTCACCATGGTTGGCTTCGGCGCGGTCGCTGGGGGCTTGATCGGTTCCAAGTTGAGTGACGACCCCGTCAGGGGAACTGCCGCCGGCGCGGCCATCGGGGGCGTAACGACTCTGGCTGCCCGCGGAGCAACGAAACTCTGGGGCGGATCTCCCTGGTATGCGAAGGCTGCCCTGGTGGCAGCCGCTGCCATTGGAGCAGGCACTGCAACGCGTGCCTTTACGCACGAAGATTCCTATGCCGCCGAGGATCACGCTGTCAGTGACGGTTCCGGAGGCTACGAGACAGAGCCCGGTGTTCGCCGGCGCATGGCTTCGATGAATGCCACAGGAGACGTGGTCTTTGGTCTCCATTCAAGGCGCCACTAATGCTGGCGACGCTCACTCAGTCTGCGCAGAGCAACTTCACCAACACCGTTCAGTTCATCGGATCGATCCCAAGACCTTATTGGAAAAGAGCCGCTCTTTATGTAGGACTTCCCGGTTCCTCCCTCAATGTCCAAACAATGGCACAGGAAATGTCTTCTGCCCAGCGTGGCGAGGTAGTTCCTACGACTTTGGGGGTCGGAGCCGGTATGGCCGTATCTCCGGTACTCCAAAAGGCGATGGCAATGGGTATCTCAACTGCTGCAGCTGCAATCGGCCTTTCAATACCTGGGATTGGAACTCTCGCATGGCTGGCAACTCTCTATCCGGATGCAGCAATAGGAGCAGGTGCCAGAAATACGGTGCGCGCCCTGACTGACCTCGGCCGGCAGATCCGCCATCTGGAGTTTGGTGGGCACTACACCGACACGGAGACTGCCCAACGCCTGCGTATGCAGGCTTTCTATGAGATGAGCGGCGCCACTTCGGCGGCCCGCCGTTACCTGGGCCAAGAGGCCTACTTCCTTCACCGGTAATGGAGACAAAGTGAACAACCCACTCAATGCTATTTGGAGTTCTCTCAGCTCGGCAGCCAAATGGACGGCTGGCCGGGTGTCACAACCTGGAATTGCAAGGAATGCCGCGATTGGCACAGGTATCGTCGCCGGTGCCGGCATTGCCGGCGGAGTCGGCGGCGCCTACAAGAATTGGTCCATTGGCGGGAATCAGGACAAAGCCCGGTCCGCCCGGATCGGCGCAACCCTCGGCGTCCTTGGAGCAGGTTCTGTGCTCGGAGCTCGTGCCCTCGCAAAGCGCGTCTAACCCAACCTTCAACCTTCGGAAAGTGAGTGCCTCATGGGATCCCCCGTCACCATTCCCAACCCGGCTCCGGGCTGTTCGTACCTGAACTACCCGCGTGCTGTGTTGAATACCCCCCATCCTGTCTATGGCGGGAACCTTGCCGGCTTCGGCGTGGGTGATCTGCCCACCCAATTCGAGTCAGGCCTTGCCGTGTTCACGGCCATCACGGCAAATGCAACTTCGGGGCTGATCGACGTTGCCGCCAACGCAATCGAGTTGGATGCGACCTTCAGCGATCTGCACACCAGCTGCACGATCACGGTCTTCCTCGCGGACGGCGAAACAGTCGTCGCCACCTGGAACAATGTGTCGACTCTCAACAGCGGCAACCTGTATGCCGGTTTTGCCGAGCAGCGCAAGCTCATCGGCGGTGGTTCCCTGGTCTTCCAGGTCTCGAACTACGACGGTGCCGGCTCCATCACCCTCTCGGTTCGCCGCACCGGCTAAGAGTTGGTGTTTACCCAGAGTAGGCACCCTACAAAGGCTTCGTCCGCTGAGCCAGCCTGGCCAATCAGCGGATCTCTCCAAGGAACCCCACTTGAGTACCGGATTCGTTCCGTTGGCGGATCTGGTTGCCGGCCTCACGCCGGATGATCAGACCTTCTTTGCCAACACCATCAAACGAGATCACGAAGCTACAGGCACCGACCAGGAGGGAGTCCTGCGCCGGATCTTGGGCTGTAAGCAGTGCCAGGACTGTGTCGCAGGCTACAAGCAGAAGCATCCTGGCAAAGCATTCGGAATCAAGTGCTTCGGTGTCTATGACACTCCCGATTACGAGGCGATGCAGGCTGACCTGCACGCCCGTGGTGATGACATGGAGCTGGACGAGATCCGTGAGATCTACGATCCGGCGTTCTGGTCCACCAGGTACATGGTTCTGCGCGACGATCAGGGCAACATCGAGCCTTGCGCGCCGCGCGTATACCAGGAAGAGGCGCTCCGCTGCACTTCCCCGCGCAAGGTCGACAGGTGGGGCCGTGGCCTGGGCAAGACCCTCTGCGGCGTCATCGAAGAACTCCACTTCATCAGCATCAACAAGAACACCGAAGTCATGGTGGTGGCGCCTTCCCAGGCGCAAGCCCAACTGTGGTGGGATGAGATCGTCTTCCAGATCGAGAACTCGCCGGCGCTCGGCGGCAACGACTTCCTGATCTCGAAGAAGCAGCAACCTTATTACTACATGCGATTCGGCAACGGATCGGTCATCAAGATCTTCACGGCCGGATCGAAGTCCGGCAAGGGCGCAGATTCCGTCCGTAGCCAATCCCCGCGGCGTATCCGGCTGGAGGAGCAGGACTACCTGGCGGACAAGGATTACCAGGCCATCATGCCGCTGATGCGCCGGTTCAAGAACATCACCTTCCACGGCTCCTCGACCCCAACCGGCCTGCGTGGGATGTTCTGGCAGATGTGCAACAAGCTGCCCGACTACAAAGAGTTCTTCCACCCGATCATGGATCACCCGAACTGGGGGACCGATCAGTTGAATGAAGAGGTCTGCCTGGCCGAGGCCCAGACCCTCGAGAAGTATCGTCACGAATGGCTGGCCGAGTTCGGCGACCCAACCGCCGGCGTGTTCAAGTCTGCCTTCGTTGACTGGGCCATGAAGCCCTACAGCCTCAAGACTCTCGTCTACGACGCAAACAAGCGTCATGTGATGGGAATCGACTGGAATGGCAAGGGCACCGGCACCCGGATTGTGGTCACCCAATACGACCCCACCACCCGCAAGCGGCGAGTGGTTCACCACGAGGCGATCGACGACGACAAGGCAACGACCAAGAAGTCCTTCAACAGGATCGTGGAGCTGAACAAGCTCTGGCACTGCGACTATGTGTACGTCGATGCCGGTTTCGGCTTCGTTCAGGACGAACTCATCAAGGACATCGGCGTTCAAGCCGGCACATTCGATTCGGACACCGCGAAGCTGAAGTACATCAACGTCGTCGATTTCGGCGCCAAGCTGGAAACCAATGCTCTTGTCCCCAACCGGGACCCAGACTCGAAGTACCTGCCCAATCCCAAGGACGACATTCTCAAACGGCGCACCAAGCCGTTCATGGTCGAGGGTGTGGTCATGGCCTTCGAGATGGAACTGGTGGAGGTTTCGCGCGAGTATGCACTGCTCGAAGAACAGCTTCGTGGCTTCCGGGTCAAGACCTGGACCAAGGGCGGAGCTGCCGACACTTACTCGACTGATGCCGACTCAGGCGATCACGATCTCGATGCCTTCATGCTGTCGATGTTGGGAATCGAGCTGAACTACGGTCTCTGGCACACCAAGGAAACCGTCCGGCGTTTGGTACAAATCGCCCATGTGTCAGGCTGGGGATTGCCGTCCACTGTGATTAGCCAGCAGACGGTGTCACCTGTTCAGGCACCCGGGCCGCCGGCCCCGGCCGCCACCGAGAGAATGCGCGAACTCAAGCGCGACACAGCCGGCGTTCCTGCGCGTACCAAACCGGAAAGCAGCCTGCAGGAGCAGTATCGTCTGCTTCACATGGCGAGGCAGAGCTACACCGTGGCGCCTGTCAACTCACCTGGGTCCGCCGGCAATGGTCGCGTTCCATCCCGCACCAGCTTCTTTCAGAATTCAACCCGGCCCGGATTTGGCAGTGCCGGTCGTCGTTTTGGTGGTGGTTAATGGCCAACGGAGATCCCCAGGACAACATCGCGGCGAGTGTGGCAGCCAGTTACGATATGCCGATCGCGGTCTCGGTCATTGAGAAGTTGTCCAAGTTCCCGTTCCTCCAGCAGTTGGGTTACAACGGCCAACTGAACTGGTTGAAGGGAGGATTCCTCGGGTTGCAAGACTTCTTCGACGAGATGACGACCTATTCGAGCGCCGCCGACATCCTGCAGATTGCCTGGCAGCTCATCCAGCCCAGAGTGCCCCTCAACCTGGATGTGCAGAAAAACCTGTACACGACGGATTCGATGGGAACGGTCGGCAATGCCTTCCAGCAACTGGTCGGTTTCCAGCAGACTTTCGCCGTCAATCCCGACGATCTTTCCGATTCAACAGGCAGCGCAGTCGTTGCCAACAATCTTCCGAGTTCTTAATGGCCTTCGAGTCGATCCAGTTCAAGTACACCCCTCCGCCCACTGTCTCTGCGGCGATTCCCGCCGCACAGGCTGCTGTGCCTGTGAGTCTGGCCACGGGTGGCAGCCTGGCGAATTTCGGGAATGCCACGGCCAGCGCATCGGCCGCCGGAAAGCTGATCGCCAGACTGGCAGACCTGCTGGACACCAATCAGTATCTGCAGCAAGTGATCCTTGCGATGAGCACGGGGCTGGGCATCGAATTCGATCCTTCCGTGGATCCGGAGACCGCGCGGGCACTGCAGACGATCTATTCAAACCTGCCGGTGCCGACCTCGCTTACCGTCAGTATGTACAACCGGATGCTCGATGCCAAGATGACGGCATTGCAGATCGAATCGGGCCTGGGAACCGGCACTGCCTACGAGACGAATCCGTTTCAGACGTCGGCCGTCACTCAAATCAACCAGACCATCGAAAGCGGCCTGGTCAACAGCGGACAATCCCAGTACCAGACCGCTCTGCTTCTGGGGCCGTTGAAAGGGGACGCGGTCCTCTTCAACAACATGACAGCCCAGCTGTCACAGTATCCGGTCATTGCATCGCCGGGAACCCCTTCGATCGCCACCAACAATCCAAACCAGATCTCAATTCTGGGACAGGACGTTTCGCCGGCACTGGCGAGCACCATGAACAGCTCGCTCGATTCCTTCCAAAGCTCCTATGCGTCGGTCTACCAACTGACTGCGGGTGTAGGAGTCGTCGCTCAGGACGTCAATAATGTCCTGAACCAGTTCTTCCTGGAACCTCCCACCAATCTGGTGAGGATGATCCCGATGTTGCAGGCACTTCAAGGCTTCTCACAAAGGCCTCGTCTGGACTTGATCGTCAACGGGATGACTGGCACGGTGTTCGTTCAACTCATCGCTGAAGCGGCCGGGATGGTCATCATGGCCGACCGTTTCATGCAGACCGCGGTGCAGCCCCTCAAAGGCAGCACATCCAATATCGGCCAGATGGTCTCGCAGATCCAGGCAGCCGCGGCCATGGCCAACGTGGTGGTCAACGGAGCAAGACAGAGTTTTGTGAACACCACCGGCGGACTCAAGGGTTGTTCCCTGGCCTACAACAGCGGCCTGCCAACAGCGCCGGTCAGTTCGTCTGCGCTGGTGCCGGCGAGCACCTTCCAGGTTCCCGGGGCGGGGCCAATGACTCCCGGCCTGGTGACGTTGGCTACCCACCTCGATTGGGCAAACACAACAGTCAGCCACCGGGTCATGGTGCTTCAGGAATCGTTCCAGAAGCTGATGAACCGCCGGACTGGCGACATGAATGCCCAGATGGACATCATCGCCAGCACACAGTCCCTGAACACACTGACCCAGTTGGCCAAGGCCGTCATGACCTACAACAGCAGCCAGCCGGCGGTAGGCGCCACAAACTCTGTCACTCAGACCGCGGCCGTGAGCCAGATCCTCAACGGCATGAGTTCGACGAAAGGCACTTCCTTCGTTGTCACCAACGGCCAGATGCAGGCAGTTTCTCCCACAGTCCCCGCACCGCCCAGCAACGTGCAAACGGTTCTGACCAAGGGCGGCGTGAACCTGATCGTCGCTTCCTCGTCGACTGTACAAGCACCCACCATCGGAGCAGTGAGCTAATGCCACGCACACCAGACACCACTCTTCAGGACAACGCAGCGGCCCGGCAGGAACGGCTTATGGCCTTTGTTGACGGCACGTCCACCAAGGCCAAGCCCGGCAAAGCCGCTGTGATCCGCCGAATGATCGCCGGCCAGGTCATCGAGCCCAACATCAAAGGGCTGGGGCGCAGGACTGCCTCGTATACCGATAAAGGCTTTCAGCCTGTTGAACGGTCGACTGGAGAACGCAACATCAGCGACAAGCTGATGGAAGGCATGAAGATCGAGGACGCCGGCAAGATGCTGAACGGCGACCTGAACAAGATCAAGCTCGACAAGGCAGCCGATTACATCGGCACCTACTATATGTGGAACGGCATCCTGATGCCGGAGTATGACATGCGCGAACCGCACGCCATCTCTGACACCGAGGTCTACGTCAAGCAGGCCGTGGCCCGCAAGCTGGCACTCGCCGCGCGCGCGGGATACGAGATCATGAGCGACCGCGAGGAAGACGCCGATTACATCCAGACTCGCATCAATGCGTTTGAATTCGTCACCGAACGCAGCTTCGAGAGCTTCATCAAGGGCGTTCTGCGCAACCTGTTCCTGTGCTCCAACTGCTTCCTCCTCAAGATCCGCAAGGAAGACGCTTCCCCGGTGAGCAAGAAGAAGGGCGGCAGAATTCCAGTCGCTGCCTATGTGATCATCCCCGCCCACACGATGCACCCTTATCTGGAGAAGGGGAAGATCAGCAAGTGGCGCCGCATCTTCGACCATGGCATTCCGTGGATCGATTACCCGGTTGAGGACATCATCCACCTGAAGTGGGACGTCAAGCCTGGCCACATCTTCGGAACGCCGCGCACCATCGCCGTCCGGGATGACATCTTCGCCCTGCGCCGGCTTGAAGAGAACATCGAACTCCTGTTCATCAATCACCTGTTCCCGCTGTTTCACGTTCAGGTCGGCAACGAGAAGGCACCCTGCACCTACGGCCCGGGCGGCGAGTCCGAGATCGATATGGTGCGCTTCCAGATCGAGAACATGCCCAAGGAGGGCGTGTTCGTAACCGACGAGCGCGTCACCGTCACCGCCGTTGGCGCCAACGGCAAGTCTCTCGACTTCAAGGCCCTGGTGGAGCACTTCAAATCCCGGGTCTACATCGGCCTGGGCATGAGCGCCATCGACATGGGCGAGGGCGCCGACGCCACTCGCGCCACCGCCGACAACATCTCGCAGAACCTGAAGGATTCGATCAAGGCCGACCTCGACGAGCTGGCCGATCAGATCCGGATGTTCATCTTCAAGGAATGGTTCCAGGAAGCCAACTACTCCACCTCTGTGCAAAAGGGCGTGGCGCGCACCAAGCTGGCATTCCACGAACTCGATCTCGACAATCGGATCAAGGAAGAGACGCATGTGATGGCTCTCTTCAATTCCCACCTGCTCACCGAGACGGAAGCCCGCAAGCGGATGAACCTCAAGCCGATGAGCAAGACCGAGCAGAACGATACCCACTTCGCTCTCCACGTGCTGCGTCTTGAGCGCGAGATCCAGAAGTACAAGACCGCATCGGCCATTGAGATCGGCCAACAGGACGTGACGAACCAAAAGGCGTTGGCCGGAACCCAGATGAAGCTGATGGAAGCCCAGGCCAAACTGTCCGAGGTCAAGGCCAGCCACGAACAACAGAGTCTCGAAGCACAGGCGAAACACCTGCCTGTCATTGCCAAGGCGAAGGTAGCCGTGGCCAATGCCAGCTCACGCCGGGCCAGCAAGGGCACCGGCGCCGGTCACCCGCGCGGAGGCACGGCCAAGAAGACAACCCAGACCGCCGCGGCAACCGCCAATAAGATGCGCCCGACCAACCAGCATGGATCGAAGCTGGGCCCAGGCAAGAACAGTGACAGCCTCATGAGCGAGATCTATGAAGGCTTGGTGCAAGGTCGGGACCGACTGATTGCCGATGGTCTCAATGTGGATAAGAACTGGCGCAAAGCAAGCGGTCAGATCATCGATGAGATCGTTGCACGACTCAACGAGCGCGAAATCACCGATTCAGTTGGTGATTCCTATACTAGACAGGAACGAGCCGCCGGACTGAGTTCATTGAAGTCCGTGATTGCTGAAACTTCTGATCCTGAGCTTCTTTCTGTGCTTCTTCGAGCGGAATTGGAAGACGAGGTAGATGATGCCGAACTTGAATATGCCATTGCCGGTCGTGCAGCTTAACGGTCCTGGGATGCAGAACTCCAGAGTGGCTCCGCTGCAACAGGCACTTGCGCAGGATGCGTCCGCTCTGTTCCAGAGCAACGCATCGATTCAGCCCATCCCGCAGGGAGGTCCCTTCCTGCTTGAGATTCCTCTCAATCGTTAGGTAGTGGGGCGCCGGACAGTACCTGTTACCCGGGCGACTAACTAACAGTTGGTTTTACAACATGCTCGTATACCTCGTAACGAACAACGTCAACGGCAAGAAGTATGTCGGACAGACGATTCAGTCTCTAGCAAAGCGTTGGAGCGGTCATCTTTCGACTGCCAAACGAGGAAGAGGGCTTCATCTTTACGATGCCATCCGCAAGTATGGCAAAGAAGCTTTCGAGATTGCAGTGCTGGCCACGGTTGATAACCAGGTTGATTTGGATGAAGCCGAACGGAAGTACATTGCAACATACCAGTCAAACCAGCCTGAACTTGGTTACAACCTGGCTGATGGAGGACGCGGCGGCCCTCGTGGCTATTTTCGGCCATTGACTGAAGGACACAAACAAAAGATCAAGGCTGCGCGACATGGTAATAGCCGACTCGGCAAGACACAGTCGCTCACAGCCCGACAACAGATTAGCCAGTCCAATATCGGCCGACCTGGAACGATGCTCGGTCGTTATCACACTGAAGAAACAAAGACTCTGATGGCGAGTTCTGCAAAAGGTCACCAAAACGCTCTCGGTATTGTGCGTTCAGAAGAAACCAAGCTAAAGATGTCGCAAGGAAGAAAAGCGGCATGGGCAGCCAAGAGAAGGATTGAGAATGTTGAGCGAACGGCGCTGGCTTAAAATCCATGACTTCCTCACATTCAGACCTTCTGAGGTTTTGGACAACAAACGGTTTCTCTGGGAATGCAAAGACTCGAAGTCCGAGACAGGCCACAGCCTGCTCGTTCGCGTGGACGCGACTCACGCCGGCATCGTTACTGGCAATCGCAAGTTCTACCGTCCCGATTGCATGCAGGACGCGGTTCAGACCTGGGTTCCCAAAGGGGTCGCACCGCTTCCCGTTCTTCGCGGGCACGACAAAGAAGGCGACGTGCTGGGCCGGATTCGTGAGGCCAAGTACATCGACGACTCCTGGAAATACGCCAGAGACTTTCCGGTTCTGAAGGACTCAGTCTTCTATAACCGTGATTCGAAGACCGGCGGCAAGTTCAACGTGTTCAAGACGGTGGACTGGATTCAGGACAACCTGGCCCGCGTGAAGGGCTACCAGGGAATCGGTCATATCGAACTGGGTTTGACTCTGACAAACCCTGAAGCGATTCAGAAGATACTCCGTGACGAGTATCTGTGCGTTTCGGCCGGTGCGATTACCGACTCGGCCACCTGCTCCATCTGCCACACCGACTGGGCGTCGGAGGACAAGTGCGAACACCGCCCCGGTGAGATCGTCGATGGGCGCATGGCCTTCCTGATCTCGGGAAGGTTCAAGTACAAGGAACTCAGCTTCGTCAACTTTGGAGCCGACCCGTTTGCTCAGGTGAAGTCCTACGAATTGAAGGATTCCCTCGAGAAGATGTTCTTCCTTGGTCTGCCTCTCGATGACCAGCAATTTGCTATCGACAGGGGCCTCAAACTGACCGACAGCCTGTACGAGTCGGACATCGTGATTGAATACGAGGAACCAAAGATGACGATTGACGTGGCCGCTGTTGGGAAGACTCTCAAGAGCCTTGATCTGACGGCAGAAACAGCATTCGATCTTCAGGATCAGCTCACGGCCTGGGCACCGGAATCGGACGACGACAAGACCTCCCGGCGCAGCCTGCAGTCGACTCTCACCGCCAAGATCCGCAAGAACGGTTGGAAGCGGAAAGAAACTGCCGATTTGGCCGCGATCGAGGATGCCAGCATGAGCGCCGATCTCGCTGCGGTTCCCGCAGTAGCGGATGGCGTGAACGATGCAGCTGCCATTACGACAGCGGTTGCTGAGGCAACCGAGTGCGTGGACGGGGTCTGCGATTGGACAGGGTTCACCCTGACCGACGAGGACCAGGTGTTCTTCGCCGACGAGCAGAAAGTCTACGACGAGCTTTGCACCGAGATGGATGCCGGAGGCACCGGCGGCGAACTCAAGGACGAACAGATCAAGGACGCCAAGCTAAATACGGAAGCCCGCAAGAAATTGGGTGGCAAGTCCTTCTGTGGCCCGAACCGCACCTTCCCCGTGGAGGACTGCGCGCATCACACCGCAGCCCTCCGGCTGCTGGGCCGGGCCAAGATCAGCGACGGCGCCAAGGAGAAGATCCGGGCCTGTGTTGAGAGAAAGGGCAAGACGTTGAAGTGTTCCGTAGCCTCCAAGACCGAAGACAAGATCAATACCACGGCCGCCGGGGGCACCGAGATCAGTGACGAACTGAAGGCCCTGGCTGTTCACGTCAAACTGATCGATTCGGTGGATGGATACGATGCAGTCTCAGCCGAAGAAGCCTTGAAGGACGAAAAGCGGGCTCAGATCAAGGAAATACTCGGCCATTACCATGCCCTGGATGTTCATCACAAAGGTTGTGAGCCTGATCTGCAGTACAAGATTGAGGATCTTCACAATGCTCTGGCCGAACGGTGGGGCAAAGACCGCTGGGTCGCATGGGCCAAGAAGTCGCTGGCCGAGCATATCAAGGATTCCCTGTTCGTTTCCAAGGACGAGCTGGCCGAGAAGGACGAGGCCGTCCTCGGCCTGACCGACGAGCTGGCCGCGATCAGGACATCGGTCGCCACGAAGGATCGTGTGCTCGCCGCCGTTCTCATGGACTCGAAGACCAGTCTGGCAACAACCCTGGTCATGCACAACTGCCTGCGGAAGAAGGATGGCTACACCGGCCTCAATCCCACGCAGATCCAGGACAAGATTGCCGAGTTCGCCAAACGCCATATCCAGAGTCTGAAAGACGCTGTGACCGATCTTTTCGCCGAGCTGCAATGGAACACCGCGGCCGAACCGGGGAAAGCTGGCACCGACCAGGGAACCACGGTAAACGACAACGCTCACGTAGATGAGGTGGATGGTACGGACCGCGAGCCGGCCCTGATCCCTGCGCTCACGGTGCAAGACACCCAAAAGCTTCAGCGCATGCTCACCTACATTCACGACGCAACGGACCGCGAGCGGTATATCGCCGATGTTCGTTACGGCCGTGTGCAGCTCAGCTAAGCAACCAAGACTTAGGTTGCAGGAGAAACTATCATGCCAGTCGATCTCAATAACCAGTACACCGGCAAACTGTTCGGGCAGGACCGTATCGGTCAGACGACCCCGGACCTGGAACTCTCTGAGCCCCTGAAGCCCTGGCTGCCTGTTCCGTATCCGGCGCCCTATCTGCCGGGTCTGCGTCAGGATCAAGGCCATCCGAAGTTGGCGTCTGTCGTGCTCAGCTCGCAGCATCTGATTGGGCAAGACAAGAGCGGCGCGCTCGTTCCTTCCGGCCTGCAATGCGGAAAGACTCCCGCCGGTTCCAACGTGTGGTGCATCATTCAGTGGGGAGCGGGATCGATCGATCAGTTCACCATTGATCCTCGCACCGGCAACGCCGTGACTCCTGGCGACCATTGCGTTCTGGCAGCTCCTGCCGATGCCGCGCCTGGCAACGTCACCCTGACCAATGGCACCGTGATTGCGGTCAACTGGACCGACATCAACTGGGCCTGGAACTGCACCCTGTTCCCGAGCGTGACGACCGGCACGACAGTGTCCGGCTCGGCCACCAATGTCCCCCTGGTTCCGGTGCTCACTCCCTCCGCTGCTGCGACTGCGTCGACCCTGGTTTACACGATCGCTGTGGCCGGTGACACCTTTGCAGGTCAGCTGGCATTCCAAGTCGGCGTGGCCGGCACACAGGTGACGGTTGAGTTCAACGGAACGCTGGCAGCGGCTGCAACAGCTGTCGCGGCCGCGGTTACCGCTCAGGCACCTGCTGCTGCTGTGACTGCTGCGAATGCGGCCCTCACCGCGGCGAACACCGCCCTGGCCACGGCCAACACCGCCGTGACGACTGCCAACACCGCCCTCACCGCCGCGAATGTGGTTGTGACCACGGCCGGCATCACAGTGACGGCGACGGATCTTGCCAACCAGTCTGCGGCTCTGGCGGCCTACAACACCGCTCTGGCCAACCTGGCGACTGCCCAGACCACCCAAGTTGCGGCACAGAACGCTTACACCGCTGTGTTCAACCTGAACGCTGTGACCGTTGCGGCCACCACGACCACACTGACCCTCACGGGCGTGGTAGACGGCGCGCTCCTTGCCGGCACCAACTCCTTCGTCTTCACCAGCGACATCGACGACGTGGGCCATGTGGGCACGGCAGTCCCCTACTCGTACGGCACAGCCCGTCCGATCGGCGTTTGCACTCGGAACGTCTTCCAGTACATCGGCGGCGTGAAGATCATCGATATTTCGCTCGCAGGTGGCATCTTGTACCGTCTCGAAGGCCTGAATCCCATCGGCTTCCAGGTCATGAACTACATGCACGAGATGGGCACGGCCATCCAGACCCAGTATGTGCTGAAGGTGCCGTGGATCGGCGCTACGCCGAACACGCTGCAGCAAGACGCAACGACCGACGGCATTCAGGGCTACGTGCAGGGCTATGGACGCACCTTCGCCCACTTCACAGGCCTTCCCACCACCGGCGCAGGCGTAACCTTCTCGCAGTTCCAGAACGACCAGGGCAACTACACGGTGTTCAACCCGGCAGTCAACTCTCCGGTTGATTTGGTCGGTCGCATCATCGGCGTCGTGAACATGATCAACAAGATCGGGTTCTCGAACCGCATCAAGACCCTGTGGGATCCGTCTCGCATGGTTGGCCCGATGACCGATCCGAATCCGGCGGCCATCATGATGGGCGGCTCGGCCACTGCCGGCCTGCCATACGACCTGAACCTGACGACTGACGGCATCTACAAGGCCTCTCAGCTGCAGAAGACTCGGGCCCGGCCCGAGTACGGCACCTACGTCTTGGTCCGCGTGCTCCTGTAATTCAGGCGCACACACCCTACTAACAGTTGGTTGGATAATCCATGCCGCAGATCGTGATCACCCAGGGGCAAGCGTATGTCAAGGGCGACGGTCTGCGGTGCATGGCCAAACGCTCCGATGGCACAGGCCGAGTCTGCGACAAGCTTGTGGTCAAGAAGAACCCAGCAGGTGAGATCGCCGGAGCATTCCAATGCCCCGATCGCCGGTGTCGCCAGCACATCCAAGTCGAGACCAGACGATAACTGCGGTCTCTGACGCACGCCTTTACAATCCGCCGGCCCACGTTGGACCAAACCGCCCTGAGGAGGGTATTTTCCACATGTCAAAGACCAAGGTCACTCCCGAACAATTCAAGGCAGAACTTGAACTGCAGGATCGGTTTGCGACAATCTTCCGCACGAACGGGTGGGACCCCGTCGCCGACAAGGTTGTCGACATCAACGATGCCCTGGACATCCAGAACGCTGCCTTCATGATTCCGAAGGCGATGACGACCATCGTGCAGGAAGGCATCGAGCCGATGTTGATCGGCACCCACCTGCTTCAGAAGATCCAATACAAGCCCGGCATGATGACCGTATTCCCGGCCGTCGAGCCTCTGCGTGCAGAGGAAACCGGTGACGGCATGGATCTGCCGATCTACAACATCAACATTGGTGGTGCGCAGTCCTTCGGCGTGACCGTCAAGCGTCACGGCCTTCGCCTGAAGATCGCCAAGCGGTTCGTCGAGGAATCGGCCTATCCCTGGATCAACTTCTGGCTGCGTCTGGCCGGCAATGCTCTCGCGCGTCACAAGGAAGAGTACATCTTCGACTTCATCACGAAGCTCGGCACGTTGGTCTTCGACAACGACCCGAATTCCCGTCTGTCCAGCTCCCCGCTGCAGCCGATCAAGGGCGTCACGACCGGCCGTAACTACAAGGGCGTGCTGAACGGCTCCATGACAGTGGACGACGTGTTCGACATGTACGCGGCTGTGCTGCTCAACGGCTTCGTGCCCGACACGCTCCTGGTCCACCCGATGGCGTGGCTGATGTGGGTCAAGGATCCTGTCCTCCGCGAGTTTGCCATCCAGGCAGGCGGCGGCAGCTTCTTCGCCAACTTCACCGGCAACCCCGCGGTGCTTGGCAACAAGTTCTACAACAACGGCGGACTCGGCATCGGCCAAGGCCAGACCGGGCAGTACACCAACGGTCAGCTCACCGGCGGAGAAGTGTCGCAGGCGACTTCTGGCAACTACCAGAACATGACGTCGGCCCCGATCCTGCCGAACTACCTCGGCATTCCTTTCCGGATCCTGGTCAGCCCGTTCGTGAACTTCGATCCCGAGCAGCGCACGACCGACATTATGATGTTCAACAGCCGCAACCTCGGCGCCTTGATTGTGGCTGAAGAGCCCCATGTCAAGAGCTGGGAAGACGGCCAGTACAACATCCAGAACATGTCGATCGAAGAGACCTACGGCTTCGGCATCCTCAACGAGGGTCAGGCCATCGCGGTCGCCCGCAACGTGAAGATCCGCCCGAACGAGTTCGTGATGCCTGCCCGCACCGTGTACAACTTGTCGGATTCGGACAGCACCTACACCGATCTGGGCACGGCGCCGATCTTCGATCCGGCTAACCCGCTCAACGTCAACGCCTAACCAACAGTCAGTTCTGTTCAACCAGATGGCGGCGGGAAACCGCCGCCATTCGTGTCAGGGAACCTTTGGTAGATCTCCATCTCTATAGACACTCAGAAATGGAGATCCTATGTCCAGTCTGATTGTGATGCCCGGCAGCGAAGAGTTCAAGAAAACGCTGGCCTCGATAGCAAAGGCGCCGAGCCGCCGGAAGCTTGTACAACCTGTCGACCTCGTAGGTCACACCTTGATGCTGAACACCGCCCTGGTCAAGACCTTCCAGTGTGGCGGCTTCGTCCTGGGCCCGAACAGGCCCATCGGCATTGTGGACGAACAGTCTCAGCAGATTCCGATCCGCAAGGCATTGGAAGAGAAGAAGCTGATCGACGTCACCGGCAAGGACATGGCCACCAAAGGGTTCAAGGGAACCGGCGGCCAGACCTCGGCAATCACCGAAGAAGACACCGGCAAGAAGGTATTCGTTGGCCGCGATCGCCGCGGCAACCTCTACATCGCAACTCCCAGATCCAAGACTGAAGCCAAGCGGTTCGAGCGCGAAATCCGGACGACTGGCACGCTCAAAAGCGTTGACTTCGAGACCGAGACCACAGGTCTCTGCGCCATTACCGAAGAGGTAATTGAGTCCAGCGAACAGCCTGTCAAGAAGCCCGCGAAGAAGGCCAAGAAGAATGTCCGCACCCGTCGTACTTCAGGCAACGCCGTCCGATCAAGAAACTGATGTGGTTCTTGGCCAGGCGATCATCGTCGCTTTCGACCAGGCGCTCGACACCTCGACGCTGAACGATAGCACGTTCTCGTTGACGTTCCCCGCTCCAACTCAAGTTCTCACATCGGGCCAGCTCGTTGCTGGCGAGGCCGCTCCTTCAACATTCAATGTTGAAGGGGTCTGGTCGTTCGCAGACGACACCACGGGCCGCACGATTGCGACCTTCACACCCACCAGACACTTCCAGGAGAACACACTCTACACGGCGATGCTGCTGGGCGCTGATGCGTCCCTTTCGACCGAAGACGTGATGAACCCCGCCGGCGAATCGATGAATGTTAGCTACCAGTGGACATTCACCACCGGCATTTTGAACCTGCTGACACCTCCACCTGTTTCTCCTCTTCTGGATGCATTTCCAGCCCTTCAGCTCGATCAGATCAAGGTCATTCCAAGACGGCGGATTGGCCAGGATTTGAGTCAGTCGTTCGACATTCTGTTTCCAGATGACATCGATCCGACCTCATTTTCGGTCGAGGACCTTTACATGAGCATCGAGCCTCTCCTCGGGGATCCTACTGTATCTGTGCCGCAAGCTCTGCAGTATGCAGCCGTCATCACCGGTAACAAAATCCAGATCACGGTCACAGGTTGGCCGTCAAGTTAGGAAATGACATGTCACAACTTACACCGCACTTCGCAGACACTGAACCCGGACTGACTGTCCTGGCAGGCGCTGACTCGCACGTCATCGAGAACGTCACCTTCCTCTGCGAGAAGGTTCTCGAACCCATTCACGACAAGTTCGGAGCTGTCCGCGTTCATGACAGCTACCGTGATCCTGGCCACAACGCCCAGGTCGGCGGCAAGACAGCTTCCTTCCACCTTTGCATCGGCGGCCACGCCGCCGTCGATGTCGATGCGCCCGCAGTCTCCATGCAAGTTCTGTTCGACTGGCTGCGTCTCGAAAGCAAGCTTCCCTTCGACAAGGTCATCTTCGAGAAGAACAAGGCTGAAGTTCCGGCCTGCGTTCACATTCAGATCGACCGCCTCAATCCACCCAGGCGCCAGGCATTCATCGGCCACACCGGCGCCGCAACCGTGTACACCCCAGTGGAAGTCAAGTAGGAGACCTTCATGGCATACAGGATCGATCTGACAACCCGGAACGCTTCCATTGTGATCGTTCTCGGTTTGGACGTTCTCTTCTTCGCCGCCGCGATCGGGGTTTCCGTTCAACCTGCATTTGCAGACTTGAGCACGAAGCTCTGGGGCCTGTTTGCAGGCACCAATGGCGCGCTGATGCTCGCTCTGAACGCGAGCGGTAACACCCCAACACCCCCATCACCAGCAGTGGCAGGCGCGTAATGAGACGCTTTCATCCTCGCTTTCAAGAACGAGCACTGAGATCCCGCCGGAGGTTCAAGCTTCCGGCGTGGATATTGCCTTTTGTGAAGGTTGCCGTCTTCGCAGTTCCGTTTGCGTTCTTTTGTGTTTGTCTCGGTTTGGCCGGCCTCGAAGCTCGCAAGGCAACCTTTGGCCTGGAAGCCACTGACGCGGCGGCCAAGAACTTCATCGTTGACACCCAACAGCAGGTACATGTTGTGGGCAACAACACTAACCACCTCATTGTTGAGGCAGGTCTCACCGCGAAGGAAGCGCGCCTGGCCGCTACTTCCCAACGCCAGTTCTGGGATAACGAAGTTCCTGTCCTGGCTGCCCGCGCGAACGGAACCTTTGACCGCACCGACGCGCTGCTTGCCTCCTTCCGCAAGACCTCAGACGGTCTTGACGCCGACCTGACCACCATTACGAACGACATTACTGACACGACGACCACGCTCAAACCAGCCTTGGTCGCCACCGCCGCCGCCGCCACCGCCGCATCGAACATGGCCCAGCAGGCCAGCAAGGATCTTGCCGATCCCAACATTCCGGCAACTCTGAAGAACATCAATGACGGTACTCATCAAATTGCTCTCACAGCTGGTTCCGTTGCTCATACTGCTGACAATCTGGATCACAAGGTCGACAAGATGCTTCACCCAGGATTCTGGGGAGCCGTCAAGGCCTACACCGTGTTCGGGGCCCAGCTCGCCACCGACGCAATCGAGATGCACTACTACCTGTCCTCAGTCGCCCCAGGTGCAACCGTCCAGACCGTCAAAGCAGCTGTCACGCACATCGCCAAACCCCTCACTCACCGGCCAGCAGCCAAGTAGCTTTGGTAGTTCGGACCAACGCGCCACACTCACGATAGGAGATACACCCGTTATGAGCATTTCATTCAAATCCCTCGGACACGCCTTCGCCACCGCCTTCAAATGGGTGGCCAACAATGCGCCCGCCGACATTGCCAAGATCGAAGCCACCAAGACCGTTGTGGATGAGGTTCTTCCCGAAGTCCCGACATACGGTGGGGTTGCAACCTCTCTGGCCGATCTCGGCTATGCCGCGTTGGGCGAAATTGCTTCGGTCATCACCACAGGCACTGCTGCCCAGAAGCAGTCGCTCTCGGACGCAGGTCTGGACAACAGTGTGATCACCGCCATTGAAGCAGCCGTGAAGGGCTTCGGATCGATCGGCGGCTTCATCGCATCCCTCGTGTCCAAGAAGTAACGACAGGCCTAACAGTTAGGTGGATCGCGTGTAGTGATCTTCAACAAGCAGGAGGGCGGCTAATCCCGCCCTCTTGTTTCATGTCCAGCCGGAGCCTTCATGATCTATCCAGGTGATACGCACCAAATCGTTTTCTCTCTTTCGCATGCCAATGGCACGACTCCTTCTGTGACCACGGCGCCCCTCGTCACGGTGATCAATCTGACGACGGGTGCGGCTGTTGTGACGGCCGCGGCGATGACTCTGGTTGCCGGAACTTGCCTGGTCTACTCCTATGCGTGGAATACGGCTGGCATGCTGAATGGTGACTACCTGGCAGTTGTTTCCTACGCCGCCGACGGCAACACCGTCAACGGGCAGTACCTCGATCAGATCCGGTTGGGCGACACCAACATCCCCGGGCCGGTAGCCCTCAACGCTACCGTGGCGCTCAATGCCACCGTCGCCAAGGACGCGACCGTGGCTCATCTCACGGATCTGGCGACGATCAACCCCAATACATCGTCCGTCATCCTGGCCATTCAGGCCAAGACGGCCAACTTGCCGGCCATCCCCGCCGCCCAGTCCGATGTCACCGCGCTGGTTCAGTTTCTCACCGACATTCACGACACGGTTTTGGGCACCTGGATTGTCGACAAGACCCAGAATCCGAAAATCCTCTCGTTTTTGCGGCTTGACGGAAGCAATCTCGCCACCTTCACGGTGACCGAGGACGACAATTCCGCGGCGCGCACGGTCAGCGCATAAAGAAGCCATCTTCCTATACTAGACACGACTGAGGGAGCGGTGTGCTCCCTCCATCCTCCCTCTAGGACGTCCACCCATGGCCCTTTCTCAAGCAGCTGAAACCGAGCTTTTGACCAAAGTTCGAGAGATTCACGCAGTCTTCATTGGTATCGAAGGCCAGCCCGGCAGGTTTCAGGACCTGACAGCAACAGTACATGCACAAGGCAAGCGGCTTCGCGTGACCGAACGGTTTCAGTGGGTCTTGACCGGAGGTGGAATCGTTCTGGGCTTCATCGCCTATCACTTCGAACACCTTCTGAATGCGGTGCTGGAGATCAAGAAACTGGTCCCTGCAGTTCCCGCAGGTCAGGTCACGACAGGGTTCCTGCGTATTCCGGAGTTCTGGAGACTGTAATGAGCAGTGTTGGCAGCCCGCTTTCCTATACCGTTCCTGTCAGCCAGGACTACGGCGCAAGCGGGGCGCTCAGACCCTCCTATCCCAACCTTCCAAGCTTCGTCCTCTACGCATTCCTCAGCTCAGACTGGTGTGTTGGCAACACCGACCCGGCCTATGCTCGAGGAGCCTACCAGTTGGATTCGACCGGAAACTGGCTTCTCAACCTGTTGCCAAATACCTACAATCTCGTGCTCATGAACGGGACCGGAACTGTGATTGTCTTCCAGTTCAACCTGGTGATCACGCTGCCTGCGAGTTCCTAATCATGCAGAATCTGATCTTCCACATCTCGTTGCCCAAGGGCATCAAGCTGATGAATGGCGCGACCTTGATGAAGGACGTGACCTTCGACTTCATCAGCCAGATCACTCCGTACTACTCGACCATCGATATGGTCCGCCTGGCCGCCGGCCCGACCCTCAAGAAGCTCTCCGACATCACCATCGCCTGTCAGATCTACCGGTCCAGCAATGAGGCGGATCTGATCACGGCTGCCCGTGTTCCTCTTTCAGGTCTGCAGCACACTCGCTTGATTGGCAGCAGGCTGCAATACGTGACAGCATTGGCTTCCCGCGATCTGATGTTGAACGTAGTCTCGCTGCTGGGCCCCGGCGCTCATGTGCTGGCAAACTTTTCCGTCGATCGCAAGGCGGACAATAAGCAGCGTCTGGCTGAGTTCGAGGAGTCTCTCAAACTCTACGAGGTGGTTCTCCGCAGCGGCGGCCGGGTGATGCCCGGCGGCCGGCCAGACTTCCACTTCGCAGCAAAAGGCGTTCTGGACTGGGCGGAGCGCACACCGGCGCGCACCTGGTTCGCCAACGGCATGGGAGCCAATGCCAGTTCGATGGACCCCGGATCTCCGACCGGCGGCCGCGGCAAGCCCATCAAGTTCTTCGCATCCCCGACGTGCTCCCCGCCAATGTCCTCCATGCGCATCGGCGTCTACCAGCCGGGCTTCCCCGTCTCCCAGTTCTATCCGTACGCGATGGGACAGTAAGAGGACTGGAGTTGAACTGTGGACTTCTACCGGGACATCTCGGCGACCATCGACCTGCGCGAGGAGCTGCACTCCGTCATTCATGGCAGTGAGGAGATTGTTGGACAAGGGCGTACCGTGATCCTGCGCCGGATGACCAACACAACCTGCCCCGGCTGCTGGGATCCAAAGACAGGCGGAAGCGTCCGGCCCAACTGTCGGTATTGCCAAGGCGAAGGCTGGCAGTTCTATGAGACCCAGGAGGTCATGGCGCTCTACCGCGGCGTGGCTCCTGTCTACAAGCCTGGAGTCTTGGCCACTGGTGAGTATCCCCAGAATGCCATGGGCTACACAGATCAGAACCGATGCACCGCCTATGTGGAGGTCTTTCGGGATGACGGCAGCCAAGTCTATCCCGACTACGAAAGGTACACCCTCCAGACTGCCAAGGCCTACGACAAACTCTACGAAACGAAGGTCGATCCGGAAGGCAACCCCATCACCGATTCCAGCGGGCGCTTCACCCGAACAGTCAAATGGAAGGTACTCTCGGTAGTGCCCACCTTCGGAGATAACGGACGGATCGAAATGTTCGAGCTCGGCCTCGAAAAAGAGAACGTGTAACCGAATTACCAGTCTGGTCGTGTCTTCCTATACTAGACAGGATTGCCGGGGCTTTCCCCACGAGGAGCGTGCATGTCTGCAATCACCAGGCCCTCCTCGATCATGCCTCCGCTGCGTTCGAGTAAGCCCGCGGCAGACATCAACGGCTTTTTCCAGATTGTCGGGCAGGCTCTCGCAGAGTTCATCAAGACGGAAGGTGCTCCCGAGGGAACAGTCCCTGTTTACGTCGAGACCTTCCCGAAGGAACGGCTTTCAGAGCCGGACACAGCATTCGACGTCATTCTCTTCCATGTAGTCAGCGGTGAGATGGCGCCTACCAGCAATGACGGCGCTACTGTTCCCCGTTCGCCGATGCTTCGGAACGTCGCAAGAATCCCGAGCCAGGCAGGGTACAACCTGGCGCAGTACGGCTGGTGGGAGAACTACACCGTCGAGTTTGAGGTTTGGTCGAAGAGCAACTCTGTGGCCAATTCCCTGGCCGTATGGTTTCATCGCTTTCTGATTCGGTATGCCTATTACTACAAGTTCTTCGAGGCATTCGGAGTCCAGCAATTCAAGTTCGCAGGGCGCCAGGAAGATAAGTCCGACGAGAAAGAGAATCAAGAGCTCCAAATCCGTCGGCTTCGGTACTCGTTCCGCCTGGAGTTCCTTGACACCTTCACGGAGCGGCAGCTTACCGACCTGACTCTGAACTTCAAGATCAAGCGGGACGTTCAAACCGTTGAACTTGACACCGCTCAACAACACAACGCGGAACACGAACGTTCCCGATTCCCTGTGTCCAACCCTGTGTAGGTTGCAGACTAACCGTTAGTTTGTTGACCCGAGATCTACGAGGAGAAACAGAATGGCCTTCAATAACCTGCCTGGGATTATCGTCAACACGGTTGACGGAGGTCTCGTCTCTGCCGCTCCGCCGCAGGACCACTCTATCCTGATTATCGGCACATGCGACCAGGGCGTGATCAATCAGCCTTACCAGGTCACCAACCGCGCGACGGCGGCTCTCCAATTCGGTCTGAACGGAAACCTGATCCGTTCGATGGAAGAGTGTGCTGCGAACTCCGACAACGTCATTCTGTTCCGCATGGGCGCTCAGCCTCAAGTCCTGGCGGGCATCGGTGTGGAGACTGGTACCGGTGCGACTGCTGGCTTTTCACTGAGCTTCGGGCAGGCCACCGCGACGTCTGCCACCGATTACAAGATCTGGTACAAGGCTGGCGTTGTGGCCGTGTACTACCAGGGCGATCTGGAGTATTCGAACGATCCTCTCCAGACCACGGACAACGGTGACATCTCCATTGCCGGCACCATCTCCGGCAACACCGGCCTTCAACTCGGCACGGGCGCCAGCGCCACCTTCGCAAATGCGATCACGGTGCAGGCTGCAGCTGCGTTGGTCGGTGCAACTTCGACTCCTCCTCCGACCCTGACCGCGGCCATCACCGGCATCGGCTTGACGGGCCGTCAGACCTACCTCGCCTTTCTGGACGCAATCAACCTTCTGCAAGGGTTCCAGGTTGAGGAAGTTGTGGTTCCTGCCGCAACCTTCGATGCGCCGAATGTGGCCTTCTACTCGGTCGGCAACACAGCGACAGCCGTCAACAACCCGGCAACCAACCCCAACGCGCTCGATTGGCTTTTGATCGCACGCGATGCCTACGGCGACCAGACTTATCAGTGGGCTTCGGAAGCCAATGCCTGGGCCAATGGTGCCCAAGTTACCACCTTCCCCGCCGGACTTACCGCTCAGACTGTGGCCGGAACTTCGATTCCGATCACGGCCGGTGCAGTTACGGCGATGCCCGGGACGGTTGCGACCGCTTCCGCGCGCCAGGCGCTCGGCTTTGCCGAAGTCAACTGGGGCTATGCAATCGCCAGCTTCTGCGCATCGATCAGTACGCTGGACAAGACCTGCATCGGTTTTATCGGCACGTCCGTCCCCGCTACCTACAAGCTGGTGGATGTCCGTCGGTGGGTCGGCTTCCTGCCCCTTTACAACGCCAATGACGACGTGCAAAATCCTGGCGCCGGCCTGCTCGGCATCCCCTACACCGTCGGGACCAACGCCAGCGGCTTGAACGCCCTTTGCTTTGACTACAGCTCTGGCTATCGCCAACCTGGCTTCTTCCAGACCGAGAACGGACAGTATGACGGCACCGTCATGCAGGACATCAACCAGAACAACATCGACATCGGTGCGTACCTGCACGTTGTGGCCGATCAGGCCATCATGTCGAATGGATATGCCACCAACTATGTGAGCAATCTGGCCAACTATGTCGCCGGCTTCTGCTCGGCTCTCGATGAGAAGACCGCGCTGACCAACCAGAAGGTGCCGCTCAAGCAACTGCCGGGCCTGATCTACACACCCGGACAGCTCGACTCCCTGACCCAGGCGAATATCAATGTGCTCCGCACCAAGAGGTCCTACAGCAACCCCGCGCTGCTGCATGACTTCACCTGCGCCACGGACATCAGCGATTACACCGAATTGCTTCGTGTTCGCATCAAGGGCCTGGTGATTGCGACCATGCTTGCGATCGGCGATCCGTTTGTCGGAGCCAGCTCGCTCGACGGCCTCCAGCTCGTGTCGCTCAAGACCGCTCTGGACAACGGCTTGGTGGCCCTGCAGCAACGTGGTTACATCTCGAATCCGCAGGTGACCATCACCACGACCGCTGCCGAATCTCTGATCGGGCATGCCAACCTGTTCCTCACTTTCCATCCGGCTGATGAACTCGTTCAGCTCAGCGCCTACGTCGGCCTGAGTTCGTAAGCCAACCTCACCTACCGTAGCTAACCTGCCGCGGTCTGGCTCCGCCGGGGATCGCCCTGGTCCCCGCGGAGCTGCAATTCACGATCTTACGTGAGCTTCATCCTCCCAAGGAGTAAACATGTCTTCTCTTCCCGGCGGCGTCCTTGCAAGCGAGATCAGCCGCTCCTACAACTCGTTTGCTGGTGCTGACATTACTGCTGTGATTGGTCAGTTCCAGTTTGCAGAGCTCCAGGCTATCTCCTACTCCGTGACTCGTGAAAAGGCACCGATCTACACGATGGGTTCTTGTGATCCTCGTGCATACTCGCGCAACAAGCGCGGCATCGCCGGCTCGCTCGTCTGGATCAACTTCGATCGCCATGCGCTGCTCAACCTCTTCCAAATGGCTCTCGGCACCTTCGTGGCCGATGCCGATGAGATCCGGCCCCAGTTCTCGAATGTGGCCAACGGGACAGCTGTCTTCCAGTCCTCGGTCGTTCGGGACACAGGTCCCTCGATCTCTTCGACCATCAGTCAGCTCGACCAGATGACCATGACCAGCAGCGCCTCCGACAGCGAACTGGCGACGCCCTGGTATTCCGACCAGATCCTGCCCTTCGACGTGACGTTGAGCGGCGCCAATGAGTACGGCGCGATGTGCGCGGCCAAGATCTTCGGCGTTGAGATCCTCAACGAGGGAATGGGCATCTCCATCGACGATGCCGTGACCGAGATGCAGGCGACTTTCGTTGCCCGCGTGGTCGAGCCCATGTCGGCCGTTCCGAGTCCGTTCCAGTCTGCGAGTGGCATCGGCGGGACATCCTTCACTCTGTAATCGCTTCCCCTTTCGCTCTCTGGGCAGCTTCTGGCTTTGGCTCTTTGTTCTTCTCCGCCATGCTGGAAGCTGCCCTTTTGTTCAGATATGAGCATCCCTCCCATCAGTTACGTCTCCTCCGACCAAAGCATGGTGACCAGCGGTGTCGAGTCCTTCTCGTCACAAGCTACTCCCATTGTGTCTGGAGGTCTCCAGACCGACGCCAGCCCGGCGCCTGCGCTGCCGAACGCCTCGGAAACATCGACCAGCTATACCGATTCCACCCAGCCAGGAATGGTTCTGGGCAGCGACGGCAACTACTATCCGGCATCGAGTGTTTCTGCCGGCGGCGGAATCACCGGCCCTCCCATTTCGTCCTTCAACCCGATCAGCGCCGCCCTCCAATCCTCGTCAGTGCCGGCGAACAATCCCGCGCAACAGCCCAACCTGAATCCAGGCAACGGACTGTATCACGAGGCATCCTACACGGGATCGAACCTGAAGGTGATGATCGAGGTGGCCAATGACGGCACCAACATGACCAATCCTACTGGCCTGTCGACAACCACCAACTCCAACAGCGTCTCCCAGCAGGGGACTTCCAAGCCTGCGCGCCAGGCAAAGCAATTGGTGGAGTTGACCACCATTACAGTGTCAGTTCATCGCGTGAAGTCTCCCGCAGTGGCCTGTGGTTACATCAATCCAAAAGGCTGGGCGCGCGGGCGGCGCACAATCGCCGGCACCTTGGTGATGACCAAGTTCACTACGGACGTCCTTTACGCCTTCCTCAATTCCGGCGCGTTCACCTCCGACCTCTCCAAAGACACAACCTACATGAAGGTGGATCAGCTTCCTCCCTTCAATCTCACTCTTCTGTTCGCTGATGAGTACGGAAACACCAGCTCTCAGCGGTTGCTGGGTGTCGAACTTGTGACGTCGGGTGACGTCTACTCCATCCAGGACATGTTGAGCGAACAGACAATTTCCTACGTTGCCGCGGACTTCACGCCCTTGATGCCTCTCAACAAGAGCAGCCTTTACGGAGCCGCCGCCGGGAGTACCGTGACGGCTCCGCAGAGAACCGTGGGCACGGTCCTGAACCAGCAGGCAGCTCAGTAAGGAATCGACGTGACGATAATCGCCGGCAGTCCGATGGCACCAACGGCAAGTTCCAACGCCGTTCAGCAGCCCCCAGCTCCGGGATCGGCCACTCCGGCTGCGGCGAATGCCCAGAACACTCCCGGCGGTATCGTCATCCCTTCGCTTGCTCCCAGCTACGAGTGGATCTATCCCAACTCGACGGATGGCAAGTATTTCACCGCCACACAGGCCCAGATGTACATCGGCAACCTGTTCATCGACGAACTGGTGAACCTGCAGTTTGCCTATCAGGGCAACCGAATTCCCATGTTTGGGTATTGTTCACGAAGCGCGGATGCGTTTGGGACCGGCAGGCTTTTGGTACAAGGGCAGATTGCGATTAACTTCGTGACTGAAGGCTACCTGTACACGGTCCTCAAAGAGTTCTCGAAGATCTACACCCAGCCGGTTCAGGCATCAGCAACAGGACAGGCTGGCGCGCAGATCGCTTCTCTGGTGCAGCAGAGTCAGCAGATCACTAACGCCATGCAAGGCGCCTTGCCACCGTCTGCCACCGCAAGCTACCAGGCGCAGTTGAACATCATCAGCCAGCAGATCCAGTCTCTGGCCGCCCAGGGCGGCCCGGACGCGATCAACGCCGCCAAGCAATCCGCCACTGTTCAGAGTGACACTCCAAACGCGATTGTTCTGAACATCCCGTTCGACATTCACTGCGAACTGACAGGCGCGGGCCGCACGGTGGAGAGGATTCTCCGCAACTGCCTGCTGATCTCGAACGAGCAGGTTTACGACCAATCCGGCCAGACACTGTTGGACTGCTATGGCTTCGTTGCCCGCTCTGCAAACTAACCGACCAACCTTTAGGAGCATCGACTCATGTCCGATCAGATCAAAGAACAACCCCAAATCACCCCTTTCGAGTTCCTCCAGACGTTCCCGGAGGCTCCGAGCCTGGAGCAGATCGAACAGTGGAAGCAGCAGGCGCCAGGCGCGCGCCTCCGTATCTGGCACTCGACGGATGGGAAGCGCGTTTATGTGCTGCGGGCCATCGGCGGCCAGGAACTGGGACAACTGCAGGCGAGCCTTCCTCCGAACATCCCGCCGGAGAAGGTGCAAGCCGAGGTCCAGATCCTTCTGGCGATCCGCTGTTGCGTGTGGACCAGCTCGACCATCGATCACAAGTTGTCCGATCTCGCACTGAAGGGAGCTGGCGCCGGCCTTCCCCAGACGCTGCAAGAGATCATCTATCAGATCTCTGACTACATGGACCCGATGGACATCAACCGCTTCAGCGCCGATCTGTAAGGAGCGCCATGCAGGTATTCTTTGCCCGTTGGCCAAGCGGCCGCAAAGTGAAGTGGCGTTCACTCACCTGGGCAGAGTTCAAGAAGTTTGATCGACAACTCGATTATGACTGCCCGGCTTCCGTCTACTGCGACGTATACCGGGCAGTTGTGCTTGATGGCCCTCCTCTGGATGGCGACCCTGTTTACCAGGCGCCGGCTGGACTCGTCGAATGGATTGCCCGAGCATTGCTGGACTCGAATCCGTTCAACGGAGAATACAAGGACGTCAAGCGCGCGCTCGAAATGAAGCGCATCGAACTGAAGTCAAGCTGGTTGAACTCCGCCAAGTCGATCATCGCCGGGATCTTCCGTTACACCTTCGAGGAGATCGAGCAGTGGGATGCGGAGATGTTCTTCGAGCGTCTCGCCTCCGCCGAGTTCGTCTCTGGGCGCAAGCTCGAGCCGGGAGACCCGGATAAGCTGGATGCCCAGCATCCTGGGAAGAAACCTGGCCACCCTGAAGGCCCTCCGAAGCCTGCCAAGCGTGAGCTGAGTCCGGCACAACAGAAGGTTGTCAATCGCGTCGTCAACTCCCGTAAGTAAGGGGATGCTGTGGCCTTGGATTCCTCCCAACCCGTGATCGAAACCACAGTCGGGCGTCCTCGTTTCGCTTCCGACAAATCCTTTCAACTGGAAAGTGAAGAGGCCTACAATCCCTGGGTCCGAGCGATCGGGGTCGGGGTTGTGGGCACGGCTTTGTATGCCACGCATCGGACGATGCTGGCGACGGTGCCGGAGTATGCCCCGACGCTTCAGAACTGGGCGCAGAAGTTCGAGAATCAGACTCCCTTCCACATTGGCCGGACCTTCGCGTTTACCGAACGGCTCTCTTCCTACACAACTCCCGAAGAGTTGAAGTTCACACGGTCGATGCTGACCAACCTCGACGGGTCGCTCAACATCGTCGGCGAGACATTCCAACGTCAGTTCAAAGCCGCAGGCGTCGATTTCGACGTCCTCCAGCACGTCACCGAAGACAACCCCCTGCTGTTCAAGGGCCGCCGGCGCGCGGGCTCCGCCTACATGAAACTGGTGGGCCGGGACGGGATCGACTTCGAGACCCGGTTCACTCCATCTGAAGGCCGTCTCGCAGGCACTGCTTCCCGCCTCGGCCAGGACCTGCACCAGCCGCCCCTCCATTGGTCCACGAATCCCAACTTCCGCGAGCGGATGTGGGAGAACTTCCAGTCCTACAGGTCTTCGCAGCGCATCACCAACGCTTCTCCCTGGAGAGAGGCTGGCAAGGATGCTTCTGATCCGAAGTTCCGGCCGTTCCACAGCCGGGCTCATGTCGAAGGCAATCTGGGTGAGGAGGTCGCGCAGACAGTTCGAAACGTCTGGTCGCGCTTTCAGGTTGAATCTCTCGAAGCAGTAGAGCGTCCTCAGAGACTCTTTGCCGAAGCAGGATTCGGTCTCAAGGCAGGCACCTGGAACAAGACCTTCCATCTTCCCTTCGCCGGTGAAGGTGGCATCGTCAACCAGATGATCACCAAGCGTGTGCTGCCGATCGCGCTGGCCGCGACCGCCGCTGGCTTCCTGGATTACAAGCTTGGGCATCCCAGCGATAAGGTCATCGATCTCGGCCTCAAGGCCAACGTCCTTCGGGCGGATCTGACAGACATGCTTCCCGGTGGCCGCAAGGTCACCGAATTCTACGAGAATACAGTCCCGGGACCACAGTACGGCCCCCTGGCGCTTCCCGCGGCCGGTGCATTCACAGGCGGCCTGCTGCACTACTCGCGCGTCGTGCGCGGCCAGTTCGCCACCGAGGATCTCCGCAAAGCAGGCTCACGTCTTCTGCTGGATGTGAAGGCCCTGCGGACATGGGCCGGCACCAGCGGTAAGAAGCTGGCATCCGTCGAAGGCCTGGCTCAGATATGGAAAGGTCTGGGCACACCCGGCAGAGGAGCGGCAATTGGTCTGGTGGCAGCGTTGCCATTCCTGCCTGGAATGCTTGGTTCTCGCAAGACTGGCAACGAGTTGCGCGATGTATATTCCGGATTGGACGAGGTTCCAATCCGAAGTGGACGCTGGTGGGAGCTGGGATCAACCCCCTTTGAAGGCGCGCGCATCAAGGCATGGCGGCCTCACTGGAGCGTCCTGCACAAGAGCCGCGCCGAAGACATCTCGCTGTTTGGATCGGAAGAGGAGAAGTGGAAGCACAACCCGATCCTGCACCCCATCCGCTGGCTGAAGGACCCATATTACCTCGAAAAGCTGCACTACGAGGACCGCCCGTATCCAGTGGCGTCGCCGGCGTTTACCAATGTGCCGCTCATCGGCCCGTTGCTTGGCGCCACGATCGGCAAGTTGGTCAAGCCGACGATCAGAATGCACGAAGAGGATTGGGATGGCAAGGAGTACACCCTCTACTCGACACGCATCGAGCCCAAAGGTCCAGAGGCTCTTCCTCCTCCGCTGCCGAAGGATGAATTCTCGATCGGCAACGCCCTCAAGAAGGAAGCGACGATCTTTGCCGAGTACACCGGCCTCTACGGCTTCATCGCCAAGAGTGGCTATCAGGGCCTGTTTCCCAACACCAACAGTCTGGGCAAAGAAGTCGACTATCAAGGATCTCGTCAGATCGACAACTTCTCCCGTCGCTACTACGAGAAGGAACTGGGCGCCGGCATTGGTCCGTCCCTCTCAGGCACAGAGCACTTCGGCTATACAGAGCCCTTCCGCCGCTTTGTCCAGCGGGAGAGCTTCTCTCCCCAGGCCAACGAGATCCCCAACACAGCCGCCAGCTGGCTCCCTGGTGATGACTACTACACCAACTTTCATGTCGGTGATCCCTTCATCAAGGTCGACCAGGGATTTGCCCGTCTGCCCGGCGCCGGCTATGCGGCGCTGCACCCAGATCTCAAAGACGTCGACCCGGAAGACTACCCCGACATCCACAAGATGGCCATCCTGGCCGACGTGGCCCCATACTCACGGGAATACCACAACGTCAGGCAGCGCGTAGCCCAGCAAGCCAAGGGCGATACCGAGCTGGAGATCGAATACGAGAAGATCATGAACCGGGTGAAGCAGACCCGGGAATCGATCATCCGGATGAATGACAGGCACTTCACCTCCCCTGTCGATGAGATCTCCGGCACTGTGGACGAGGTTTCTCCCGGCGGAGTCACCCTCAAGGAGTTTCCCGGCCGGCGCTTCCAGTTCTCTTCCGTGGGCATGAGTGCGGCAGACCTGTCGGCGAAGATCCTCGGCGAGAACAACGACATGACCCGCACCGAGGTGGCCCTCGAAGTGGACCGCCGTCGTGATGCCATGCAGCAATATCTGGCCGATCATTTGGCCGAAGGAACATCGATCCGGGCTGTTGTTCCCAAAGGAGCTACGGACAGTGCCGAGTCGATTCGGGCTGTCATTCTGGCCAATGGAGAGAATGTCAACCGGGACCTGATCGATCAAGGTTTCGGCCGGTACCGGGAGGATCTCGGCGGGGCCGAAGCTCGTTCCATGCACGGCAAACTGGGGCGCGCCATCGGCGGCATGGCCGAGGGTTTGGCCTTCCAGGGAGATTCCAGTGCATTGAATCCGATGAGGTATGTGCCCTCACCGGCCCACACCAAGTTCTGGCAGGAACGCACCCCGCTGGCCCAGTACATCAACAACGAGGTTGCAGGCACCAGGATGCGGCGTTGGGAGCGCCCGATCCACGACTTCGTCATGCCCTATGCCCGCGGTCTGGTCGAGCGCGTGATCGGCCAAACTGTGCTGCCTGGCGACGTTCAGAAACGCCGGGATCTCAACACTCTAGCCGACGTCATGACCTACCTGCGCGATCTGGATGGTCGTGCGTCAGGCTCCTATACTAATAAGGGACAGAGGACATCTATCGGCGCCAACCTGTTTGCCGCGCCGACCTTCGTTGCTTCCACCCTTCCCGCTCGTGAATCCCACTACTTCCGTGAGTTTCTTGCTGAGACCGATCCGAGCAAGAGATCCCATATCCTGAAGGTTGCATCTCCAGAGATGCAACGCGCTTTGTCCGCCCAATGGGCAGTGCAAAAGTCCCGCATTGCCGAGGCGGAAGGCAAGGATCACGAGGAGATCGGCGAGGGCGGACGGCTGTACGACGAAGCCGACGTTGAAGAGTTCGAGAAGGCTGACACCGGCCTCGACTACGGCAACTGGCTGCGTTCGAAAGAGATTGCGGACTTCTTCTCCCGGACTGGATTCGCTCTCCCTGAGCACGGCTCTGAAGCGTTTGATGAGGCTTTGGATTACCAGGATGTTGAGCTGAAGATAATCCAGCAGGAGGGGTATGATGCACACGACTTCAACATCTTTGACGACAGGGCTTCCCTCCTGTGGCGGAAGCCTTACATCGATGGAGCTGTTCGTGAATTGACCAGCGGCGATGATCGTTCTCCCGACCAGCTTCGGCACGCGGTGGAACAGATCATGCTGGCAGCCAACGACAAGAAGGCAGACGTTAGAACTTCAGTTCATGCAGGACATGTGAATCACACGAATGTTCGCGTGAGCGCCGATATTGATCAGACTGAAGACTTGCTGAGAGATATTCGCCGGAATCCTGAGGATTACCAGTGAAATAATGAGGTTCTACGTTTATGCTTACCTTTGCTCTCGCACTAGCAAGTTTGGTGCAGAAGGAATGCCCTACTACATTGGAAAATGCTCGGGCGGTTCGAGTAGGCCAGAAGAAGCTTTTTCAACGAATTTTCCCAATTCCGTTCCACACGTGGATCACGAAACTGCTGAAAATACTTCGGGGGTTTTCCGTATCCCCCTTGTTGCCTATTTACATCCACCTTGCATATAGCGATATGCGTCGGTCCTGCCAATGCCCCGGAGACGCTGTTTCTAACGTGAGAGTAGTAGAATACCAAGCATCGGCATCCTGTGCGACTTTCATAAATCAACCCTCCCCCGTTTTCGCCGCTGGTCTGTGAGCAGCAAGGCGTGGGTGGCGCAAATTCTATGCTGCATAATTATGACAACCATGCCTTTGCCGAATCATTTGAGGTCTAGCGTATGACTTACAGGCAAGCAATCGAGATCATCTACGCGCAGTACCCGGCAGCCATCGCACGCTATGATCCGGGTTTCGGTTGGCACATTCTATCCGATAGTGATGGCTCAGAGTTCAGCATCCCGCTTGGCCCGCATTGCCTGGATCGTGAGCAGGCTATGGTCGTGGCGGCGGAGAACTTGAAAAGATAAACCGTAAGCGTAAAAATTGGACTTGCCCTCCAACCTAATGAGGCTTTGGTAGATCCCTGCCAACAGGGAGACTCGTAACAGCCTCACCGGCCCCACCCGGGCGGATCAAAACCTGGACTTCCAGGAAAGCACACTCATCCTCGTGCTCCTCGCCTCGATCGGAAGCATCCGCCCAACCCCCTCTTCCATGTGAACTCTATGGACCCTCGTGACTTCTTCAAAAACCTGACCGGCGTTTACGGCTGGGCTGCAGAACGGCCTGGTCTGATGTTCGGCGCCGGCGCGGCCGCATTGGCTGCGCCCCTGTTCATGAAGAATGACGAGCGGGGCTACTTCAAGACATCCACCATGACCACGCCGGCGATTGTCGCCGCGGCCATGGTGGCGCCCCGCCTTATCCCTACGGCGGTCAGCGAAGGCAAGCGGCTTATCGATGTCGTCAAGCAGGTTCCCACGGACTACGGGTTCCGCGATGGGGTTTACCTGGCAGCCACAGGCGCAGTAAACATCGCCGAGCTGCGCAGCGCCTATGAAGAAGGCCGCATCTCGATCAACGAATATCTCGCCGGACAGAGCCGCTTCTATGCCGGCCTGCCTATCGAAGAGATTACAAGCAACCAGATCGAGCGTGAATTCTCCGCTCTGACATCTCATTTCAATCGCCTGTACGAAGATCCGACCAAGCATCGCCTCCTGGAGAACGCGCTCTTTCACGCCCAACTGAAGCAGTCGGGTGCCGCCGACAAGCTGGGCTGGCAGGGCCTGACGGCCGTGGCGCCAACGATGACGGCGGACGAAATGAGCGACATCATCGACGCCAACTCCAAGGACATCGATTGGATTAGGGAGATGAACTTCCGGCTCCGTGAGGCATCCGAGGCCAAGGTTGCCGGCGAAGGAGCAGTGGTTCCCCAGCTCAAGGATCTGACGTCTGCCAATGCCGAGTTCATGACATCCGAAAGTTACGCGGGCCGTGGGCGCGCCTTGCTTGAGGAACAGCACGCCGCCCTGGCACAAGAGATCGATGCCCTTCTGGGCGACACTGCTGCAGTCAAGCAGTACGGCTACCGTGCCGAGAACATCGAGGTCATCACTCTGCCTGTCGGCCGGAACCGACCGATCAACGAGATCGTTGGACTGCGTATCGACGGCGACCTGACCCTCCCTGTCATCGATGGCAACGGTGGCATCAGACTGGGAAGTTCCTTCGAGAACTCCGGCGTCTCCCGCTTCTTCATGCAGCACGGCGGCGATGTCAGCGCCGATGTCTACGGCGTGCGCGGCCTCCGCTATGGGAAAGACTTCGTGCGCGACGAGCTGAGCCGGGCCCAGTTCGTTGTCGGCCGTGATCCTCTCAACGGCAACCCTTTCCAGGCCGAAGAGGCCGGTGTCGCCCAGGCAACACGCCGCCAGCAGCAGTTCTACAGCAACCAAGGCGTCTTTGCCGACATGCCCGGGTCTTTCCCCGTGGACGGCGAGGACCGCGGTGTTTGGAGTCGGATGCGCCCGGAGCGCAAGGTTGCCGAGATCACCCACCAGGTGGATTCCGGCGGCAAGATCCGGACCACGGGCGGCACGAAAATCGACACACTGGAACGGGAGGAGACCCGGCTCATCGAGCCCATGGGTGTTCACAACCGTGAGAAGGAAAGCCTGCGCATCAAGTCGATGAACAAGTCGATTTGGGCGGACGTGGCCGAGGGCCATGCCGGCTTCTCCGCGACGGATTACACCGACCTGCCGGAGTTTGGCGTTCGTTCCCTCCAGATCACACCCAGCCAGCGGGCGCTGTTCGGTGACCTGCCGGAATGGAATCAGGTTGCCGAGGCGGGCTTCGATTCCAGATTGGCGCTCGATGATTCAGCTCGGGCTCTTTCGCTCGACATGGCTCTCAGCAAGATCGGCGCGAAGCAGCGGGCAGTTGGTTACATCGCAAAGGACGCAGGCGTAAACGAGATGATCGCCGCGGACATGTGGGACAGGCTCCTGCCTTTCCTGTCCAACCGCAAGAACTACGAAGCCATGCGCAACGTCGGCTACATCGGCGAGGGCGCGCGCATCATGAAGAAGAACGTCGGCGCCGAGGCTGTGCGCCATGTGAACTACGTCGTTCACGAGAACATGCTGTCCGAGGACATCCTCAAAGGAAGGACGTTTGGGCGCGACCAGGTTCTCGGAATGAAGTACGGCACCTCCATGTTTGCTCAGGGCGACAGCAATCGCATCATCAACCACTCGGTCAACGGAGCAGACGGGACCATCCTTCTCCAGGTTGAAGAGCGCCTGGGCGTCCAGGGAATGAAGACTCACAACCTGGGTAAGCAGACTGTTAGCCGTGCGCTCGAAGACGTCGAGATGGAGCGGATGATCCGCGGCTTCAACAACTACTTCAGGGTCTCTGGCCAGGGCGGCGCCGTAGCCGACGAAGTTGACAGCGTCGTTCTGGAACAGTTCAACAGCGCCAAGGCGAACAATCCCCTGCAGATCCTCAACGACTCTCTGGGAGATACCTTCCGCCGGCTCGACGGCATTTACGGTGCAGGCAACAAACCGGCCTTCCTCACCGAGGCGAAGTTCTCCGGCCGCAGCCATCTGGATCGCCTGGCTGAGCTGGGTTACTCCTACGAGAACGGCCGACTGATCACGCACACCGGCAACCTGCGCGACCTTCAAGGTTCGGCTGCCGATTACACCCAGGCCGCCGATTACATCCGCGACTTGATGGACGAGGTGGGAACGCGCATCAAGAGCAAGCAGATCGCAGGCGACCGGTTCATGGAAAGCTACATCGACTGGTCGTTTAAGCATGAGGATGGCACCTACCTCGAATACCAGATGCAGCGGGCGCTGCCTGAGTCCATGAGCGTGTCGGATCACATGGCGCTCAACCACGCTTCCCGTGTTGGTATCACCCGCGATGCTCTCCAGCAGATGTCTCTGGCCGGGGAACACGAAACGGCACGCGAGATCCTGAGCCGACTGGAAGCAGATGGCTCTACAGGCATGACCTGGGATTTCATGCGGCATACCGATCCCAGCGTGCGTGACTTCTCGAAGCCATTTGGCGAGGCCAGTGTCTCGATTGAGGAAGCTGTCGGGGATAGCCTGATCGACCGCCTGGGCACAGCCGAAGGCCGGGTCATGAAGGTGACGGGTCCAGATGGCAAGGTCGGGATCAAGCCAACTATCTTCGATCCGGCCCACGAGTTGGCACAGAAGAACTATTCGATCAAGACCACTGTCGGTGGCAAGGACTACTTCATCCCGGTGCTCGGCCGTGAGGCATACGGCGGCAAAGCCAATGCCCATGACCTGATGGGCTACTCGGCGAACAAGTGGGAGAACGAGCTGCGCAACGTGCTGCAGACCGCCAACGACGTGAACGAGGGCTTCGGCGCCAAGGTGCCCTTCGACGATGTGCTGGCCAGCTACGTCCAGAAAGTCCGGGAGTCCTACGGCGTTGGCAAGGAAGGCGTGTGGAGAGCACCAACGATAGACCCGCTGGGGTTTGAAGGCAGGGCAACGGCGCGCGCGTCAACACTGCGCTATGCCGATGGGTCCGTCAACCCCTTCGAGATCGGGGTTGGCGAAGAGTATCTGGACCTGATGTCCAAGGAGCATGCCGAGATCCTGCGCGGCGGCGGCCGCGTGCAGGCCGTATCTGTCCGGCATCCGATCAATGCCGTGGTCATGGCCGATGTGAGATACGATCCGAATCTCAACGGCTCCTGGCAGGTTGGTGCCGATCCGGTGATGCAGCGCATGATGCGCATGGACGCCGACGGCGACCGGCTGTCGTTCCACATGGCAAACACCCAGGCCGTGAAGTGGGCAGAGGACGTTGCCGATCCGGCTGGTCTCCAAGGTGAGCGTGCGGCAGAGTATGCCCGCTGGCAAAGGTTCTCAGAACAGATCAACAATCCGGAAAGTCTGCAAGGCAGGCTCGGAGCCTTCCGCCGCGTCTTTGAAGGCGACGAATTGAACCCTCGTGAGTATGTGAAGGGTTCGATGACGGATGTCTTCTCCAACGTCAGGAAGTTCGCGGGAAGGGACCTCCGCAAAGCGATCCAGGCCCGCACCGCAGCGGCCGACGTGGGCATGCTGTCGAACACCTTCGATCTGCTCGAAACCTCCATGGCCCACAACGATCTCTTCCGCGATCCGTTCGAGAAGCTGATCACCCATGAGTTCTCTTACGACATCGTGCGCGAGGCATCGATCGCCGCGGCAAAGCTGAAGGGAGGCGGCGCGTACCAGGATCTGACCACACTGATGGCATGGAACAACTCTCTTCGCTCGGCGCTTAATGATCGCAGCGAAAAGGGCATGAACCGGTTCATCACCGCCATGACGGAGGGCGCACAGAACTTCGGCAAAGAGATCGCGGTCAACGATGCCCAGAAGGCATTCTTCAAGATTGCCGACGAGACCGCAGAGATCAATCCGTACCTTGAGTTCGCGCAGCAACGGCGCGACCTGCTGGAGAAACTGTGGCGAGGCCACGACTCCAAGGTCAGCGAGATCCAGCAGATCATGACCGTGACTGGCGAGAATGCTGCGAAGTATGCCAGGCGCGACATCGTCACCCTGTTCAACAATCAGGTGCCTGCGGTACAGGCATTTGCCCAACGGGGCGCCAGTGACTACTCGGCTGCCACTCTGGGTGCGGAGAACGCTCGTACGGCCGCCGGAAAGTTCGCTCAGAAGACAGGCCAAGCCGCCGAGGGCGTCTTCAACCAGGCAGCTCGCTCTGTCGAAGAGGTCGTGCAGGCGGCGCGCGGGACCGGCGCAATGAAGGCGCTCGGCGTTGGAGCGGCCGTCGCGGTTGGAGCTGGCATCCTGTTCGGCTCCTTGCGCAGTCCTCGAAAGGGACAGGCATTGGCTCCCTCCGGGAACCGTTTCCGCCCGGAAGAGAAGATTGGCGTGGATGGCCATGTTCCAGGAGAACCTGAGACCGGGGTTATGGCGCCTGCCAACCCTCCTCGTAGAATCAGGCCCGCCCAAGGCGGTGTACGAACCGCAGTCGTCGCGCCGATCGGTCGCACGACGGAGCTTGAAGTCCACATGCGTGCGGATGATCGCGGAAGGGCTGCAGAAGCCTCGAAGATAGCGACCCGTCTGGCGGCTCCAGCAGGCAACTCCCACGTCTCGATCACCTACCGCGACACCACACGCCTTGACAGCTTGCGGACCAAAGAACGGATCCGCGAGGCAATGGACGAGAGATAACCATGAGCGTCATCACCACCGAAAAGGATTACAGCACGAACAACCCACTCGATGCGGGCTACTTCCGCGTCGGGTTTGTCACCCTGCAGATTCCACCACAGGACATTGTGACCTCGCGTGTTGTGAACAACGAGAAGATCACGCCTCTCCGCGGCATGAACGAGATGTTCCAGAAGACAGGGCAAGCTCGCTGGGATGTGACCGTGAGCTGGACGGCCCTGTTGAATGACGCCAATCAGGTCACCAGGTATCAGCAGTGGGAAGACCTTCGCAATATGGTCGCCATCTTCAAGGCTGCTCCTTTCGTGGAGGTGGAGTCTCCTCACCTGCGCCAGATGCTGGCTGCTCATGATCCGGAGTTCTCCACCAGACGCCTCTCGATGGGCCTCCGCCAGCTTCGCGTCGACAACCATCCCGATGTCATCGACGCACTCAAGGTCACCCTGACGATGACCTACTTCAACTGCCTGCCCTATACCCAGGAGTTCGGATACCAGGGTGATTCCGGACAGAGCGTGAGTGCTTACCAGTCACAGAAGTTCAAGAAGTACATTTCCCAGTGGCGCCAGATCAACATGGAGCGGGCCTTCCGTTACCCAGGAGACCCGATCTGCCCCTTGTGGCTGGCCCAGAATCCTGGCGAGCTGGCTCTCAAGTGGAGGACCTACCTTCCAATCCAATCTGGGCAAGTGCCGGACTACGCCGGCCAGCTCAACGCACCGGCGACCATCGGCGGAACGGTTGTTCCATCCACAGTGACGTCGAAGGCTCCGAAGGGGAAGGTTGCGCTTCCGCCTGCAATCGCTCAGCTCATTCAGCAGATCGCACCGCAGTTTGGTCTTGACCCTGCAATAATGCAAGGAATCTGCTGGTACGAAAGCAAAGGCAATCCCAACGCCAAGAGTCCGAACTCGACTGCCACAGGTCTCTTTCAACTGCTCAATGGAACTGCAAAGGCCATGGGAGTCACAAACTCCTATGACCCGACCCAGAATACAACCGGGGCCTGCAAACTCATGTCCCAGCTGTATCGTCAGTTCGGCTCGTACGAGCTTGCCATAGCTGCTTACAATGCAGGATCTGCTTACGTCAAGTGCTATCTGAACGGAACCAGTCAGACATTGAAAAGTGGTGTAGTTATCAATCCAGGCAAGCAGATGACAGGCGGGATTCCTCCAGCGGGTGTTCCTGCAGGCGAGAACGTGCCGAAGTACATCTCGACGGTCATGAGTATCGCGCAGTCCTCGTTTGGCTATAACGGCACCGCCGCATCTACAACCCCAACCGTAGCGCCCAGCCCTGCGCCGGCAACGAATGCGACGACACCGGCCAGCTCAGGGTCAAACCCGACAACTACGACCAGTTCGAGCACCGAAGCTGCCTTTGAAGCACAGGTAACCAATCTTGTGGCTCAAGGCTGGAGTGTTGATCACCGGGCCGATCCCGGTGGCGTCGGCGTTCTCTTCCTGTACAAGGAGAACGAACTCCGGGTTGCTCCTCAAGACTCCAATTCAGGCGGTGTGCAGCCGGGCCTCTGGCCGGAGGGCATCTCGGTTCTCTTCGTCAATAACCTGGCGCAGATCCCGCTGGCTGGCTTCCAGTATCCGACCTACCAGCATGTCGGGCCCTGCAGCTCTCTTGTGCAGGTGTCATTCGGTTCCCAAGGGACACGCGACAACCCGAACACGGATGAACCAATCCACAACGGCCTGATGACCCTGACCTCGATGGCTCACATGCTGGAACAGCAGTACCAGCGCCTGCGCACGCAATTCCGTTCGATCGCTTCGGTTCACAGAATGCACGCGATCTACGTCGAGAACCAGGTTCTCAACATGCTCGGGATCTTCGGGCTGATGCTGGACCAGGTGACCACCGAGACAGTGCCTGATTCCTCGGACATGGCCATGGCCCAGCTCACGGCCTGCCAGTACGAGAACAAGTTCGAAGAACTCACCTCCTACAAAGTCAATGCGATTGATGGCGTCTACATGACTGCCCTGCAACAGACCGTGTTGCAAGGGGACACCCTTGCTCAGGCAGCAACGGCGGCGTCGCCTGACGAGAGGGCACTGATGGGTGCGGCCTTCACCTATCGCCAGCACATGGCCAGCTCCGACGAGAACGATATGAGCGCACGGTTTCTCAATGCAGCCGAAAACCCCTCTGACTCGTCGCCCTTCGGATTCATGAACGGAGCCCAGTCCTTCTTTGTCAGCGAAACAGATGCGGATGCGTTGACGAACGAGTTTATGGAAAAGTCTTCCAGTTACCCGGTCGCCGCGGCGCGCGTGAAGCAGCTTCAGCAGTCGGGCAATACAACGCAGTGGACGATGGCCGATTACCTGATGTTCAAGTCCTGCGCTTATGACGCGGCGGGAACTGGCGCCATCACATCACTTGTGTCGAGCATCGATCAGGGTCTGGCGGCCGACACCGATCTGAGTCGGCAGAAGATGGTCAGCGATGTGTATTCGCGGCTCTTTCCCTACTTCGCGGAGAACGATCCGAGCCTGCGCAACGCCCTGAACCAGATCATGCAGAGCCCAACGCTTGGCGCAAGCATCAAGAACTCCGTCTCTGCAAGCGACCCCGCCCTCTCGAATTCCGATCACGGGGCATACCGCGACATGGGTCTGAATAGCCAGGTTCTCGATGGCGAAGACTTCAACCCCGGGATGTACTTCACCAGCGACAAGACGACCTACCTGGCCAAGACGAGGACAGCCCTCGGGAACATCACGGCACAAATTGCCTCAGGTTCAAGCCAACTGAACAGCGACAGCAACGGATACCAGGTTCCTGCGGGAACGATTCCTCTGTCCACGACGACCTCGATTCCCGGCAACATGGACTCGATCATGAAGATGATCAATGTTCCGGGTTACAGCATGACCGAGGCATTCCCGACCTTCAAGCTGTTCTTCATGGAGGACGCCAACAGCGGCATCTATTACGCATTCGACAACTTCTACAGCTACAGTGCGGTGATCGACATCGAAGTGCAGCGGCCAACCAACAAGCCGGCAACCCTCCGCATGAAGCTGATGAATCTCACACACCTGTTGAGCCACAAGCTCTATGATGCTTCGCTGGCCGGCAAGTGGGAGGCATCGCTCGACAGATTCGCCATCAACACAGGCGGCACGGCCGCGGCCACAGGCTCCGATGTTCCCACCAAAGGATTCGTCGACCGGAACGGCATTGGTGGCGCGCCCTATCAGATCATGGGCAAGGACAACACCGAAGGCTACGCCGGCGGCGACATGTCCAACCGCAGGATTCCGCTCCAATACTTTCCTCTTCAGACGGGCAGCAAGATCCAGCTTCGCGTGGGTTTCTCCAACAATCCGGACAAACTGACACCTGTCTTCTGTGGCGAGGTCACCGAGATCGAGGGCAACGAGATCCTGACCGTTACTGCCCAGAGCTACCTGCTTGAGCTTGCGTCCTTGAGCGGTGACAAGATGAACTCGAACTCCTGGTTCCAGCTCGGATCGCTGCTTCAGAACACAGTCAACATCCTGATTCCAGGATCGGGTGGTGGCATGTCCAAAGGGCCTGCCTACGGAGGCGTCACCATCTTCGGCGATGCCGGCGATGTGGGCACGGTGATCTGGATGATGCTCAAGAACTCCGGAGCCAAGCACTTCGGTCACTGGCAGGTAAACAGTCCTGCCAATTCCTTGCTCAAGGGCTTTTCTTGGAAGGAACTGGCCGCCGCGCCAGCCGCTGGAGCCGCCAGTGTTGCCGGTATGGACAACGTGGCCACCGCGCTTCAGAACGTCTACGACCGGTGCGACGAGAACATCATGGTCGATACGGCCGTTCAGTATGATGGGACGTCGGTCAGCACGGACCCCAAGACTCACTCCCAATCCCGGAGTTGGATGGATCAGCGGAAGTATCCCTGGGCGCCGGCATCCTACTATGTTGATTCCAAGACCACGTTGACGGTGTGGGAACTCATTCAGGACATCGCCAGGCGCTATCCGGAATATCTGTTGCTGGAGAAGTGGTACGGTTTCCCTTACAGCTGTGACGCGACCCTGGTCTTTGGCCATCCCTTCGACTGGTACACAGCACGGCCTCAGATGCTCGGCGACACGGAACGTGTGCGCGCGCTGAACCAGAACAACCAGGCATACACCCAGTGGTGGAGTGCCAGCGGGAAACAGATGTTCCTCGATGTCATGGGGGACGGCACCATGCCTGTCACCGTGGCTCTCTACAAGAACCAGCTGCTCCAACAAGCAGGCGCGAGTCCGTCTGGGCTTGCCGCGGCACTTCAGTCGCTGTTGACGATCGCGGTGGATGGTGTCGATACGGGTTCACAGACGGCCAACGATTGGCTGGCTCTTCCTGGCAAGCTCATCTACACCATCATTCCCGGAGAAAAAGAGGCTCTTCGGAATCTCCAGAAGAAGATCAACGCGGTGCAGAGCGCGTACTACGCTTCCATCCTGGCGGGGGATCAGAAGTCGACCGACTTCCTGAAGCCGGTGCGTCGCTACCACTTCATCGACCATCAGTCCATCGTGCATAACGGGATGAGGGTCAACGACAAGATCTACAACTGCATCCGCATCGGCGATCCGGAGAAGAACGGCAAGACCTACCCCATCCTGGCCAACGCCAGCATTCCTCCCAACCATGTGCGTGCTCTCGATGTCACAGACCAGATCAACGATCCCAAGCAGAATGTGATCGACCAATCCCTTTCCGGCAACACCGGGCTGATCATGGCCTACGGCCAGAGCTTCCTGAGGGAAGAGTTGGGCAAGATGTACAGGGGCGAGATTGTGTTGCGTTGCATCCCCGAGATCGAGCCGCAGGACGTTCTTCTAATCACTGATCCGTCCACGGGAATGGTTGGGCCCATCGAGGTCGAGACCGTCACCCATGTGATGAATCTGGAATCGGGGTTCATCACCATCATCAAGCCGCGCGCAGTCATCACGATCAACGAAGCTGCATCGGCCAACTTCTTCCGAATGCTGATGATGGCTATGGGAACCGTGATCCCTGAGATCCACCGTCTGAGCAATCTTTCCGTCTACTCATGGATGGAAGGAGCAGCCGTCGCCACAACCACGGCGGTTGGCGCCGGTGCGGTGGTGGCCGGATTGAGTTACGCAGGCGGCGCAGTGGCCACAGCAGCGGAAGGCACCGGCCTGGTGGCCCTCGCTGCAGGTGCAACGACCGAGTGGGCGGCTGCCGGCGCGGCCTTCCTTTGTGGCCCTCCGGGTTGGATCATCCTGGGCCTCTGCGCGATCGCGGCGGTCGGTGCCGCCGTCTGGTGGTTCACCGACAGCACAGCCAAGCTCAACCCCGTCGTGATCTGCCCTTGCACCAAGTTCGGGCGGCCGTGGGTCGGCGGCATCGAAGGCTGGTCCATCAACGATCTGGTGGGCGTGGTCAACAACAAGGCGATGCAGTTTGTGGCCGACGAGATCTTCCCGCTGATCGACGCCTGGAAGGCCTTCCACGGCTACCCGGCCCAGATTCCTCCCACTCCCCAGCCCTCCTGGGGCCTGTCGGCTCCATAAGCGCCCGTTTCTGAGGCTGCCTTGAGAATGAGTTTTGGGTCACCGGGTGGCCGGAAGTGCTGTTGGACGGATAATACTAAACGAAGGTACGGTTGCATTTAGTGACACGATGTGCAATCATGTCTTCTTATGGTAGAACGGCACTATTGGATAAACCGCATTGAGGAGGCTTGGGGAAAGCGGTCGGTCGTCTGGCTCGCTGGAGTCCGGCGCGTTGGCAAGACTTACCTTTGCCAAAGTCTTCCAGAAATTGAGTATTTCGATTGTGAGTTGCCGCGCGTTCGCCGGATGATGGAAGATCCGGAAGGATTCCTGGACACTTTACGTGGAAAGCGCATTGTCCTTGACGAAATACATCGTCTGGAGAATCCCTCCGAACTGCTGAAGATCGCTGCGGACCACTACCCTACCGTTCGAATCATCGCTACCGGTTCTTCTACGCTGAGTGCGTCGAGCAAATTCAAAGACACCCTTGCAGGACGCAAGCGCGATCTCTGGCTCACTCCGATGTGCCTGCGCGACCTCTCCGACGCAAAACAATTGAATCTGAAGCACAGGCTTTTGCGCGGCGGATTGCCTCCATTCTTTCTGGCGAAAGATATTGAGGAGAGGGATTTTCAGGAATGGATCGATGCCTATTGGGCCAAAGATATTCAGGAACTTTTCCGGCTGGAACGGCGCGATTCCTTTCAGAAGTTTACCGAACTCATCCTTGCACAGAGCGGCGGCATCTTCGAGGCGACGCGGTTCACCGGTCCGTGTGAAGTAAGCCGTCCGACCATTGCAAACTATTTGCGTGTCTTGGAAGCCACCTTCGTCGCCCATATCGTTCGCCCTTTCAGTTTGCGCAAGCCGACGGAAATCATTTCCGCGCCAAAGGTCTACGGCTTCGATACAGGTTTTATCTGCTACTACCGCGGCTGGCAGGATCTGCGACATGAAGACCTGGGGATATTGTGGGAACACTTTGTGCTCAATGAAATGATGGCGCATTTGCAGAGTCGCGATGTCGGTTACTGGAGAGATAAGCGCGGACATGAGATTGATTTTGTGTTGGCGGGACGCCGCAAACATCCGATCGCCATCGAATGCAAATGGTCAGCTGACAAGTTTGATCCGGTGAATCTTGGGGCGTTCCGCCGGCAACACCCGACGGGTGAGAATGTCGTTCTGGCCGAGGACGTGAAACGTACATTTACTCGGAGTTATGGCCCTCTCTCCGTACGCTTTGAGCCTCTGGAAGAGTTCATCAATGGCCTGTCTTTTTAACGCTCGAAATCCTGGTTCCGGGCGGATGTCGGGTCCTCCGACTGTCGAACCTTTGGTAGAAGGACGTGGGTTCCTATACTAGAGAGAAATGAAGCCCGATACCAGCACTCCCAATCCGGTTCATCTGGCGATCGTGAGTCCCTGCTCGTCCTGTCAGAACCAACTGACTGTTAGTCATGACGGGATGCCGGCCTGCCCACGGCGCGTCGCTCAACAGAACATTCAGTACATGCAGAGCGCCGGCATCGATACGACCGGCGTCCAGCATTTGGCGCTGTACGGCACGGAAGGCGCCGCGCAGGCGGGCAACGGTTCCTACCTTAACCCCGTCTATTCAGACAACTTGCACGCCATTCTCATCTGGATTGCCCTTCTTGAGGACAACGGCGGCGTGTTGGACAGCCAGGGGAATCAGCTCTGTCCGAACCTCCTCGACCCCAGCTTCAACACATCCTACATCCAGTGCCATTCGCTCCCTGTTACGACCCGTGACAACGAAGCGGTCTATTTCCAGAAGGGGGCGTTCGCTGCGAACGACCAACTGGAAGTGACCCTTTCGGCGCGGCAACAGATGACGACGGACGGTAGCGCGCTGCCGGTCTTGATTGATGGCTTTGCCCAGAAGGTCAACTTCATCTTCAACCACCCGAGGACGCCCCTGAATAAGGACCTCTGTCCCGCAGGAACGTAATGTCCAGCCAGCCTCTCGTCTACGATCGGGAAAACCAGGATGGCACCTATGAGCTCCAGCCGAAGTCGCTTTATGCCGGGGACTCGTATCAGGGCCAGCCGTCCGTCGCCGTTACCGAGGATGAGATCATCCTGGCCGGCGACTCGAACAACGTCATCCGGGTTGATCCAGACTTCGGTGTTCTGCTTTCCGGGAATCTGAGCCTGTCGGCAATGCCTCAACAGGTCTCCTTCGGGGGAGGCTACTACCGTCTCAACCCACTGCTTCTGACGTGCCTCCCCTCCACCACCCCCACTCCCATCCCCACGCTGGTCAAGGACACTCCCAATCTCCTGACCGGCAGTGACACGCTGACTTCCTGCATGTCCTTCCTGACCAGCAATTCGGATGCTGCCTAATGGCCGTTGATTTTCGATGGATGTCTCGGGGCGGCGTACTGCTCGACAGCACCGGCGATGTGTCGTTCACACAGTCGCCCTGGGAATGCCTGCGCAGCATGGCGAACTCACGCCTCAAGGCGGCCTTCGATGGCTGGAAAAGTTACCAGATCGGGGCGGACCTGGAGAACGTGATCGGATCGACAGTCGCGGCCGAGTTGGAAACCACGATTCAACGCCAAGTGGAGTCGTCCATGAGCCAGGATTTCCTGCCCATGGGTTCCTTTACGGTCAGCACATTGAAGGTGGGCGACCAAGCCTACCAGGTCTTCGTTTTCATCCAGAACCAGTTGGTGGCAAGCACCACGGTAAGCACTCCGGCGAGCACATAAACCGATGATCCAGACACCCAGTACCGCATCAACCTACCAGGCCAACATTCTGGCGTCTCTCCAGTTGACCGGCATCACCAACACGTCTCCGGGCGCCAAGGCGCGCGCCTTCACCGATGCCGTGGGCGACCAGATTGGCCAGTCGGAAGCCAACAGCTTCACATCGATCGCGCAGACGTTGCTGCCCTATGCCACCGGATCGAATCTGGATTTCATTGGCCAGATGTTCGGCATCCCCAGGTTGCAGGCATCCGATGTGAGCAGCTCGGCTCTGGACAACAACTTCGAGTTCTACGTTGCGCGCGGGACTTTCGGAACGATCAACAACGGCCAGGACATCACGATTCCTGCCGGCACTCAGATCTACACGGCACAGGGCCTCAGTGGGCAGGTAGTTTTGACCGCCAACCCGGTGACCTGCAAAGCTTCCCAGTCGAGTGCCCCGTTTGCAGTAACGAACCTCCAGGCGGCTTCCGCCGGCAACGCCGCGGCCGGCGTGTTCACGAACAGCAACTTCACCAACTATGCCGATTCCGCATACGGCTCACTCCTGGTGACCAACAACTATGGATTGATTGGGGGCCGCGATGCAGAATCCGACGACGACTATCGCTATCGCATCAACCTCTGGATCCAATCCAAAGGCGGCGCCGCCGAATCGGACCTTCGTCTCGCGGTTCTTGTACTCCCTGGAATCCAGGATCTTGATTTTGTACGACAGGCTGGCACCTTCCTCTGCTACGTCTACGGCATCTCGCCGGTAGTTCCGCCGTCGCTCATCAATCTGGTTCAGGGCACGCTCGACAACCTCACTTCTTATCCGCTCTCGGGTACTGCGACTTCGCCAGCTTTGGTAGGCATCTCCTTCTCGACGACACTTACATTTGTCAGCAGTGCGAACTCGTCCGATCAGCAGAATGCGATCGCCAACGCAATGTCCGCTGCGCAGAGCTACATCAACAACCTGGCCATGGGCCAGGAGTTTGTCATCAATCAGCTGGCGGATCAGATTCAGAACGCCGACCCGAACATCCTGGACATTGGGTCACCGGACCAGCCCATCAACGAGATCTTCATTTGGCGCAGCCGCGATGATGGCACGCGCTATTCACGCTACCTGGTGGCGGATTACACCCCGGCAACAGGCGAACGCATCGTGGTTGAAACTTCCATCTCGAATCCGATCGTTCTGACTTCCGCGTCGTAATCAGGAATTCTATGCCGGCCACACTTGTCTCGATCGCAGTCTCCGGTCCACGGACGGCCCTGTCGATTTCAAGTCAGGAGCAGTTGACGGCCACCGCTACTTATAGCGATGGGTCGACGCTCAATGTGACGGCGCTTTGCACCTGGTCAACGAACACTGCATGCCTGTCGGTCACCAGCGGCGGCACGGTCATCGCAGTCCGAGCGCCCAATCCTCAGACCAACGGCGCGCGGCCGCAGTTCACCACGACGGTATCTGCCACACTCAACGGGATCACAGGCACGATGGCGATCTCGATCGTGGTGGGTACAACTGCGGCGGCCACACCTGTGCTGCCTTCTTACCGATCCCATCGGACTCAGGTTCTGCTGAACTACTTCGACATCACTGACCAACGCGTCCGCGAAGAGCCCTACTCGATCGATGCGCAACTCTTGAATACGGCAGCCATCGCTCTTGACGACAGCCAGCAGCGCATTGCACGGGAGATCGCTTCGCGCACTCTGGCAACGTGTCCGACAGGAATCGACAACCGCGGTGTCTACTACATGGTGAAGCTGCCGAGTGACTTTCCCTTGGCGCCAGGGCAGACCCTCTTGAACCAGGTGATGGGAACCATCACCTCCGGTTCGACCTCGCAGAACATCGCCATTCAACCGTACGACGATAGGTTGCCAGTTCCCACCGGTTACATCGCAGATCCTTCGCAGGCGCAGGTTCCCATGACCTGTCCGGTCCTCTTCGACGTGACCGGCAGCGGAGACTCAACGGTGAGCATCTGGAATCCCCAGAGTCTGGGTCCGTTTTCCTTGCCCATTCCGAACATCCTGACCTTCTGGGTCGAAGGTGTCCAAGGCAGCCAAATGTCGCTCAGCATCTTTGTGCAGGGCGAGGAATATCCTTTGCCCGTCTGGGCCGACCAGCAGGAAGGCGCCAGCGAGACGATTACCGCGTCGAACGAGGGCGTCTTCACCGGTATCAAAACCTGGCAGAACATCTCCAGCATCATCGTCCGCGGGCTTCCCGCCGGCGTCAGACTGCGCTGCTGGCAGCTGCCGTTCAACCTTCCGGCAGTCCCAGACAGCACACGGCCGTACACCCATCCCATTTTCCGGGACACGTTGTTCGACAGGTACTGGCTCATCTCGACGAGCGAGAACCTGCTCAAAGAGCTGTACATGATGGACAACTTCAGCACCCTCGAATACATCCAGTCCTACGCCATGACCACGCCTCTGGGCGCGATCGCTGTGGAACCGAACACCTGGGGCATTCTGGGAGCGGCAGGAACGAGCCTCATTTACTGGGATAGGCGCGAGCCGCTTCCTGGCCAACTCTCCGCGCCGGCGATGACGACCGAACCTCTGTATGGACTCAACGTCAAGTACGACATAGCCAAGCCCGGAGCGATTCGGTACGCGATCCTGCTGCCAGTGCCTTACGGCTCGGCATCAACGGCTTCCAACTGGCGCTACCTCGTCATGACTCCTGACGGCAACTTTCAAGTCCTGCTTCCGGATGGAACGCTCGTTGCGTATTCGGGAAGCGCAGGATGGCAATCCAGGGCACTTTCCACCCCAGCACCAGTTTCTCTGGCTCTGACCATGATCGGGACTTATGTCCTGATGCTGGAGTGCATGGGAAACGGCCAGACAGCTACTGCCGATGAAGTTCCCTATCCAAACCTTGCAACTCCAGTCATCAACACCTACGACCTTTCCAGCATCGTGCCCGCGATTCAAGGCATTGCTTATGACGCGATGGGAAGGCTCTGGTTGTGGACGGGCAGCAATGCAGTCGCAGTCAAGCCGAGATACGACGGATACATTCTCGATCCGAACAGTCTGGCCATCTATCTGACCGACACCTACGACAGCGTTTCGTTTGAGTAACCAATGAACACTTCCACGCAGATTCAGCGCGTAAACAGCTTGACCTACGCAGATGTGGCGGGCCTGAATGTCGGCCTCACTCGTATGCAGGGCGAGGACTCCGTTGCTTTCCTCGAACGCTGCTATCTGGCCACGACGTGCCGCCAGGACAGCACCTATGAAGGCGAGCAGGACCAGGTTTGCTTGCAGCTCGGTTTGACGCAGTGGGCAGGGATCTCTGTCAGCTCCACGTCTCTCAGCATGACCATTACGGTGTGCATCGGGTTGGTCACGGTCGTTCTGAATGGTGTCACTTACACCATCCCTACGGTGACGATGGCTCCCGATGATTACTGGGTCTGGAGAAAGATCAGCGATGTCGTGAACGATCTGAATGCCATCACAGGCGTGACAGCAACCCTGCTCGGCCCGGATGGGCCGGCGCTTCAGATCGCCAAGCAGAGCAACCAGTTCACGGTGCCCAGTGAAGCCATCACCATGACTGACCAGATGCTGGCTCATGCAAATGTGATCGAGTCTTCGCTCACCTTCAGTGTGGCGCCAGGCAGTTACGTGTTCAATCCTCAAACCGGAGAACTGATCTTCTCAGGCACCTTGCCGTCCGGTTTGTCCGTGGCTTACCAGTACACCGCCATGCCCTACAACATCGTGTGCAGCGAGCTGGGCCTGTTTGGCCTGGTCGAACCTTCGCTGGCTACTGTGGGCGTTAGCTCTGACAACGTGCTTGCTTACCAACTCCGCGAAGTCGTGCAGGCCGTGATGAATGCGGATCCCTCCTACTGGGCACAATAATGATCGGTTTCTACCAAGACGCAGCACTTCAAGATCCGGCTGTGGCGGCCACGCCGAAGCGGTTCCTGTTGCCCCTCGCCGGCGGTGTCAAGCCAGGAACTCTTTATCTCGGCGACCCTTACACGGCGTCGGTCACTGCACCTGCTGCCATCGGCGCGGCCGTAGTCTCTTTGGATCAGACTTTCCAGTTTCCGGCATCAGGTTCTGCGGTTGTCTATGTCCCGGCAAACGGATCGACCGCTGCTTCCCAGATGGTCATCAGCTATACCGGAACAACCAACAACAGCCTCACTGGGGTTACCGGTATCACCCAAACCATTGGCGACGAGTATCTGATCCGCCCGAACATCGTGTGGCGCTCGCGCGGCAACGTGGTGTTCTTCGGTTCCGGTTCCGATGTTCCTAACAACCTGCTGGTGGCGTTTGGGGTTCCCACAAATCCCTCAGCTTCGTGCCGAACGACGGCATTCGGGGTTGCGGGTGGCGCGTACATCTCTGCGGCTCAATCGATCGCCGCCGGCGCCGAGAACATGATGCGCATCGACATCAGCGTGACAGTTCCGCCGGGTGTGCAGCAGGAGTTCACCAACTGGGGAGTGTCGACGAGTTCATTCTTCGCGTACCAGTCGGGGAACACCCCCGCCATTCCGACGACGGCTCTGGGTGTTGTTCCGATGGCTGCCGGCTATGTGATCCGCCGTGACCAGATGGTTCCTCTGGCAGCTCGTCTGTTGCCATCCAATCGTCAGGTGTCCGCCACGACTCCCGGCTTTGTGATTGGCCAGTACCGTTGGCGCGACGAAGACGAAATCAATGCCGCGGCGCTTGTGCCCATCGAATGGGATGCCGATGTGAACGCGATCGGGATCGACAAGTTCACCAGCGGAATTGGCGACAACAACGATCTCCAGCCGCTGGAGTTTGTGGAAGGCACAGGCAACGACGCCAACTCCGTCTTCCTGCAGATCCAGGACGGTTCGTACTTTGCCGGGCCCGTGCGTTACTTCCTGCCAGGCACACCGGGTTTGGAGTTTCATCCCGGTACGGTGCTCACACACGTTCTGGCAAACCAGCCTAATCCCAACAAGCCGATCTTCGTGGGAACTTGGCAGCAGGATTCCGACGGCTTCTATTCAGTTGCCACCAGCTATCGCTACCAGGCAGCTGCCTTTGTGAACGACGGCAGCCCGCAGTTTCAGTTGAGCCAGACGACAAAGACGATCACGATCAATCAGCCTCTGGCTCAGCAAACCCTGTTTCTCGGAGTTCTCGGCGGGACAGGAAACGACACGTTCAACCTGCCGGTGTACCCGATCTATTCCATTCAGAATATGTACATCGCGCTGGGCGGCGACCTGGGAACTGCGGCGCTCAACACCTTTGACTTCGATTCCGACGATGGCACGGTCTCCGTCACCTCGACACCGGGCGGCCTCTACACACAAGGGCAGCCCGTCTATGCGGTGTGCAATCCCGCGATTGCCCTCCAGTACGAGCTGGCGCCTCAGACCTATGCCACCTCGCACACCTACAGACTCTCGACAGCAGGACAGGGGAAGGTCCAGGCCCTGGCCAGCTTGAACCCGAGTCAGACCTATTCGTCCGGTATCTGGGTCGATGGTGCTCTCGCTTACAACCTGGGGGCTTCCTACAACGTCCTGGTCGTCGACCGAGCAACGATGGTGAACGAGTCCTTCACGACGTTCGAGATCATGGGAAGCCAGACCGCTGAAGCCGAAGTGATGGCCAGCTTCTTGAGCGGTCTGGACTCGAGCAAGATCGTCATCATCGTGTCTTATGGTGATCCTCAGTCCAATCGGCTGGTTCCTGATTTGCTTGCTGCCATTCGGAACTGCGGAGGAGGCCCGGTTTACGCATCCGCGGCATTCTGCGCGGAGTCTGCCTACATCCTCGTGGGCATTCCGGGGATTGGATATGGAAATGGCTTGGAGTATTACAAGGGTTCGGGTGACAACGATCCGACCGCTTCTTTGTGCATTCCGCTGACCATCACTGCCGGCAATGTTCCGGGCATCAACACCCCTGCGATTCCTTCGGCAGCCAACACGACCACGAACACGCGGCAGCTTCCGGTTGACTTGAATCCGGCTTTCTCCGGCATCACCAGCGGGTTCGTCTACCTCCAGCACAGACAGCTCGCCCCTGTCTCAATCTCTCTGGCCTGCGACAAGCCGCTGATTGCGATTCCTGCGACTCTTGAGTCGATCATCGATCTGGTTGCCTACGGTCCGGTCTACTTCAACGGAGACTATTCCCTCCTGAGTGCAACGGCTCATGGCCCTCTCAATGGAGAGGTCGTTCCCAACGTGACCATGAAGGTTGTGGTGGACACGGACACCTGGTCGGGTCTGATCAATTACCAAGATCCGACCGCGGAAGAAGTCACGGTCACCACCGGCGCGGACGGCGTTGTGAACATGATCTACACGCCCAAGGCCGATTGGGGTGTCTACGTTCTGACGACGGCCGCCGGCAGCGGCCTGGCGGGCATCAAAGAAACCTTCCAGGCCGGCGACACGGTTGTCCTTCCAGAAGCTCTGCCGATCTCACAGGTGTGGGATGGCGCCAACTGGCTCGTCACTCTCTACTCCGTGCTGGACAACAGCCCGATCTACGGGATGATCGGCGCCAACACCATTCAGGGCCAGGTTCCATGGACAACATCGGGAACACCCGGTGAAGCGAACTACAAAACCAATGGCCAGCTCGTGGCATGGATCGGTCCGAACACCGCACAAGTTACACTGGCTGCCGCCATCGGCGCATCGAGTATTTCTCTGAATCAGACAGGCAACTTTCCAGCATCCGGAACGGTCGTTGTCGACAACATGATCGTTGCCTACACCGGCAAGACCGCGACGGCCCTGACAGGTGTCACAGGCATCACGGCAGCCATTTCCGTCGGCGATCTGATCTATCCTCCCAGGACCGCACAAGGCCCGATCGTACCGATCGAGGCGTTGGATGTGAACGGGAACAACTACACCTCGTCTCTGTTCACCGGCGAGGTTGTGGCTCTGGTTTATGCCCAGCCGATCCCGTCTTCCACCACAACGGGCGCTTACTTCCTGACGTTCCTTCAGCGCGTCCAGATCAATCTTCAAGTCCTCGACTCGAATCTGTCTTCGAACACGGTCCTGCTGCAGATGGCCGATCCGCCTCTGATCATTGAGAATCCGTGGCTCGTCCTCAGCGACGCCATTCAGGGTTACCTGGCCCAGTACAGGCTCGGCCAGTCGAATGCAGGTTCGTCATCCGGCCCTACATCACTGCCTCCCGGCTAATCGCTGGTCCGCAATTTCCAATTTCCAAACGAGGTTTTTTCATGTCCACCTTCAATCAGGCACGCTATCGCTATATCGACTGGATTGCTGAGCGCATTCTCGAAGCCAGCGAACTGGACAGGCTTCAGCAGATCATGCAGGGTGTTGCTCCCGATGATGTCACGCGCTGGGCTTGGGATCTGGGTGCGATCTACAAGGAAGGCGCAACCTTCAATGTGACTCCCATGGTCGCAGGAACAACCGTGACCCTGACGGCGACCAATTCCTCGCAGCCGATGCTGGTGTTCGTTCGCGGACGTTGGGAGATCCTGCAGACCAGCGAAGCGACCCCGGTCACTCTGACGTCGGGACAGACGAACCTCTATCTGAACTGGCAGCTGGTCATCGTCAACAACACCGTTGATCCATCGCTGGTCGATTCCGCCACAGGCGAGCCCACGGCCGAAATGGGGCAGCTGGTGCTGCAGGTGGCAGCGGCGGACACGTCTACTACGACGTTGAACACCTCCCTTTACTTTCAGCAGAACTCGAACCCGATTGTGCTGTTCTCCTTTGCAGTGGCATCCGGGACAGGCATTCTCACGGTGGTGAGTTCTTCAGGCGTCAAGATTCAGGCATTGGCATCTGGTGCGAAGGCCGGCATGGTCTCTTTGACCACCACGACATCGAGCGGCCAAGCTCTGTCGTCCGATGATCCGAGTGTGACCAACTCCCGCAACCCGAATCCGCTGAGTGTGACGGACGCCGCGGTGCGTGTGCCGGTGCTTTCCGGAAGCAATACGCTGCCGATCGGCACAGGAGCGGGACAAGATCCTGGAGGCATCTCCACTGCCAAACTCGTTCACGTTCCAACCAGCCAGACCGGGTCTGCAGTCATCGAGGCCGTGCGCGCGCAGGCCAATGCCACTCAGGCGGCCTTTGCGGCCCACGCGCCGGCACCCCTCGGCAACGGCGTTCATCAGATGCCCACCGCATCCCAAGTTGGGGCAGCTCCCGCCAGCCACGTCGGCCAGGTGCTTGGACTCTCCACTTCCCATCCCCCGGAGGTCGACGCTGATTCAGGCGGTTTTGAGGTTCTCCGCGATCCGGGAGCGGCCGCGGCGGCCATGGATCCTGGTTTCGGGATTCTCATGGCCAACGTCCTTCAGTCAGGATTGCTGCACAACGGGGATGTCTATGGGCTTTTGAGCCAGGGCATTACCGCCTATCCCGGCGCGGTGGACGGCGACGGCGCCATGACTACAACTTCCCTGGGTCTTATGAGCGCAATCGCCAGCATTCTCGTGGGGCACGTCAACAAGGTCAGCCACAAGAACCCACACGGAATTACTCTGCCCGATCTCGGTCTCACCATCTCATACGACTTCGTGGCGAACAACGGCTACATCAAGTTTGCCATGGGAACCAACGTGTTCATGATTCAGTGGGGCACGATGGCATCGGTGGGTAACAGCGCACCAGGTTCGACCTTCTCATTCAGTCCGGCGTTTCCCAACAACTGTTTCGGGGCGTATGGAGTGGCAGTTTGCCCTCCAGGATTCGATTCTGGATTCTTTGTTCTCTCTGACACTCCCAGCACATACGGCTTTACTGCCTACGTCGGCGGACAGCCTGATTCCCGGACCGTCTACTGGATCGCAGTCGGTAACTAACTCGTTTGGAGAATGCAATGCCGCCAACTGGAATCCAGACTTTCTACTATGGCAAGAACCTGCCAGCCCGTGCCATCGCCATTGCGCAGGTGACGGCCGAGGACGTGAGTCCCGCCGACCTGATCGATATTGTAAACACAACGTACCTGCCCGGTTCGCTGGGCATCTGGAAGGCCTCGGAAGGTCTTGCCACTTCTCCGAACTTCACGGCTCCTGACTACAACCAATCGGTGACGATCACAGGCGATGTTCTGTACATGGTCCAGAACCAGTTCTTTCAGATCACCAATCAGTTCGCCGCCGATGGAGTGACGCCGCTTTACTTCTACCACAACTTCGGGCAGTCGGTGTCTGGCGCGACGATCCTCAATCTGGACGGATCAGTGGTCACACCGGCCCCAACTGTGTTGTTCAGCGGCAATTGGATGTACCACGATGTTCCTTCTACGCTCGCCTTTCAGGTGCGTTATGTGGACAGTGCCGGCCGGGTTAAGATCAGCCTGCTGCATTACAACCAGGTGATGCCTCTGAGCACCAATGGAGACACTTCCAAGGGCTACGCTTTCACGGGTGGAATGATCGAGCTTGCCAGCGCGGTCGTCTCATACTCCATCCGCTTTCTGGTGCAGAACGGCTACCAGGCGCTGCCTCCTTACGAAGCGCCCTCCTATCTGCCCTGGTTCCCGCGCGTGCGATTCTCGCTGCAGCCTCCAGCCTTGGAATATCCCATCCAGAGTTTCCTGCCCACCCGGCCGTATCTGCTGGGCTATTGGATTCCAGGCACGGTCCTCGCGCCCAACCTGATCCAGTTCGACAGGCAAGGGATCTACAACGACCCCAACCATCTGCCCGACATCGTTGTATTCGACAGCAACCAGAAGATCAAGTACGCGATGGATGGCTCTGCAAATGGAGAGCCTGAAACGCACGGCACGCTCTATCCCTGGAAGCGGAATCAGATCTCCGATGTTGATCCTTTCACGGGCAGAGTGGCTGTTGTGCCCACGGTGCTCACCACCGACACCGTCTATGGGTTCTACTCCTACTTTGAGCCGGACGTCGTTTACACGGCGCTGGATGTCAATCCCGTCACCAACCCCAGCATCAAGAACACCGTCATCTGTTTCTACTATCGCGCCAGCAGCAATCCGTTGCAGGAGATTTACCACCAGGTCTTCAACGATTCAGGCCCGATCGCTGGGATGACCAACGATCCCAACCCTCCGACCTGGAGCGGACAGACCCCGGCGAGCGGGACCGTCTTCGCCGAGATGGTGGTTGGTGTCTCCTTCGGCATTGCGACCTTTGAAATGGCCGACGTCCGCACTCGCGGCGGCGGGCTCGCCCCGGCCTATCAGACCATTCCCCAGGCGGACAACTTCTGGGATCTCGGCTACCTCGATGGGCGGCCTTACCCGGTCGGCGGAGCTTTGGTGGTCTACCTGCCAACGCGCATTCTGAACACAATGACCCGTGATGTGGTTGCCGGCATCGTCAATTCCGTTCTGCCTATGGGAACAATTGCTGCGATCCGCTACTACGATCCGGAAGGAAACGAGTCAGTCTAATGGCAAAACCCTTCTATCTCATCTGGCAGGAAGGAACAACCGTCATTGAAGGCTACGACGGCGCCAACTGGATCGACGGTCAGTTGACCTTTCCTATCGTGTTCCCCGGCATCACGACCACGCCGCTGGCGCTTTCGCTGAGTTCTTCTGCCAGCGTCAATCTGACGTTCGAGACACTGATCAACGTCGCCTTCTATCTGACAGGCAGCGATGCGCCCACGGTGCAAGGCGAGTGGCCTTACATCACCGATGCCTATGGCAACGCGACGGCATCGGTAACTGGCGGTGTTGAGATCAGCTTTGACAACGGCCTGACCTGGAACCGCTTCTCGAACACGGTCGGTCTGGAAAGCACTCCCTCCACATGGTTGCCGCTTCCTCAGGAAGCGGTTGGCTCTGTCGGCACGGCCGGCCAGATCGGGGCCTTCGACACAGCTCACATGCTGGTGCGGTATGTCATCCCTCCATCGGTCTCTCTGACCAAGGTTCTCGACGTTCAACTGCAAGTCGATTGCGACGTGGTGTAAAGAATGCAACTCCTCGGGAACTATCAATCCACACTCAGTTCGTCCTACTACCAGCAGCTCGTGACGCTGTTGCAGCAGGCGATCCAGGCCGGCGACTTCGGTGGCGGTCAGGTGTTCGACCAGGCCGCCCTGGTGGCCCTTCAGAAGCAGGCGCAGAACTTCTCCACACTGCCGCAGCCTTCTGCTGGCCAGGTCGTTACTGATGAGTCGTTCAACAACCCTCTCACCCTGCTGGCTGCCCAGTTTGCGGGGCTTTTGAACGAGTCGAATGCATTTGCTACTCAACTGACCGCTCTGCTTTCTGTCCTGAGCAAAGACACTGCTCTCATCGATCAGCTTCTGGCTGAAGCCGACCTTCAGACATGGGCCAGCACTATCCCTGCCGTGACCGGCGCCACTCAGATCATGTGGGATTTCGGAGTGGGTTACGGTCCGATCGCTCCGCTCATCCTGACAGGGATCTGGACCGATCCTGCTACGAGCGCAACCTACAGCAACAATCCGACGCTGGCTTCCAATCTGGCGACGGTGCTTCTTCCGGGCACGACTGCCCCGTCTTCCGGGTTGACGCCTCCTCAAAGCATCACCGGTGTGCCAGTCAACAACTTGACCTGGACGTACACCACAGGCGATGCGCAGGTCGAGGTTTTGAACCAGGACAACTGGACGAAGCTGACCCTGCTGGAACCCCAGCCTCTCATCAACTTCTCCTCGACGCCGAGCGTCACCCCCGCGGCGAGCCCGTTTGTTGTGACTGGAACTTCCAACCTCGGTTCTCTTCCGGTCTACATCCAGACGTCCTTTGTCGGGCGGCAAAGACACACCACCACCTCTGCCACCAACGGAACGACACTTTCTCTGTCTCCCTACACGGTGGACACCGACGAAGTCTTCGTCTTCGTCGGCTACGGCACTACCAATCAGCAGTTGCTTTCCTCGGTCACCGATTACACGGTGGATCAGTATGGCAACTTCACACCCATCACACTTGCCGCGGCCGCCACGACCGTCGACATCTTCTTTGAGGAAGAATTCCCGGCGTACCAGTGCTCCATCGACCAGGTCAACTGGTCGCCTTTGCTCATGCTGGACCCGGCTCGGCCGTATCCAGACGGAGCCACCTCGTTCCCGCCGATCGCCTGGAGTGTAGACAGCAAAGGAAACCGGGCCCTGCCCGTTACCGATGAGCGCGGGACACCGACAGGGATGTATATCGAGATCGGATCTGCGGCTCCCACACAGGCCTATCTTCTGCAGGCGGTGGGTCAGGCGTCTCCAAACACTGTGGGAGCCACGGCAGTTCTTGAAGTCGACTTCGCCCAGCTCAGCTATTTGACGGTCCTCCGGGTGACTCCATTCACAACTTTCCCCATGATTCTGACAAAAGTAGAGATTCAGGGGATAACAACCAATACTAGACAGACAGTGTGGAGTGGTTCGACGCCGATCGACCAGCCAACTGCTCTCCACCTCGACGAGACTTTGGGAACTAACCCGCTTGTTTCAAAGGCGTTCCTGACGTTTTACCAGCCGAACTACTCCCTGAAGCAGCAAACAGTCACCCCTCCGGATGCCCTGCGCCTGAACGTCATGAGCCAGCTGCAGGCAGTTCTTCCTTTCAACGCCCGCAATGTGGTTCCACCTCCGGCAGTTGTCTACACGGGCGCTCAGTATGAGTTTGGGGTGGCAGATGTTTCCGGAGAATCCTGGACGGCCCTTTCAGGTGTCTTTGTTTCGGGTCCAGTGCGATTCGTGGGGATTCCCGAACTGATCCGGTTCGATGCGGACTTCACGGCTGGTTCGTCTGGTACGGCCTACACGGCAAGTACCTCGAATACTGTCAACAAGATAGCTTCCGCTCTTAACTCAGAAGGTGTACTGGCGTCGCTGATGGGCTTTTCCTGGGCTATGTCAAATGACACCTCAGGACAAGCGGTAGATTTCTATCTCTGCTTTCAAGCCTTCGACAACACGGGCACGGTGATCAAACAGAATCTGACTGGTTATCTGCTGCCACAAGGCGGCAGCGGGCAGTGCTTCTCCTTCACCTACCCGTTTATCAACGGATGGACCATCGGTTCCGGTGCCCTTTCTTCAGTCGATCATGTCGACTTTTACCTCAAGATCGTCCACCGGCAGGCATCGGCCATAGTTCAACGCTACATGTTGCAGGTGACAGGCCAGTAAGCAAACCATGTTCAATTCGCTTCTTCTCGACAGCAACGACAGCGTCATCGCGGACCGGCTTTCCCGGCTGCAGGATTCCCTGCGAGGGCTCACCCTCTCAACGCGCGAGGAATACCAGGCCGCAGTGTATTCCATGGTCAACACGGTTCTGAATCTGGGTGACAACATGCAGACCTTGACGCAGATCCGGTCGAAGCCTGCCATTGTCGGTGACCTGTCTCAGAACCTGACCTTGCTCAATCAGGACTCCAACGACATCGCTGCCGAGATCCTGCGGATCGAGAACAGCGCCGGCGACCTTTACAACCTTGCGGCTGCCTCGCAGAACGCACTGCGCCAGCTGATCCGCCAGTCGATCTACATCTCGAACCAGCAGCAGTTCCTGGCGCCGTTCATTGACGATTCCGTTCTCCAGCCGAGCTACACGGCAACGCTTGATTACAACGCTGGTCTGGCAACACTTCCGCTGGGCACACAGACCCTGCTTTCGCCGACTTTCTCGATAGGGATAGGCAGTTCAGGGAGCGCCGTCAATGCCATCAGCAACCTGTCCTCCACGGCTGTGGGCACGTCCTTTCAGTGGTCCGGCTCTTCGTTGGAGCTGCTCCTGTCATTTCCCAGCCCTACGATCGTCAACAGGTTGCAGATCGCACTGGACACTTACGCCGGCCTCGAGATCACCAACTTGACCAGCTCTCCCGATGGTCTGGTATTCAACGACGTGCTGGCAGACCTCGATGTGCCCATGATCATTCTGGATGCCACATCGGGGAAATGCTCTGGCGATGTGATCATCGACTTTCCGCCCCGTCTGGTTCAACAGATGAGGGTGGTGATTGCCTGCCGCGCGGGCCAGACAAGCTTTGCTCTGCGCTCGTTCAATACCTACAAACGGTCCTACCAATCGTCGGGTATGGTGACGAGCCAGCCGATCTATCTCTCCAGCACCTCGGCCGAATTCGCCGCCGAGCAGGTCACCACCAGCCCATACACTTCCATCACCCACCAGATCTCCACGGATGGTGTGAACTTCGTAAGCATCACACCTGGGGTCGTGGCTGTGTCACAACCCTTCTGGTATCGGGCGATCCTGAATCGCAGCGATAGCGCCTTCAGCCAACAGAGTTCGCCGCTGTTGCCGCTGCCATCGAGTGCGGCTGCAAATACGCCGTACACGATCAACAGCCAGACCACCACGACTTTGAACAACGGGATGGTCGAGCAGACAATCGTCTTGAGCAATGTCACGGGCCCTGTGGTCTTTCAGGACGCACCGCTCACCGGCAGTCTGAGCGCGCAGGTGGGATCGCTCTTCTTGAAGAACACTTCCGACTTCACGCTGACAGGCAACACTCTGACCTTCACAGCGACACAGCCCTTGGTGACCATCTCCTATCAGACGTCCGCACTGGGCGCATCGGCTCTTGCTTCGTTGCAGGGCTACTACTCCCCACTTCTCTACGAAGCCAGTTTCCAGGCAGTCTAATCATGAGCACATCCCTTCCCACATTCCAATTCGGTGAAGTTGCTTCGGCATCGCAGCTGATGGCTGCGTTCAATGTTCTGTGGAATCAGGGAGAGAACATCCTGAATGCCCTGACCAACTATCGCAATCTTTCGTTGGTGGATTTCCAGCAGCAGGTCGAGGCCCTGAACAGCCGGTTGCAACGGGCCAATCGCATCAGTCCGCCCTACACGACCGTGAACTTTGTCACCACGGACTTTCTGGACATCGATCAGACTCAGACATCGGCCACGGTTCGTGCCGATGCGCAGGCCGTCACTCTCAAAGAGAGATCCACGACGACCAATGCCGTCATCCAGAACCAGACCTTTGCTACATCGGATGGAACGGCAGAAGCCATCTCGACTGACAATTCGCTCTATCGCGTCAACACGACGGACGGTTCAATTCCAACCGGCATATTCACAGTGCAGTTGGCTCAGTCCTTGAACATGACGGTGCTGACCTTTGATCTGGCTGCCATGCCGCCGACCCCGGTTTTCAAGGTCTCAGCATCACCTGACGGGACCACATTCACGCAAGCCGTACAGGTGAGCATGAATGGGTATCGTCTGACTGCTTGGTTCGCGCCGATGGAGATGCTCTACATCACCTTGGCGATCACGCCGGCGGCGCCTGACACATTGGGAGGTACCTCGTACACCTTCGGTCTTACGGACTTCGCCGGGACTGAGACAGAGTTCGAGATGGTGTCCGAGATGGTGACGAAGCCCATCTTCTTCACTCCCGCCAGCGCCCAGTTGAAACTGGTCGCTCCTGCGACTCCGGGCATTCTTTACTTCCTCAGTTTCAACGGGGGCCTCTGGCAGGAGTACGCGGCCGGCAGCGTGGTTCCTGTTCCCAACACAGGTACGGTTTCGGCTACAGGCGTCACTGTGTCGGCCATGTCGGGAGCGCCAGAGTATGGCGGTTACAGCCTCAACATGCCGAGCGGCACTCGTGAGTTTGAAACGATCTTCTTGAACTCGATCCAAGTCACTGACCTGACAACTGGGCTTCCTCTTAGAGTGGCACCGGGGCTGAACCCTGCATTTGCCAATCCCCTTGGGGTGAACGGTGGAAGGTATGGACCTATTCCTGGGATGACTCATGACTATGTGGCGCAGGGTGGGTATGGGGGCGGTCTGATGCTGATCCCCGGCAACCCAACCAACACCTTCTCAGGGAAGACCTACAGTGTCTCCTACTCAGGAGTCACTGCGAACTGGATTCCCATCACTTGGTCCGTGCAACTCAAAGTTCAATTGTCCACTTCAGATCGAACCGTGACGCCCACTTTCACCGGCGCGTCGCTGCAGGAGATGTAATGGCCACTCTTCCGCTGACCTCCCTGGCGCTGGTCTCCACGCAGAGAACCGTTCCACTGAACGGTTCCCCAACGTCGCAGGACTACAACGACGACCAGAACGATGGGCTGATCGATCTCACATCGATCGTCTCGTTCATCAATGGAACACTCATTCCACTGCTGCAGGTGCTGCCTGGTCTGGCCGCGACTGCGGGCCTTGAAGGCCGCGCAATCAACACGGACTCAACCAACCTGACGGCGCTGTGCTTCAACGCTCTGACTTCGACACCTCTGACGGTCGCCCAGTCTCTCAACTATTTGCAGAACCTGCAGACGAACTTGCAGGGCCAGATGACCAGCCTGAGCACACAGGTGGCGGTCCTCTCGTCGCAGTTGTCAGCCACCAACCAGAACGACATTTCGCTGGCGTTGCAGAACTTCCAATCGGTGCTGAACACGACGACCGCGACTCTCAATGCTCTTCAGACTGCTGTCAACAACAACGCGGCCACAACGGCGCAGGTGGTGACGCCCTCGATCACGGCATCGAGCCATACGAATGTCGTTGTGGGCTGGGCCAGTTCTTTCACCGGCAACAACTACACCGTCACCCTTTCGGTGGAAGATTCGACCGGCTTCCTGCAGATCGACTCCTGGTTCTATAACGCTGGAGGGGCAGGTGTGACCGTCAAGGTAAGCAACACCGACTCCGCCGCGGCCCACACCGGCATTATTCATGCTATCGCCATTCCTGCCTAACTGTTAGTAGGTCCGTACAACTGCTGACTTCCGAGGGACTCCGTGCGCCAGCTTAAATCCATCCTTGCATTCCTGTTCGTTCTCCTGCCTGTTCTGGCTTACGGCCAGGTCACGCAGCTTTCCGGGCCTGTAAAGAACAATGCCAATGCGGCCGTGCCGAATGCCACGGTGACGTTCGTCCTGACGAACTGCGGGTCATCTGCACCGACGAATCCAGTTGATGTGGCGATCACCACCTCCGGGGGTTCTATCAATGCGGAGATCCCCAGGAACCACAGCTTCAAGTGCATCGGAACAGACTACTACCAGGTCACTCTGACGGATGCCTCCGGCAATCTGATCTGGACGCGGCCGTACATGTTCACGACTCCGGCCGCGAACCTGAACACACCTCTGACAACGCTTCCTCCTACTGTCCCTGGTTTGAGTTCGGGGAACAACTCGATTCTGGATGCAAAGCAGATCGGCGGTGTCTACCAGGTCGATCAGTTCTCTGGCTCGGACATCGGAGTCAAGATTGCCAATTGCCTGAGTGGGTTGAATCAGACCTACGGCGGCACTTGCGATGCACGGAACTTCGTGGGAACGCTGTCGATGGCGTCGAACCTGACGATCTCGACGCCCAATGCTGTGATCTATCTGCCTTGCGCCACGATCTCGACGGCCAGTCAGATCATTGTGCCGGCGGCCGTGCGCAATGTGGTTTTGCATGGCTGTTCTCTGCGAGGTATTAGCACCGCGAGTGGAAGCCAGGGAGGCACCGTTCTTCTGTACTCAGGTCCGAGCAATGCTGTTCAGGTCGGGGATACCACGTATGCCCAGAACACAATGGGCTTCAAGATGGACAACGTGGCCATCAACACCACAGGATCGACCAGTGCAGCGACCGGCTTCTATGCCTATCGCGCGCAGGAAATCCGTCTTGAGAGCAGCTACTTCCTTGGCAATCAGAACCAGACCGGCATGACCATTGACGGCACCGGCAATTATGCCGGTGGCACCTTCGAGGACATGGAGTTCACTGGCTTCGGACAGGCGATCAATGGCACGGGCCATCTGATCTCGAATGCCGCCACGACGGACTGGATGAATGCCAGCACCTTCATCAGAGTTCACATCGATTGTCCGGAGAGTAACGGCAATCCGATCACAGGAATCTACGGGATCAATTTGCAGTCGGGTGACGGGAACACGTTTGTTGGTGGCGATGTTGAAGGCTGCGGAACGATGTTCCATCTCGGCTCGCACGCACAGAACAATACGATCCTGGGCCTGCGCAACGAGGTCTCCGCCATTCAATATCAGGCGGACTCGGGTTCGCAGTTCAATTCCGTGCTCACAGGCGGCACCTTCTTTACCGGCGATCTGATCGACAACGGCAGCCGCAACAACTTCGAGGATGCATTCCACCGCGACTCGAATGGCATGAAGGGCGATTGGTACGCCAGCCAGCAGGACACGACCATCGTCGATCACCAGCGACTGGGGATTGGTCTGGGCAATGAGAGGGGCCGGCTGACCGAGATCCAAACCGACTACGGTTACCGCTGGACCTACGGCCTCGGCGATGGCACTGGTGGCATGCAGACCTATTACGTCCAGGACATGCTCAACAGAGTCTACCGGCTTTCGATTGGGCAATACCTTAGCGCGAACTCGAATAGTGTTGTGGCCGTGTCGTTGAATAACGGCGGGACCTACACGTCTTCGACACCTCCGACGATCACATTCACAGGCGGAGGCGGGACAGGCGCCGCCGGCACCGCTGTCATGTATGGAAGTGGCGCCAACTGGTACGTGCTTTCAGTTACCATGACCAACAACGGGGCCGGGTACACCAGCGCGCCTACAGTCACATTTACTGGACCCAACCAGACCAAGGCGCCGAATGCCGTGGCCGAGATCACCCTGTCTGGAAGTACCAACAACCAGACCGTGCTCAATGCTGCTGGGACCGGCGCGATTGTGCTCAATGGTTCCAACAACTCCGGTACTGGCGGCGTCATCTTTGGCTCTGGCGGCCCAAGCGAAACCACTGTTGGCTTGATCGATGGCCATGGCAACGCCACCTTTCAAGGCACTCTGACGGTGGCAGGCGAGACTGTCTTTCAGTCCTCTGCTGAGGTGCGAAACAGTGTTGATGCTGAGTCGGACTTCTCGTTGTGGTCTGGCCTGACGACTGCCCAGAAGGAATCTCTCACCTACAAGGACTGGAATGGCAGCAGCCAGTGGTACATGGAGAAGGACCAGTACAACAACTGGGTGTTGAACTCCGCCGTTGACAACCTTGATCACTTCAAGGCCTACCAGAATGGAGATGATTACATCGATGCGGGTAGCGGTGCAAATGTTCGCATCAACTACGAGAGCGGTTCTGGCTCCGGCTTTGCCGTCTACGGCGGCAACAGTTCAACTTTGTATTTCAGTCTCACGGCATCGAATGCTGTCAAGATCCCTGGGCTTGCCGCGAGCAGCGGGCACAACTGTTTGCAGATCGACAACTCGGGCTGGGTAACCAACACCGGCTCAGCTTGCGGATCTGGATCGACGGGCGGAACAGTCACCAGCGTCGGGCTGACAGAGACGGACAGTTCGAGCTATTTCACAATCACGAGCAGCCCTGTCACTTCCTCCGGGAACCTCGGCATCAAGCTGACAAGCGTGACCGGCACTGGCAACCAACTGGTGACTTCGGCCAGTCCGGTCATCAATGATCTGGCCATGACAGGCTACGCCGAGATCGGCGGCGCGCCGTATGCATCGTCTCCGGAGTTTCTCATCGCGGATACGAGTGCTGTTGTGCCGATGTTCATCATGCCGACTTACTTTGGCATCGTGGCTCCGAACTCTGGAGCTTACGATCTCATGGAGTTCTGGCAGAACGGCACGATTGTCTTTGAGATGGGGATGGCCGGTGACATCACGAGAGGCAGCTGGTCGGGATCGCCGATCCAGAACGTGTACCTGGCCAATTCCACGATCACCATCAACGGAACGACCTGCACGCTGGGATCGCCCTGCACGGTGAGCACCAGCACCTTCTCTGGCACTTCTCTGCCCAGCACGGTGACCGGGTCCTACCTCACCAGTGTCGGAACGATCACTACAGGCGTGTGGCAAGGAACTCCGATTGCGAACGCGTATTTGGCCAATTCCTCGACCACGGTCAACGGCCAGCCATGTGCTCTCGGCGGCGCCTGCACGATCACAGCTTCTCTTTCTGGCACAAGCCTTCCCAGTTCGGTCGTGACCTCTTATCTGACGGCAGTGGGGACGATCACCACCGGCATCTGGCAGGGCACGCCTGTTGCGAATGCCTATCTGGCCAACTCATCGGTGACTGTGGCCAGCCAGAACTGCGTGCTTGGATCATCCTGCGCAGTCGCCGCAGCGAACCTGAGCAACGGCACGAGCGGCACCGGAGCAGTCGCGCTGGTGAATGCACCGACCTTCACGGGCAACGTCACGACACACGCGAACAATGCCGCCAGCCAGGACTACGTGATCATCCAGCCAGGCACAAGCGGCACCGACTACATCGGTGCTCTGGAATTCGCCAACTACGCGGGTACCAGCCAATGGGAGATCCGCAAGGACGCAAGCAACACGTTCAGAATTCGTGACACGGTCAACTCGGTGGATCGTTTCATTCAGTACGCAGGCACCCAGACGGAGATCAGCTCAGGCGGAACTTCTTCTGTGGCTATCAACAACACAAGCTCATCGGGCACGGGCGGCTTCATCGTCTACGAAGGAGGCACGAACTACAACACCATCGCCTTCAGTGTGGCGAGTAACGGGAACGCCGCGGTCACAGGAACTCTTACAGCAAACGCCACGACGATCACCACCACCCTGACTGCCGCTACGGTCAAGGACACGGGTGTCCTTTCTGCATATCTGATCGGGACCGACAGCAGCGGAGATCTGCTTGCCGAAACCATGTCGGGGGATGCAACTCTGGGTTCCGGCGGCGCCCTGACGCTGGCATCAGTGAACAGCAATACAGGAAGCTTCGGTTCCTCGACGGCGATCCCGACCTTCACCGTCAATGCCAAAGGGCTTATCACAGCAGCAGGCTCGACGGCAGTCATTGCGCCGGCCGGCACTCTGACAGGAACGACTCTGGCCTCGACTGTGGTGACATCTTCGCTGACTGCGGTTGGCACGATCGGGACGGGTATCTGGCAGGGCACCGCGATCGGAGTGGGATACGGCGGCCTGAATACAGCCACGGCTCCTTCCACCGGTCAGATACTCATCGCACAGTCGGCGACGGCCTACGCCCCAGAGACACCATCTGGGGACTGTACCCTGGCGATTACCGGCGCGTTTGCTTGCACCAAGAGCAACGGTACGGCATTTGGCACGGGCGCCTTTGCAATCATCGCCAACTACGCTACGTTGGCTTCGCCGACATTCACCGGAACACCCTCCGCACCAACGCAGACTACCGGCGACAATACAACAGCTCTGGCAACGGATGTCTTTGTGAATGCGTCAATCACAGCCGGCGGCTTCCTGACCACTTCTTCGGCTTCCAGCACGTACGCGCCGAAGGCCTCGCCTACCTTTACTGGTACGGTTACAGTGCCAACAGAGACCACTGTCTCCAGCGGCAATATGCATTTGGACGCGGCAACCGGGGCTTACTACGTTTGCATCAACTGCGACAACAATACCGGCACCAGCGGTTTCGTTGTCCAGAACGGAACAGGCAGCAGTCCCACAACTGAGTTCCAAGTCACCGGATCTGGCAACACGACGGCCACAGGCTACCTCTCTTCGAAGGGATGGTTCGGCAACTACACGGCCAGTTATTCCGCCGGAGCGGCGGCAGGCACAAGCCCTACCATTGCCTGCGCCACTACACATACCTGCACCAACATCCAGGGCACCTACAGCATCAAGACGGGTACCAGTCCCACGACCGGTACTCTCGTGACGATCAACCTCAATCACACGCAGAACAATATCCTCGACTGCTCGAGCGATCTCTGGCTCCCTGGCACTGGCCACATTCTTACCTACGAGCTCACCAACTCCACCACCAGCACCATTGTGGTGACCTTGGATACGGCCCTGACCGCGTCGACCACCTATTACTTCACCTACGTCTGCGGCAGCTACTAAACGGCTGGCTATACTAGACAGCTTTTGGAGGCAGCGTGCCTGTGGCAACGAAGACGCGGAAACTGGTTCCTTACTCTGTCCGGCGGAAGCACAACCGGAAGCGGTCGGCCTCGAAGCTTGAGAAGGCAGTGTATGCCATGCTCAAGGCGGAGAAGATTCCCTTCACTAAAGAGAAGCAGATTGGCCGCTGCCATGTGGATGTCTTCATTGAGCCGTGGGCAGTCGTGGAGATCCAAGGCTGCTACTGGCACAAGCACTCCTGCCACCGGCCTAAGGCCGGCTGGACAGTTGAGGATCTGGCAGTTCAATCCAGGGACAGTGACCGCTTCGCCTACCTCAAGGCCCAAGGCTACAAGGTCGTTGTGATCTGGGAGTGCGAGATCGAGAGAGACCCCGAATGGGTTCGGTCTCTGCTGCGCAGTCTCAAACCCTAAGACATCACTGGAGACACCATGATTGGCCCGCTCGCAGGACTTGCTGATGACGTGTTCGGGCTGTTCGCCCGGTACAGCGGCGGCTTGTTCGGGAAGAATGCTCCTGATTACGAGGGCCGGAACGGCGGAACGTTCGGGAGTCCCGAGTTCTTCCAAGACGCACGGGCCGGGGATTACCGGGCGCTGGCGCGCCTCGAGAAGGAAGGCTACGGCTCTGCATGGAACCAACCCTTCTTCCGGGGTTCAGTTGAAAGCGAGATCACTCGGAACCTGAAGTACAAACGAGCCGTTCGGATGGGTGTGGCCAGCGACGGTCTCAAGCGGTTCACCAAGCTCCCCCGCGGGCTCCTGACTGGCAGCCCCATATACGGCTACAACAAGTTTGCCGACAACCTTTGGGGCAAACAGGCCAGGATGAGTCTGAAGTTCGGCACTCCCCTTGCCATTCTCGGCATTGCCACTGCTCCAAAGGGAGAGATGATCAAGCGCGGAGCTGAAGGCATTGGCATGCTTACAGGACAGGCCATGGGTGGCGCCGTGGGTGGTCTTCTCTTGGGTATGCCGGGTGAGATCGCAGGACAGATCATCGGTGGAACCATCGGGGAGAAGATCGGTTCGACCGTCGCTCCGCTGGAGGAACTCGGCCACCAAGCATACCACTTGAACTTCGGCGGCGAATACCATGACACCGAAGTTGCTTGGACGATGAGGCAGCGTGCCGTTCAAGAGATGGGATCGAGCGCCCTCAACGCACGGCAATATCTCGGGAAGGAAGCGGCGCTTTTCCACCAGTAGAACAGGAGAAAGACATGTCAACGACACCGTACTCCACAGCTCAACTGAGTTCCATGATGGATGCATTGACGTCGAGGGTGACCACTCTCGATGGGATTGGACTGCCCGCAGGTACACAGGGACAGGTGCCGGTCCTGACAGCTCGGGCCAATGGCGTCGACACCAAGATCCGTCAGGTCGTGACCAACCTGGAGAGCCAGCTCGCTTCGCTCAAGAGCGGCATTGCGACATTCACGACATCCGTCCGGCAGCTTCTCGGCCTGTCAGTGACCTCCTAGTTGTACGGCTGAAAACCGTGTCCTTTCCAACCGGGTTATGAAACAGCTTCTAGGGTGTTTCCCTTATGGTTTGACCTGATTTCCACATGCTAGAGTAGTTTGGATTAAAATCCGTAACACTCTGAGGTTACTTTGGTTCGTATCGTGGCTCACCTGAAGACTGAACTTCAGGAAGTTGAAGCGCAGCTACAGGCGCTTTATGAGAAGCGCGATGGCCTGCGGCAAGTTCTTGGCGCGACAATTGAGAACACGTCGAACAATTCCCATGCAGGACCTCGGCTTTGTTTCACCAACCCTTTATCGGTGGCGCGCTGCCCGCGAGGGCATGCCAGCTGCGGGATATGTGAAAGGTCCGTGACCTGCGAACACAGACTGCGTGCATAACAAAGATGCCTGGGCCAACGCCCAGGCATCTTTGTCTGTATTGACTCATCATAGATGTCAATTACTTTCCTCTATTGGCCAAGATGCTAGCCGCCGTTGCAGTGCCAGCGAGAACGGCTACATCGGCACCGCCACGTTGGGTAGGAAGGGAACCGACCTCGTGGAACCAGGACGAGTCCTGAAGAGCGGCCGCGGCGACGGTCCAATGCTGGGTCTTCACAGCCTCCAGGGTGTTCACGAACTTGGACAAGCCATGCTCGCCCATGTTGAAGACTAGATCGACAAGCACGAGTTGCTTGTCGGCAGGCAGGTCATCGAAATTGGGAACAAGGTTCTTGGCTCCCGTGACGGCCATGGCGGCCGTGGTGTCGAGCAGCTCGTCCACTTGGTTGGCGGTGATGATGACTCTGCCGGCCTTGATCCCCGCGTAGTCAAGATGGAGGCCGGTCACAATGGCCTGAGCGCCAGGCGCTTCCAGATCGAAGCCAACTCCGATGTGAGCTTTGCCCACCAGGACTGTTGTTGGAGTGATGGGCTTGCCGGTCTTGTCGTCGTAGGCGGCGAAGCGGGTTGATTCCCAGCGCGTGATCCACTTTTTGATGAGAGCAAGGTTCATTGTTCTCCAGTCCGGTTAGGCAGCGAGTGGAAGGTCGATCAGCGCAGGCATGGTGAGAACCTTGGCCGGTGTTCTGGCGAAGTCCTTCGTCTTGAGCTTGACGATGAGCCGGTGGCCCTTCTTGTCGAAGAGGGTCTCGATCGGACGGCCGACCATTCCCTCGGCCTGAGCCAGACCGCCGTTGAGAGATGAGCGGAAGCCGGCGCGGACTTTGTCCGTGGCGTCTTCGAGGGTCATCTCACCCAGATGGGGAACTGCATCCAGACCGAGCTTGCCGGCCACGTCGCGCATATTCTCGTCGCTAAGCCACCAGCCACCCATGCGCGTGTGTTCGATGTCGGTGTCGATCACGAACACGTCGAAGACGATGAGCTTCTTGGTCGGCCCGTAGATGCCGCCACGCTGGATGCCGGCGCCGTACCCTTCGCCGTAAATGACGACGTCGCCGCCGTCGGGGAAACAGGCTGCCAGCTTCTCAGGGGTGACGTTCTCGTAGAGCCACTTCACCAGGTCGGCCGGGATCGAGGCATTGTCGGTCTTGCCGCCAAAGCTCAGCTTGCCGCCCTGCCAGATCACGCGGATGTTGGTGCCGTCAACCTTCTCGGTCCAGCGCCAGGTCTTGAGGGTGTCGTAGACGCGATTTCTCAGGACCAGATCCGGTCCGATTTTGAAGTGCTCGTCACGTTCGTAGAGGGTTTCAATCTTGTGGTATTCGCTCATGCAACAAGCTTGCGAGAGCAGAAATATGTACCAAAGGCTCAGGAGTCTTAGTAAAGCTTTCGGTCGATTTCTTGAACAACGGAAGCTCATTGAAGAGATCCTTCATGCTAGGAGCTTTCCTGTATTCAGTGAAGGCACTCCAGCGCACAGACTGAACACATCACAGAGGCTGCAATTGGAGACAAACAACACAACTCGTCGTCGTTGCGGAGCTGGCGGTACAACCACATCCGAGTTTTCGGGAGCCTGAAGGGAGACGAGAGTATGGCGCAAGTCAACATGATCGGTCGGCCACAGCCCACCGATCCTCTGCTTACAGCCGAGGATGTTGCAGGACGACTGAATGTCACCAAGGACTGGGTTTGGGATCACTCGTCCAGAAAATTGCCCTATTTGCCGGTGATCCGCATGAGCGATGGAATACTTCGCTACCGGGCAAGCCAAATCGAAGAGTTTGTAAGCGAACGGGAGCGCCTCTCCGCATTGCGCCGGAAACGCCGGTAGAATGGAGGCAGCCTGCTCGTTCCCCCACAGAAATTGAGGAATCGATGGGCAAGTCGCACCAGAAGGGATGGGTAGTGGCTCGCGGGAAGAAGTGGTACGGGTACTTTCGCCGGACTGTGCTTGATCCCACGAGCAGCCAACCCAAGAGCAGCATTGTTCCAGTCGTTCTCGGCACCAAAGCGCAACTCACGAAGTTTGAGGCGCGGGAAGCACTGGAGCGGGAAATTACCAAACTGACCGGACAATCCTCCGGGAACAGAACCATGAGTGACGGTTCCGTTACCTTCGGGTGGTTCGTTCGCAACCGCTTCTTTCCGCTGAAGGAAGCGCAGTGGAAAGAAGAAACTGCGAAGGTGAAGAAGTTGCTGATCCAGCAGGATCTCATCGAAGAATTTGAGGATGTCCCGCTGGAGAACTTCGACAAATTCACATTGCAGATACACCTCAACAAGCTGGCGAAAACCCGATCCAAGGACAGAGTGCTTCAGATGCGGGCCTATATGCGGGACATCTTTGCCGAGGCAGCAGATCAGGACTTTCTTGCGAAAGACCCTGGGCGTAAGGTGAGGGTTCCCACTCAACTGCGAGAAACCGATAAGACGACCTTGACATGGAATCAGTTGAGGAAGGCACTGTCGGAGTTGAATATGCGGGACCGTCTTCTACTCGAACTTGACATGACAAACGCACTCCGTCCCAGCGAACTGTTCGGACTCAAGTGGAAATGCTTCAACCAGGAGGCTTCTTCCATGAAGGTCACGGAAACTGTCTATAAGGGGAAAATCCGTCCCTGGGGCAAAACCAAGCGAAGCCTCGCTACGGTCCATCTGCCAAAGGATCTGGCTGCTGGACTCGCCGCGTGGAGACAGCAGTCGCCGGATTCGTCACCGGAAGCTTTCATCTTCCCGAACCAAGACGGAGGCTTTCTTGACACGGACAACTATCGCAAGCGGGTTCTGCACAAGTTGGCCAAGGACCTGGGGCTGCCGAAACTGACTTTCCAGGTGATACGGAGAACGATTGCGACTCTGGCCCAGAAGAAGGGCACAGTAAAGGATGTGCAAGGCGTGCTTCGGCATTCCCGCACAGCGACCACGGCCGATGTCTACATGCAGGAAATTCCCGCGAGCGTGCAGGCGACGGTCAATTCGATCCATCGCGAGTTGAAGACGAAGGTCAAGTCTTTGGCCGGTGACGGAGCAGAATCCTCGGTGGCGAAGCGCAAAACTCGTGCGCCGATCACCGCGAGAGGCGGATTATCGGTTCCTGCCGAAGTCGTAGTCGTAGTCGTAGAAGTCCCTGTTGCAAGCCGGGAGAGAGAAGGAAAACGAACGGTGTTTGCACCGGTCTTGGAAATAGGTTTTGGTAATTTGCTACCAAATGCTACCAAACCGGAGGAAGGAGTTGCTGTAAGTTGTTGA